AACCGGTACAGCAGAATTTAATATTACAGGTAAATCTGTTGCAGAAGCTTTTACAGAGATATTTAGTAAAAAACTGCAACCAGGCACTCCACAACAACCAGCTGTTACTTTAACATTTAATCAAAAAGGCCCATATGAGGTTGGTACTACTGTTAAACCCGCTTATTCTGCAACTTTATCGGCAGGTTCTTATACTTATGGCCCTGCTACCGGTATTACTGCTTCAAGCTGGGAAGTAACAGATACTGCGGGGCATACGGCTACTACTGCATCTGGTTCTTTTGCCGATGTAGTTGTTGCAGATAATACAAGATATACTATTACAGCAACTGCTACTCATGGACAAGGAGCTATAGCTTATGATAACTTAAAGAATAACTCTAATCCTATTGTACGTATTGCAGCTGGCACTAAATCTGCCACCTCTGCAGCAATTACTGGTTATCGTAATAGCTTCTATGGGGCGCGTCCCAATAAAGATGAATTAACAAATGCAATTATTCGTAGTTTGACTAAATCAAATAAAGCTCTTGTAAATGGCAATACATTTACAATTTCTATTCCTGCAGGTTCACAGAGAGTTGTATTTGCTTATCCTGCAACTTTACACGATGTTACTTCTGTTAAAGATGTAAATGGTCTTAATGCGGAAATTAAATCTGCTTTTACACAAAGCACAATGACAGTTACTGGCGCTGGTTCAGATGCTGGCATTAGCTATAAGGTTTATGTAACCGATTATGCTGGTCCAACTGAAAAAGCTAATAAATATACTGTAACAATATAATTAAGGGGGAAATGAATTATGGCTTTAAATTTTGGTAAACTTGATTTTGCAGTTGCTTTTGACCGACTGACTGCGTTCCCTCTTGATGCAAAAAGCTATTTTGAGAGTTATGAATCGGCCACCGCCGCTGCTGCTCAAGCAGAGGCCGCCGGCAGTTCAAAAACAACTTATTACTTTGGTCAAACAATTGCAGTTGTTGAAAGCGGAGTTGCTACTCTTTATATTATACAACCTAATAAAACTTTAAAACAAGTTGGTGCTGAAGTAATTCTTGATGAAAAAATTTTCATCAAAAAAGAAGATGGCACTATTTCTTTAAAAGCTTTTGCTGATGCTGTTGCAGGAGCGCAGCTTACTAAAGGCGAAGACGGCTCTATTAAATGGGTTAAACCTGATACTACTACAGTTGAAGGTCTGTCTACCGCAGTAAAGAGCTTACAAGATACAGTTGGCGATAGCACTAAAGGACTTGTAAAAGATGTCACTGATTTAAAGACTTCTGTAGGTGCAGCTACTGATGCGGCAAAAGCCGATGGTAGTGTTTACGCACGGATTAAACAAAATGCTGCTGATATCTCTACCTTAGAAAGCAAAATGACAGCAGTATTCCACTTCAAGGGCGCGGCTCCAGGTGGACAATTAAGTAATGTCACTGAAAAAGAAGTTGGTGATGTTTATACTGTTGGTAGTAAAGAATATGTTTGGGATGGGACAAACTGGGCTGAACTTGGTGATACCGTTAGCCTTGATGGATATGCAACGGAAGAGTTTGTCAATAATAGTATTGAAACAGCAACAACTGAAATAAAAAGTTATGCCGATGGTCTTGTAGATGACAAATCTGCAATTGGTAAAAGGGTTACTGCGGCCGAGGGTAAAATAACCACTGCCGAAGGTGACATAGATGCGCTTGAAGCTAAACTTGCTGGTATTGATAGCACTGTTACTGCTTATGTAGAAGACAAAGAAGCTACTATAAATGCAGCAATTAAGAAAAATACAGAAGCTATTGCTACGCTGAATGGTGATGTTAATACTGCTGGTTCTGTAGACTCTAAAATTAAAGCTGCTAAGACTGATATTAATACAGCTTTAGAAGGAAAAGCTGATAAAGCTACGACTCTTGCGGGTTATAACATTAGCGATGCTTATACTCAAACACAAATAGATAATAAACTTAAAGCTAAACAGGATACTATTACTTTCGATGGTACTTATGGTGCTGCTAACCCAGCTGCTACTGTAAGCACTGTAACTTCTGCAATAAGTGGGATAAAAGGCACAGCTGAAGATGGCAAAGATGCTGAAACGATTGCTGGCGCTAAGGCTTATGGTAAAGACGCTGCCGCTACTGCAGAAAAGAATGCTAAAGCCTATGCTGATGGACTTGTTGGAGATAGCTCCGCAATAGCTGGTCGTGTGACAGTATTAGAGGGTAAAGTAGATGTTGATAAAGTATCTACAGCAATTTCTACTGCCGATGATGCTGTTAAAAAGGCTTTAATTGGTACTGCTACTGATATCGCAGATAAAGATACTATCAAAGGGGCTAAAGCATATGCTGACGGCAAATTTGATACTTTAGATGGTACAGTTAGTGGATTAGCAACTAAGGTTAATAACAATGCTGCGGCTATTACTACTTTAAATGGTGATGCAACTACTACTGGATCTGTTGCTAAAGCTGTAGCTGATGCTAAGACGGAATTAAACACTGAGATTGGCAAGAAGCAAGATAAGATTACTAAAGAAACTACTTTAGCAGTTCAAACTCTTACTACTGAATCAAGCGGTATTACTATTAATCCTCACGTTGAAGGCAATGATTCTATCAGTATAGAAGATGATGGTAGCAATACTTTGCATTTGAAAAAAGGAACATATGGTAAGGCTGTAGAAATTACCAATGTAGCTACTCCTACTGGTAACTCTAGTGCAGCTAACAAAAAGTATGTTGATGATACTATAACAAATGCAACTAAGGGACTTACTGGGGCAATGCATTATATTGGTGCATCTTCAACTGATCCTATGCTTCCTGCAGGACCAACAGTAACTGGTCATACAGGTGCTTTTGCTAGTGGTGATGTTGTTACTTGGGGCGATAATAAAGAATATGTTTATGATGGCACAACATGGCGTGTATTAGGTGATGAAGGTTCTTACATTGTTAAAGGAACTAAATTCACCGATGCTGATATCGCTGATGATGCGGCTATCTCGCAACTCAAGATTGATGGATTACAGACTGCTCTTGCTGCTAAATTAAATTCTACTGAAGCTGAATCTCTTTATGTACCTAAAAAGACAGGTTTCAGCTTAGTAGATGATGCTGAAATCACTAAGTTAGGAACTGTAGAAGTTAATGCTCAAGCTAATAAGATTGAGTCTATCAAAGCGGGTGGAACCGCACTTACCATAACAGATAAGTCGGTCAATATCCCTGCTGCTTCTGCTTCTGCATTTGGTGTTATCAAAGTTGATGATACTTCAATTAAATCAACTGGTGGCACTATAGCAATTAAGGCTGTTTCTACAGACCTGCTCACACAGGGCACTCAAACTTTAATTCTTAATTGCGGCGGCGCTGCTGATTAATATAGGGAGCCGAAAGGCTCCTTTTACATAATAAGAAAGGAGATAAACCAAATGACTGATAAATTAGATGGTCAAGTATTATATGCTTCTGATTTTAATGCTAAGGCTGATAAGGCAGATTTAGATGGTAAGCAAGATAAAATAACTGCTAATAGTTCTCTTACTTTAGAAAATTTAGCTGCTAACAATGAATTAGAAGCAAATAAACTTATAGTAAATAAAATTATTCCATCAACTGCTCAATAGATAAATTTAAGCACAGCAGAGTTAAAAGCTATTAAGAGTATTGAGCTTAACGATGGCACCAATAATGTAATTATATCTCCCAGTGCCGATGGAGTAGCATTTTCTAAAACTCTTAAAGTAAATACTCCAAGTGGGAATAAAGATGCGGTTAATAAACAATATGTAGATACCGGAATGGCTAAAAAACAAAATACTTTAGTTTCTGGGACTAATATAAAATCAATTAAAGACGATAAAACTACTACTCCTCAATCTTTACTTGGGTCTGGTAGCTTTAGTTTTAAAACAATAAATGGAGAAACTCTTCTTGGCTCTGGTAATATATCTATCTCTACTGGCGGAACTATAACTATAGATGATGCTCTTTCAGCTACTTCAACAAACCCAGTTCAAAATAAAGTAGTAAATTCAGCTCTTTTAGCAAAACAAGATACTATAAAAAATACAGATGTGTTAACAATTGCGGGTCTTCGCGCAAGTAATAACTCTATGACATTATTTAATAATAATTGTGTAGTATCTATGACAGATGATGCGCTTATCATTAATTTTATATAAGGTGATATTATGATACAGCGATTTAATAAAAACGGCACAATAGAAGCTACAGAGTTTATAGAAGGTAGTGCGCCTTTTCACTTAAATAAAAATGGCTCAATAGCTTGTTAGGAATTTATTGAAGGAAATAATAACGGGACTTTTCGGTTAAATAAAGATTATACAATAAATTGTAAAGAGATAAAGGAGGTATAACCAAATGGCGCAATTAAAAAGTTTAAGTATAGGTGGAAATACTGTTGCAGATTTTATTGTTGAACAAGGAACTGAAACTGGAACTACTACAGGCGTTTAGTATAGTAGTACAAACCCAAATGGAGAGGCTGTATCTGGAACTGTTACTTGGCTTTGGGAAAAATGGAATAGCGGTATTGTAAAATGTTATGGTGAACTGGTTATAACAGATACAACAACTGCAGAATAGGTTAATAGTGTTATAGCTAATTTTCCATCTGGTCTTTTTATAAGTAGGTTAAGACCTATTTGCTCTATGAGCGATTGGACAATTGATAATGTATACGAAAATCCTGTTACTGGTGATACATTGTCTTAGCTGAGATTGGCGTATTGGGCTAGAAAAGCGGCTACTAATATAGAACATAAATTTACAGTTATGATATATGGGAAATGGAAATAAAATTGCGGCTAGAGTATAAAAAGCTCTAGCCTTTTTTGCATTTAATGAAAAATTTTTGTATTATATATATAGAAATTGAGGCGTAGCATAGCAGCAAATGCACTGGACTCTAAACCCAGCTAAGTGGGGGCAGCACCCACCGCCTCCGCCAGTACATAGGAAGGATTAAGCGGACCTCCGCATACTCCTTCCTCTTTTTTCATTTGGTCAAACCTTTTCAAATAACACTTGTAAAATTACATAAAAAATAGATATAAACACGCAGATTTGAAAAGATAGTCTAGCGTCCCTTTATATTAAATTGAAAAGATATTTAATAAAAGGAGGAATATAAATGGCTTTACCAGAACCAAGTCATGAAAAAGAATTAAAACACATTCGTATTATTCAAAAACATGAAACAGAAGCCAACTGGAATAAAGCAACGAAATTTATTCCAAAACTTGGAGAAGTAATTATTTATGATCCAGATGCAAATCATACTACTTCTCGAATAAAAATTGGCGATGGCACAACAGTGGTTGCTAATTTGCCGTTTGTGCAGCAAGGATTCATTGATAGTCAATTAAGTAACACTTCTGAAAATGCTGTGCAAAATAAAGTTATTAAAAATGAATTATCAACAAAAGCAAACGCTTCTCATACACATAACTTGAATGATGTAACTACGAAAACTGCTTTTAATACTACCGGTTCTGTAGATTATGTATCTCGCAGTTTAATTCCTTACGTTTCAGGTACTAAATTTTACGGTATGCCTGCTGCGGCCATTATAGTAGAATATTCTCGTGACGCTGGCGCAACTTGGATTGATTATGGTCTTGATGACGGCGCAAAGATGCGAATATTTGACCACAGTGGTGGCGCAAATTTATATTTAGGCAAAGCTTCAACTAAAGCCGACAACAGTATAAATAATATGTTGCGTATAACTATTGACGCTACTAAATCTGATGGTAGATACTTGTCAACTGATAGTATGTTTACTTGGATGACAAGCAACGGTAATACGACCTATGTTACATTAGAAGTAGCTTCATATAATGCCCCAACTACATTTAGAACAATAGTAAATAATGCCCCGATAAATGGTTGGTCCGGTCCAAACATGTCTCATTATGGTTTAATTACATTTGGCGGTTCAACAGCAGGATCTACTTCTCCAAATAATCAATTTTATAGATTGACGTATAAACAAACCGCTATAAATTCTAATTACTCATCAGCTTTAATAGGTGATATTAGATTCTTCGGTTCTACAGTATGGGGCGGTGGTAAGGCAATAGTTAATGGTATGCTAAAATATGGCGCACCGTATTCAGTTAGGATTGATCCTGATAGTGCGTCTGGTACAATCAATTTTAATTTATTAGGAGCTACTTTTGGTAATGGTACAGCCGCAGATGGTAAATACAGTTTAGCTGGTGGTATTAACGCAATTGTTAATCATGATGGTAGTATAGCTTATGGAAGAGACTTAAACACTTCATCTCAATATCAAGCCGTATTTGGTAAATATAACAAAGCTGATGCTTCTGCACTATTACAAGTAGGAAACGGTACTTCTGCATCGAGCAGTAAAAACGCATTTAGTGTATTTGCTGATGGACATGCCGAAGTGTAGACACAGGGAACAACTGATAACAGTGTGGTAATAAAAAGTGAGCTTGCCGCAATCATACCAACAATTACAACATTTTAAAGAAAGGGGATAAAACCAAATGGCTGAAACAAAAACAAACATACCTATTGAAATAAAAATGGGTAATGCTGGTGCTGATAACGCTAATTTGCCGGCTTTTAAAGAAGGCAGTATAATATTTACAAAAGATACTAAAAAGATATATATAGACCCCGTAGGAGAGACTGAGAGAATTGCGGTTGGGGGCGGAGAAGTAGATTTAAGTGGGAAATAGGATAAGTTTGGCACCGTATCTTATGCTTCTTCTCCAAAATATCTCATGTTAAATATAAATGGATATGTAGATCCAACTTCTGGTAAATTTATACAGCTTTCTCTTTCTGATATAACAAGCACTCGTATTAATGTTACAAATGCAGAATTTTTAAGTAAAGTTAAATTTAGTCAGAGTTTGACAATAGGGAATACCGGTGTTTCCGGTTTTGATTTTGAATTACCTACAGCAACGACACCGGGGATAATAAAAACAAGTAGTCCGAGTTTAAATAAACTTAATTTTTCCAATAGTTTAGGTACTTCAGATATTCAACTTGGTGGTATAAAAACTCCTACTGCTGACAACGATGCAGCCAATAAAAAGTATGTAGATGATGCAATCGCTGCTGGTGGCGGAAGTAGTATAACTGTTGATAGTGAATTATCTGGCACTTCAACGAACCCTGTTCAGAATAAAGTTATAAATAGTGCTTTAAATAATAAATTAGACAAACTTACAACACCAGCAGCTGTTCAGTGGGATGGTTTATTATATGGTGTGCAAGACGACGGTAATACACATTCTATCCAAAAAATGTTTGACCTCTGCACTGCTGCAATAAAGGACACTGTAGTTCTAAGAACTAAACAGGGTGAGATACTCTGTGAAACACCTACAGTCAATGTTACAGATGAGCATGTAGTCAATATAGGTTATTTAACAACTAGATATGGTTCAACTTATTATAGTTCACAAGATCAAGAGTTTTATCTTCCCTCTGGAAGTAAGGTAATTATACCTAACACCGAAATGGGTAGACTATTCATGGGGTCAGAAGGAGCAAGATCTACTGATTTTAAAATATATGTTAATGACCCAATAGACAATGGTAAACTTATTATAACAAATCTTAAAACACCGACTAATAATGAAGACGCTGCTAATAAAGCATATGTAGATACTCAAGTAGCTACTAAGCAAGCAAAATTTGCAGAGTATACTTCAACTCGTCCCTCAGAAGAAGCCCCTGCAAGTGCGTCAACTAATATTTTAGTGCTTAATGAGGGTACGGAGTTCTACTTGCATGATAGAGCTACAAATCCTCTTATAGAGTTTAAAATTAATAATAATGGAGCACTTCAAGGAACTACAAATTATTTTTCTTTAACCTCTAAAGGCGCTTTTAATTTAAAAAGTAATACTTTTACTTTATCAAATGATAATAACAATATTTTTCAAGTAGTTATGGATAATAGTAAAAAAGTAGTATATTATGGTTTAAAAGGCGGAGATGATAATGGTTCGCTTTATTTAACAAACACTTCTCGTACCGCTCAACAAGGTGCTACTTTACAAGGTAATGTGTCAAGTGATAGCCGTACTACAGCTCTTGTTGTAAATGAAAGTAACACAAAACTTCTTTCTTGGAAACAAGGTACAACAACTAATAATGCTCCTCTATTAGGTGTAGCCACTCCAGTAGCAACCGCAGATACAAACAAAGGCATTACTGCCGATGATCTTGATTATCAAGCAGTCAACAAAAAATATGTAGATGATATCAAAACCGAACTTCTCAAAGCTATCAACCACCCATACACATATGATGAAACAACCAAAGAATTGACTTTAATACTGTGAGGTGCTTAAAATGAGTTTAGATTCAATTTTAAGAGCTACAGGGAAAAATTTATTTGATAAATCTACTTTAATAGCTGGTTCAAATATATCAGATTTAACTCAAACAGCTAATGGATTTACTTTTAAAACTACTGCAACATCAAAAACAATGAACGTAGGGATTAATGTTTATTTACCTGCAGGTACTTATTATTGTAGTGGTACAGTAGCTTGTTCAGATACAAGTTATAAAGGTGGTTGGGCTGTATACGATGCCAAAAATAATAAATTTATAATCAATGCTTCTTCAAGAGGTACTATAAATGATAAATTCACCGTAACCGAAAGTAAGACATATCAACTAAATTTTTATGCCCCATATAATGCCCCAGTTGGAGTAATTATGACATTTGGAAATGTTCAGTTAGAAAAAGGTTCTACAGCAACTACCTACGAACCTTATGAATACCTTGGCCCGAAGACAATTAAAATGGGAAGCAATAGTAAAAATTTAATTCAATACCCTTATACAGAAACCACTAAAACTCAAAAAGGTATTACTTTTACGGACAATGGAGATGGTACTATAACTGTTAATGGTACGTCTACTGGTTTAGCCACTTTTACTTTAGGCTCAGTTTCTTTGGATAATACAAAATCTTATTTTCTTTATGGTAAAAATACAAGTAGTAATTTACCACTAAGAATACAAATTGGGCAAGCTTGGCGTGCAGAAGAAGGTAATGGACTTGCTATATCTCAAGTAAGCGGTAACGCCTGCACTATAACATTGGGTGCATTGAAAGGGTTCACCTTCAATAATGTAATCATTTATCCTCAACTCGAAGAGGGTTCAATAGCTACTGATTATAAAGTAAATACTGGCAGTAAAGAAGTATTAAAAGTAATTTATAATAGTAGAAATTTAATACCTTATCCCTATTTCAGTAACACTATTACTAACAATGGAGTCACTTATACAGTTAATGCTAATGGTAGTATAAAAGTAAGTGGCACCGCAAGCGCAGATAATAATTCAACATTCTTTATTCGTAGTAACACTCTTCCATTAACGCTTAAACAAGGTGAACAATATACTTTAAGTGGTCATATAGAAGGCTCTGGAGTTACGTTTAGTATGCAAGATTCAAGTTTTAAACAAATTATATCAGTAAATAATACAGCTACTTCTAAATCATTTACTACTTTATATAGTAATTATTATATGTGGTTAGTTGTTCTTAAAGGTACAACAGTTGATACTGTAGTTTATCCACAACTTGAAATGGGAAATAAAGCAACAGATTATGTTCCTTACTTTAACACAACTGTATGGACTAAAAAAGCCTAAGAGAGAAATCTCTTAGGCTTTTTTTATTTGTTGATTTTTATTAAAAATAATTATATAATATATATAGAAAATAAATCTTGACAAAGATAAAAGGAGAAAATGATATGAACAATTTCTTACACGGTTTAACTGAATATTCTAACATAAAGCTTACTGAAAATGGCAGTAAGGCTTACAAAAGCACAAATTCAGCACTTTATGATATGTTTGCATTTGGAGGCGCTTATAGAAAGCGTAGCGATGAAGATTGCATCTTGCTCTTTAAAAACGCTTATGAGGAAAATCCTGAGTACGCGTTGAAGTGCCTATTCTACCTCAGAGATTGCCGAGGCGGCGCTGGTGAACGTAGATTCTGGCGTGTATGCGCTCGTTGGTTAGCTTGTACACACCCTGAAGCAGCCATCCGCAACATTAAATACGCCCCTATTGTCGGCAGGTGGGATGACTTATATACCTTCCTTGATACCCCCGCAGAAGATGCTGCGCTTAAGCTCATTCGTTCGCAGCTGGAATTAGATGTACAATGTACAACTCCTAGCCTTTGTGCGAAATGGGTTGCGTCTGAAAACACTTCTAGCCAGCAGACTCGCGCTATAGCTAACCGCATCCGCAAATATCTCAAGCTTACGCACCGTGAATATCGCAAATTACTTTCAGCTTTGCGCACTCGCATTAATGTACTCGAAAAGCTTATGTCAGAAAACCGCTGGGATGAAATTGTCTTTGATAAAATCCCTTCTAAGGCTGGCCTCATATACCGCAATGCCTTCGCCCGCCATGATATAACTAAGGCTTATGAAAAATTTGCGCACAGTGATAAAGTTGTAAATGCAGGAACTCTCTACCCCTATGAGTGCGTTCGCGAAGCCCTCAAAATAACTCACTGGGATGGCTCATTACCTGATTTAATGGATACCCAGAGACTTATGGTAAACAAATATTGGGGATCGCAGACTGATTATTTCGATGAAGCAACCCTTAATGGGCTTTGTGTCATTGACACTTCAGGAAGCATGTCAGGTCTGCCAATAGAAGTAGCTATTTCACTTGGTCTTTATTGTGCGGAACGTGCTAAAGGACCGTTTGCGAATCATTATATCTCTTTTGCATCGCGCCCGCGGTTGATAAAAACTGAGGGAATAGACTTCTGCGATAAGGTTGCACGCATTTGGAAAAATAATTTAATAGATAACACTAATCTTGAAGCGGTCTTCGATTTGCTCTTAGATACAGCGATAAGAAATAATTGTAAACAAAGCGATTTGCCGGAAACAATAATTATTATCTCTGATATGGAAATCGATGAAGCTAGAGAGGGTTATTGGTCTCGCAGAAAGGCAACTCCTGTAAATACTGTAATGGAAACCGCTCGTAATAAGTTTGCGGCAGCTGGCTATAAGATGCCTAATCTAGTGTATTGGAATGTCGATGCTCGCCATGAGACAATCCTTGACGCTGGCCCCAATGTCTCTTATGTAAGCGGTTGCTCGCCTACCCTCTTCCGCCAGATACTTACTGGTAAAACCGGACAAGATTTAATGTTTGAAGCTCTCAACTCAGAAAGATATAAAGACATTGCTTAATTTAAAAGCTCTGTGACTAAGTTCACAGAGCTTTTTTGTTTTTTATATAAAAATATATTATAATAAATATAAAGAAAAGGAAAGAAGTGAACCAAATGAAAAAGTATAGGTTTTTGTACACTTGGGTTGTGGAAGTTGAAGCTGAAGCACTTGAGGAGGCTGAAAAGCTTACTGAAAATGTATGGAATAAGATAGATATAAATCCGCCAGATGAAATAGAGGTTGAGGAAATAGATGTTAAATAATTTAAAAGCTATATTTTATTGCTATGTAAAAAGAGATTGCGGCGGTTGCCCCTATGAAGGATTAAGCACGGATAAATGTTTCCATTTGCTAGACTTTATAGGTGAAAAGATAAGCTTTAATAATATTATAAAAATTATAAGAGGTGTTTTTAAATGAGAATTAAAATAAGATTAGATACAGATACTGATTTGCGGAAGCTCGTTGAGCGCTGCGATGGGCTAGAGGAAAGATGTACATTAACGGACGGCCGCAACATAGTTAACGCAAAATCTATACTCGGCGCAATGTATGCTAAATTTGAATTTGCTGACATTTGGCTTGAAACAGAAAACGAGCATTATTATTTATTTAAAGACTTTATGGAGGAGTAATTATGATGTACCCTATTTGGATTATAGTTCCTAAAAAAGATAACCATTACCAACTTGCTATAGATAAAGATGGTAATTATTACAATCAGTATAAGCCTTTTGATACAGATAATAAAATAATTGCTTTTCTTACTGAAATAGGAGCAAATAATTTTATATCTACTAATCACTTAGAAGAAGATTATCAGGCTGAATGTAGCTGGCGAGCCAGTCCTTTCATTTGCCCAGATTGTGGAGATCAGATTGAGCTAAAAGCAGACTGGGATGGAATAATTGGGCAATGCGCAAATCCTCTGTGTAAAAAAGACTGGAGAATTAAAGATGGAAAAATTGAACGCTACTTCTTTGGCTAAATGGGCGCTTTTAGGCAAACTCCATCAAGAAGAAATAAATTCACAACTTGAAAATTCCTCGGTTAAAAGTGAATTGCTTTGGCATGGCAATGGACTTATGACTACTCGATTAGCACGCTACTTTAACCGCAATTTTAATATAGTAGAATTTACTTATCATTTTTATGATGACTATGAGAATTGTCCTAAATGGGAAGATAGAATGGCTTTTAATAATTGGATAGATTTAAATGGTCCAGACATTTGGTTTACCTCTCAAGAAGAAGCTAACCAAGAAGCCTTTGAAGCTTTACTCGATGTAATAAAACATCATAAAAGTAATAAAACTAATGTATGGCGTTGGCATATCTTTGTTTATAAATCTGTAATTTTTATACACTGGTTCGGCAGAGATGCTTGTGGATATGATCATTGGTGGGTTTATGAACCAAATGATGAAGTAGATTGCGATAAAATTAAAGGAATGTTTGTAAGACAGAAAGGATGTTGGTGCTATGATAATTAGTAAATTTTTTATTACTGGCGATACGCATGGTGACTTCTCTCGTTTTTATAAAATTCAGCAGCTTGCGCAAGAAGCTAATGAAACTTGGGGAATTATTATATTGGGCGATGCTGGTGTGAATTTCTGGCTTTCAAAGCGTGATAAAGTTTTAAAATATCGCATTTGTCATAAGTATCCTAATTTACAGTTTTATTTACTTCGCGGCAACCACGACGAACGCCCGCAAAATTTACCGGCTATTCATTTAACTTATGATAAAAATATTCAAGGCGTTTGCTACTATGAAGCAGATTATCTTAATATCTATTATCTTATGGATGGTCAAACTTATACTTTTGGTGATTATACAGCTTTATGTCTTGGCGGAGCATATTCAGTAGATAAGTATTGGCGTTTAGAACTTCAGTCAATGGGGTCTTATGCTGGTTGGTTTCCTGATGAACAGTTATCAAAAGAAGAAATGCAAGAAATAACTAATCAAGTAAAAGGCAAATCATTTGATTTTATTTTTTCACACACCTGTCCACTTAGCTTTCAGCCTATTTATCTTTTCTCGCCCTATATAGATCAAAGTACAGTAGATAATTCTATGGAAATTTGGCTTGAAGAATTAAAAGACCAAGTGCAGTGGAAGTCTTGGTGTTTTGGTCATTATCATGAAGATAGAATAATTCATACAAATCCAAATATTAGAATGTTCTTTCATAGTATTACAGAATTGGAGGCATTAATATGAAAAGAGAAATATGGAAATTTAATTTAGGTATTCCCTCAGATACTAGTATTGTAAACATTCCAGTAAAAGGTGTTGTAAAGAAATTGCTTTCTGCACAGTTACAGAATGGGCATGCGGTACTTTGGGCTGAGGTAGAACCTAATCCTAATGGTAACATAGACAGCTATTTAAATGTTGATATTTGCTGGACTGGGTTTACCGCACCAGATAATGATTATCAATATGTAGGAACTATACAGGCTATGAATGGTCTTGTATATCATTACTATGTAAAAAATAGCGCTGATATGTTCGATGTATAAAGTGCCAAAAGGCGCTTTTTTACATAATTGATTTTTTATTATTTTTATATTATAATATATATAGAAAATAAAAAGAAAGAGTTGATAAATATGTTACCTACAATAACATTTAAAATAGAGCGTTGGAAATTTAATAAAGACTATGGTATTTATGTTTCAACGCAAGGAAACTTTAAAGACCGTTATAAAAGACGGCTTCCTATTAAAATAAATCACAGTGGATATTGTGCAGTTAAAACGGATAGCGGCTATAAGCTAGCTCACCGTATTGTTATGCTTACTTGGAAACCTATTCCAGATGCAGAAAATCTTACTGTTGATCATCTGGATCATAATAAAAGAAGAAATTCTATTGATAATCTTGAATGGGTTAGTATTGAAGTTAATAAAGAAAGAGCTGCAAAAGATTTTTTGAAACCAGAAAAGATAAAAAAGAAGTATAAATGGATGATAAATAAAAAGGAATTTAATTCTTTTGAAGAAGCTCAAGAAATTCTTAAAGAGATTTATCCATCTGGGTATTCAAGTGCAACATTAGAGCTATATATCAAAAACATAGAAATTGGATTAAATCCGGCAAATAAAAAGAAAATAGGTAAATCTGCTTTATTAGAAAGGGTTGAAATAGCATGACACAAGTAAAAATCTTTGAAAATGAAACACATTTAGAAAAAGCAATCAATGATTGGATTAGCAAACATTCAAATACCATTAAAAATATAAAGATAAAGCCTTTGGGTGTTTCTCCATCTGGTGATATTAAAGTAATGGTTATTTATGATAAACCAGATGAAATTAAAAATAACCTTTATGAAGTACAAAATGCCTTATATAACTTATATAAAGCACATGAAAGGGAGAACTTATATGTATAATGTTTATATAGCTAAAGCAAAGAATATTCGTCCTGCAGAAAATGCCGATAGGCTTAATCTCTGCGAAGTATTTGGAAATACTACTGTTGTAGATAAATCTGTAAATGAAAACGACCTTTATGTATATTTTCCTGTAGATGGAAAGCTCGCAGAAGATTTTTGTGAGCTGAATCATCTTTGCCGCAAGAAGAAAGATGGTTCTCCGGATACTGGATACCTTGACCCAGATAAAAGAAATATCGTAGCTATTAAGCTTCGTGGTAATCGCTCTGATGGACTGCTGCTTCCGCTCTCTTCACTGGCTTCGTACGGAGATATATCAAAGCTTGCGGAAGGTGATATTGTAACTATCTTCAATGGTCATGTAATTGCGGAAAAGTATATACCACGCTCTAATCATCAGACTTCTGGCGGCACTAAGGCAGGGAATCGCACGAGAAAGGTCTCAGTTCCTGTAGCTCCGCTCTTCGCAGAACACTGCGAGACTGAACAACTCCAGTATAATCTTGGACAGTTCCATTGCGGTGATTTAATTGAGATTACTTTGAAGATGCATGGTACTAGTGCTAGAACTGCTTACCTGCCCGTTCTAAAGGGCTTTAAACGCACTTTATGGGATCGTCTCTTTAAAAAAGAAGGTAAGCCGGTATATGACTATGATTATGTTTCCGGCACTCGCCGCACTGTTCTGGACTCATTTGGCGAAGGTGGCTTCTATGGAAGCAATGAGTTCAGAGGTATCCACGCGAAAAAGCTAGAAGGTAAACTGTACAAAGGCGAGACTGTATACGGCGAAATTGTAGGGTTTACCACTAATGGCACGCCGATTATGGGAACTGGTGCTAACAAAAAACTTGGAGCAGACTTTGTTAAACAGTATGGCGAAACTACTGTATTTTCATATGGTTGTTCTCCAGATGGCAAAAAAATGCTGTATGGAAAAGACGATGATGGTGTTTTTGCTTTAGAAAAAGAAGCTCCACAAAGCGAATTTTATGCTTATCGAATGACTTATACAACTCCTGATGGTTATGTTTTTGAGTATTCTCCTGACCAAATGCGTCAGCGTTGTGAACAGATGGGCATTAAAACTGTTCCTGTTCTTTGGAAAGGATATATCCCCGAAGGCGTTAATGCTGGTGAGTGGATAGAAAAGAAGGCTGAGGAGTTTTATGATGGACCAGACCCGATTGGAAAGACTCATATCCGCGAGGGTGTAGTTGTAAGAATCGTTAATGCTCCTAGTTTTAAAGCTTATAAAATTAAACCTTTTTCTTTCAAGATGCTTGCTGGCATTATATCTGAAAAGTTGGCTCAGTCCGGCGCCACAGATAAAATGGCAGATGATGTTTTAGCAGAACTTTAAGGAGGTTACGCAATGGTAAATTTTTGTATTGGTATGATAATTGGATGCTGTTTTGGATTCCTTCTATGCGCAATTCTTACAGCAAGTCATAAGAGCGAAGAAAGAGACAATCGTAAATGATTGTCTCTTTTGATTTTTTATAAAAAATATATTATAATAAATATATAAAATAATAAAGGAGTAATTAACTATGAGCTATTTAGACCGTATAAAAAAACATACTCTTGCCGATATGATATATAATACTACTTCTATTGATAAAATTGTATCTATTGAAGAAAAACAAGATAAGCTAATAGTTAAAGGATATACTCAAAATCAGCCAGTAGAATTTGAGGTGAAAATGTGAAGCGTTTATTTTCAATCTTTCTTACAATTCTTTTGACATTTGGTCTTGTTGGGTGCGGAAAGGGCTAGGTTGAACAACCCATTTCGGCAATCTATACCACTTACGGCAATATAGAAATTATATCTGTAGGAGAAGCAAAAGAATATAGTGGAGAAGTTAATGATTGTATTAGAGTAAGAGTGATGTTTACTAATAATACAAAAGAAACAATGTTCTTTTCCGCAGATAACTTAATGTGCCGTTATGATGAAGAGATAACCGATGCGGCAACTATTGAAGATGCTGTAGATATTCTTCCTCCAACAAGCTTAAATGCTAGTATTTCTACAATTGGCAATATTTATTTCTTCATACCAAATGGAACAAAGGATATAAGAATAGAATGTACAACTGAGCAAGGTATTGCTATATTCCCGTTTACAATAAAAGACAACTAATTAAAAGTTGTCTTTTTGTTTTTTATATAAATATATATTATAATAAATATAAAGAAATGAAAGGAATTGATATGTATGTTTGTAAAATTTAAAGTAGTTTGGTTTAATAGCGAAGAAAGTGAAAGTAAAGTTGACACTGGCTTAGTATTTTCTGATGGAGATGAATGTGAAGCTTATATGACCGCTGTTGAAAAGCTTTATAACTATTACGGCAAAGAGATTGAAAGTATCCAAATTGAACCCTTTGCTCCCGATGAGCCTCTTAAGGTTAGCGAAGAGATTCTTGATAAGCTTGCTGAAGAGGTGATTTGGTAATGGGAGTTTTTGCAATTGCGGATTTGCATGGCAACTGGGAGCTGTGGGCTCAGGTACGGGCATTCCTCAAACCAGAAGATACTCTGTATGTGCTGGGCGATGCCGCAGACCGCGGTCCTGATGGTTGGGCAATTATTAAAGATATTCTTGAAACTCCAAATGTAAAGTATCTCTTAGGGAATCATGATGTAATGCTTCTTGATACTTTCGTTGAAGATTTCGATGGCTTTGATTCTCGCACTTACTGGAGTTATAATGGCGGTTTCCCCACTTATACAGCTATTCAAGAAGATGAAAATGCCGATAAATATTTAGAAAAACTTGCGGGATTGCCTTACTATTACTGCTATGAAAATACTAAGGGCGATATTATTCATTTAACTCATGCTGGCTTTAATCCTAATAAGAAAATACCTGAGCTAAATGATTTAGTATGGGATAGAAACCATTTAGCTAGTACGAAGTGGCGCGGCGCAGATAATGAATACTGCGTTTTTGGACATACCCCAGTTCCCAATTTTAAAGATAAAGCTGTAAACAAGAAAAATTATATAGCTACTCTTTGTGAAGGACATAAAATAGATATTGATAGCGGCTGCTTCGCAACTAATATCTTACCTCTTTTAAATTTAGATACGCTTGAAGTAGAAAGGATTTTTAAATATGACCTGTGAAACACATGAGTTCCGTTGCTTATGCTGCGGAAAGCCCACTATCCCCATTTTACGACCTACTTCAAGACAGAAAGAAAAATTTCATAGAAAAAGATTATATTGTCCTAATTGCCGCAAAGAATGTAATGCGGTTGAAATACGCAATGAGTTTGAAAGAAAAGAATTTTTAAATGATTTTAAACAAGGCAAATTTATTGAAGAAGCTAAGGAGAGTGTTATATTATGCGCAAAAAGTTATATATAATGGTAGGAGCGCCTGGCTGCGGCAAGACGACCTATGTCCGCACACATGCAGCCCCCGGTCATTCTGCACATATATCTAGAGATGCTATTCGTTTTGCTAAGCTTGAAAAGGGAGAAAGCTATTTCGGCAGAGAGAAAGAAGTATATAAAACTTTTATCCAGCAGATAGTAATGGCTTTTGATGACTGTCCTTGGGTAGATGAAGTATGGGCAGACGCCACACATCTCACAGAAAACTCAAGAAAGAAGTTACTTTCTAATTTAATTACTGTCGATATAGATGTAATTCCTGTAGTAATAATGCCTGAATTGGATATTTGCTTAGGGCAGAATATGCTTCGTACAGGAAGAGAAAGAGTTCCAGATGCTATCGTAGAAAAGATGTATAATACTTATGAAGACCCTGCTAATGATAGAATAGAATATGATGATATAATATATGGAAGTGATAGTTAATGATATATCTTACCTCTGACCTTCATTTTGGTCACCAGCGCAATTTCCTCTATAAACCGCGAGGCTTCTCTTCAATAGAGGAACATGATGCCGCAATAATTAAAAACTGGAATAAAATAATAACACCAGATGATGAAGTATTTGTACTTGGCGACTTGGTAATGAATGACGCTGAGTCGGGCATCGAAAAGCTAGCTCAACTTAATGGAAAACTAAATATTGTTTTTGGAAATCATGATACAGCTCGAAAAATAGGATTTTATGAAGAGCTTCCTAATGTAACTTCAGTTGGTTGGTCTACTCTTATCAAATCTGGCAAATGGAGTTTTTACCTATGCCATTTTCCCACAATGGTAGATAATTTTGAAGAGAGACATAAATTTTACTGTCTGCATGGGCACACGCATGACAAAAACAAGTTCCAGTTTATTAAAAACTGTTGTTACAATGTAGCACTAGACGCTCACGACAATAAGCCAGTATCAATAGAACAAATCAAAGCTGACCTCAGAGAGATTAGACAGTAATCTCTCTTTGGTCTTTTTTTTATAATTTTCCTTTATTATTTTTGATACTATAAAAAGGAGGATTGAAAAAGGTAGTCTTTCTGATTTGACATTCTAGAATTTTTATCCTATAATAAAGATAAAGAAATCTTAAAGGAGAAAGTTAAATGAAACGATCAGAATATCTCTGGTACGAAGACAGTGGAATAGCAATATGCAATATTTATTACAAGGATTTAGTTTTTTCTGGAGAAGCAGTATGTCATCCAGATGATAAAGAATTCATGTCTCGCATAAGTGGCTGTGAAATTGCTGAAATGCGGGCTGTTATAAAATATCTTCAGCATATTAAAAATAATGAACTTCGTCCCAGTATACAAGCTCTTACTGATTACTATAATACAATGATTCAAAGTGCTAAATTTAATCAAAAATCCTACGAAAATAAAATGTTATGGAGAAGGATTCAACTTTTAAAAGATGACTTAGTTGCAACTCAAGAAAACATAGTCCAGATAAAGAAAAAGTTGAGAGATTACTTAGCCAAAAAAGAAAAAATGCATGAAGTAATCAGAAATATACGAAAAAAATAAAAAAGGAGCTGCTTCTATTGAAAGAATTTATACTAGGAATATTATTTATTATGGTGGCACAACCGATAATAGACGGAATAACTTCTCTTTTTCTTACTTGGGTGGAAGATTTTAAAGCCTCAATTGGAATAAAGATAGCTGAAAAAGGCCAGCAAATCGATGCCCTTTCCGCAACCGAGCCACAATACGCAATAGGTTTTGCAGTTCCCGAAGAAGAAGAGGAGTATGAAGACGATGACTTATAAATTCTTTGACACTTGCTCTTTGCTATTAAAGGCTGGGCATTTATTTGAAGACCAAGATTATGTAACAGTAATATCTTCTATTACTTTACAAGAAATAGAAAATATAAAAACCTCTCGTAATAAAGATGCGGAAGTAAAATACTCTGCCCGCAAAATTTTATTAGAGTTAGAAGAACACTCAAATGATTATGAGACTTATATCTTTACAGAAGATATGCTTGAACCTTTTACCTCTATACATTTGGAAGTTAATAATGATATAAAAATATTAGCTTGTGCTTTCGATTACGATAAATACCAACACCCAGATGAAACAGTGTTTGTAACTAATGATCTTGCACTTAAAGCTATCGCTAATATATTCTTTGGACAAGACTGCATTGAGAGCGTAGATGAAAATACTATTGATGATTATAAAGGTTTTAAAGAGTTTTATGTTGATGATGAAGATTTAGCTAAAGTTTATGAAAAACCTTTAGTCAATTGGTTTGATTGTTCACCTAATGAATATATTTTACTTAAAGATATAAATGGTCATTATCTTGATAGCTTCTGCTGGACTGGCGTAAAACACCGTCCACTTATATATAAAGATTTTAATTCTCGGTGGTTTGGTAAAGTACGTCCAATTAAAGGAGATCTTTATCAAGCATTTGCGGCAGACAGTTTAATGAATAATCAAATAACTCTAATTACTGGTCCTGCCGGCTCAGGTAAAAGCTTACTTAGTCTAGCTTATTTAATGTATAAGCTAGATCGTGGAGATATAGACAAAATTATTATCTTCTGTAATACAGTAGCCGTTCGTGATGCCGCAAGGTTAGGTTTCTACCCTGGAACACGAGAGGAAAAGCTTCTAGACTCCCAAATAGGAAATTTCCTTGCTGCAAAATTTGGTGGACAAGTTGAAGTAGAACACTTAATACAGCAAGAAAAGCTTCTTTTACTCCCTGTTAGTGACTGCCGAGGGCTAGATACAACCGGTATGCGCGCCGGCATTTATGTAACAGAAGCGCAAAACCTCACAGTAGATCTTATGAAACTCATTCTTCAACGGGTGGGCGAAGATAGTATCTGTGTAATAGAGGGAGATAACCTTGCACAAGTTGATATGGTTGAATACTCTGGCAATAATAATGGCATGAGACGTTTGTCACAAGTTTTTAGAGGCAATGATTTCTTTGGACAAGTTGAATTACAAACAATTCACAGAAGTCAAATTGCCGAATTGGCGCAATATATGTAAGACTAGCATAAGCTAGTCTTATTTTATATAGAAAGGATGAATTTATATGATAGATAAAGAAACTTTAGAAAATGAACTTAATGAAGAGGCTCTTGCAGAGCTTTCTAATGGAAAAGGAGATGAAGACTAATGGCTTTCACTAATAGCTCACTAGTTAATTATATTAAAATATCACCTAATAGAACAGTAGGCCGCAAGCATGTAATAGACACAATAACAATTCACTGTGTTGTTGGGCAAGCCTCTGTTGAGACACTTGGCAATATTTTTGGCAGACCAGCAAGATAGGCTTCCTCAAACTATGGTATAGGTTTTGATGGGCGTATTGGAATGTATTGTGAAGAAAAAGACCGCTCTTGGTGCAGCTCTTCGCCATCTAATGACCACAGGGCTATAACTATTGAGGTAGCTTCTGATACTACTTATCCCTATGCGGTTAATGCAAAAGCTTATGCTTCTTTAATCAATCTTGTTGCTGATATATGCAAAAGAAATGGTATTAAAGAACTTAAATGGAAAGCTGATAAAAGCTTGATAGGTCAAATAGATAAGCAAAATATGACTGTTCATAGATGGTTTGCGGCGACTGCTTGCCCTGGCGAATATCTGTATAGTAGAATGGGTCAAATAGCTCAAGAAGTAAATAAAAAACTTGGTATTGGTACTACTACGACAAACCAAATGTACAGAATACGTAAGACTTGGAAGGATGCGGCAAGTCAGATAGGCGCTTATACAAATTTTGATAATGCAAAAAGAGCTTGCAAAGATGGATACTATGTTTTTGACAGTAAAGGAAATATAGTATATCCAGAACAAAAACAAGAAGCTGCGCCCGCACCTGCTCCAACGAAGAAATCAGTCCAGGAAATTGCGGCTGAGGTCTGGGCTGGTAAGTGGGGAAATGGCGCCATCCGCAAACAGCGTCTTGAGGCAGCAGGATATAATTATAATGAAGTTCAAAGAGCTGTTGAAGCTTATAAAAAGACTCCAGCACCCGCTCCAGTAAAGAAAAGCAATGAAGAAATTGCTGCAGAAGTGCTTGCTGGCAAATGGGGTAACGGACAAGACCGTAAAAATCGTTTAACTGCCGCAGGATATGATTATGCTACAATCCAAAATATAGTTAATGGTAAAAAACCTAGCCCCGCCCCCGCTCCCACGAAGAAATCTAACGCTGAAATAGCTAAAGAAGTATGGGCCGGTAAATGGGGCAATGGTACTGATAGAAGAAAGAGACTTGAAGCCGCTGGCTATAATTATGCCGCAGTACAGGCAGAAGTAGAAAAAATTATAAAAGGTGGAAAGGCTACTTCTAATGGTTACAGAGTTCAAATAACTGCCGGAGCGCTGAATGTGCGCGCGGGAGCTGGAACTGGTTACCGCATAGTCAAAGTAGTGCATAAAGGAGAGATTTACACAATTGTTCAGACATCTGGCGGTTGGGGTAAGCTTTCCGATGGCTCAGGCTGGATATCTTTAGCTTATACGAGGAAGGTGTAATAATGGCAAAAAAGAAGAAAAAAGAAAAGCAAAAGAGAGCTTTTTCTAAAAGTCTACTTATTCAAGAATCAATTCTCATTTGGATAATTACTGTGGCTTTTATTGGATTAGCCGTACTTTGCATTGAAAAAGATTATATCGGAGAATTATCTTGGTTTAATGTTATTGTTGGTTGCAGCTGGAGCGCATATGGTGTTAGTCAAGCTTGCTACTACCATAAGTCATCAAAGGAGAATCAAGCTGGAGGTATTGTGCATGATCTAGCTATGATGGATCAAGCGCAAAACTCTGTAGAAGAAGAACCAACTGAAGAAGATACTTCTGTAGTTGGTTGATATATAAGCGTCGTAGTAATAACTACGGCGCTTTTCTCTGTTTTTTGACAATTAAAAATTGTTATGATATAATATATACATAAGAAATGAAAAAATCTTGGCTAATTTAATTAAGAAAGAAGTGATAAAGCTTTGATTGAGATTTACACAGACGGGAGTGCACGTCCAAACCCCGGCCCAGGCGGTTATGGCGTGGTTGTTTATAAAGATGGAGAGCGAGTTAAGATGCACTCAAAACACTTCCCGCAAACTACTAATAATGAAATGGAACTTTCAGCGATACTTTGGGCAGCTATTAACTATGGCGATAAAGATAATCCGCCAGTCGTTTATAGTGATTCGGCATATGCGATAAATTGTCTTCTCACTTGGAGCGATGGCTGGTGCAAGAATGGGTGGACTAGACCAAAAGGTCAGAAGATAGAGAATTTAGAATTAATAAAAGCATTTTATGAAAATTTTAGAGGAGCTATTGACTTGCGGAAATGCCCCGGGCACGCGGGGATAGAAGGTAATATGATAGCTGATAAATTAGCACGAACTTTATGTAAAAAAGGAGATAATATATTATGAAAAAAGTCTTTGTAGATTATCCCGTGAGTTGGATTGCTGGTCATTTAAGATATGGTCATAGAGAAGGATCTATTGAAATGACCGATGAAGAATTTGAACAATTTAAACAGAACCCAGAAAAATGGTTATCTGATAGAGAAGATATTGATTTAGACCTTCTTGTAGATGATTGGGAAATAGATGATTATGATAGCGAGATTGAAGATGTTCATTGGGAGGTAAAATAAACTAGTAAGTTTATATATAAAGGAGAATAGGATGAATAATTATCAAGCAAATAATATAAAAACTTTAGATTATTTTGAACATATCCGCAAATACCCCGGAATGTATATCGGTTCAAAAGATGCTAAAGGATTATTACATTGTGTAAAAGAAATAGTATCAAATAGCATTGATGAGTATTTAAATGGTTCTGGTACAGAAATTCATATAACTCTTTTGCCTAACAATGGTATAAGAATTGAAGATAATGCTCGTGGAATTCCGCATGGGAAACATTCTTCTGGATGTAGCGTGCTTCAGGCGTGTTATGGAATTGCCAACACTGGTGGGAAATTCGATAATGCCACAGGTGAAAGCGGATATAACTCTAGTGGAGGAGAACATGGGACAGGCGGTAAAGCAGTAAATGCTTTAAGTAAAAAAATGATTGTTAAAACATCAAGAGAGGGCATTGAAGAAATAGTAGAATTTTCAAAGGGAACTTTTATTTCCTATGATAAAAAAATAATTGATAAGAATAAAACTGGTGTTTCAGTTGAATTTTATCCAGATGAAGAAGTTCTTGAAGAAACTAGCTTTAATGTAGAGTCTATAAAAGAAATGGTTAGAGAGTTTAGCTTTTTATGTAAAGGATTAAAATTTTATGTAAATGATGAACTTTTCTTTTCTGAAAATGGGCTTTTTGACTATATGGAATATTTAAACAAAGGAAAAACTTTGCTCACTTCTCCCATATATTATGACATAAAAGATGGAAAATTTCAACTAGAGGCAGCAATAGGATATAATGATGGATATTCTTCTGTTATTAAGTTGTATACAAATAATATTCCTCAATTAAAAGGCACTCATTTAACTGGTTTTAAATCTGCTTGGACAGCTTGCTTAAACAGCTTCGCAAGAGATAATAAACTTCTTAAAGATAAAGATGAAAATTTAACTGGGTCTGACTATGAAGAGGGTATGACTTTAATTCTTAATTTTAAAATGATAGATCCAGTTTTTAAAGGACAAAATAAAGAAGAATTAAGCTCTTCTGAAGGACGAACCTATTGTCAAAAATTAACTACACTTGCAGTAAAAGATTTATTTGAAACTCAAAAGAAAAGTCTTACTGCTATAATTAATAAGGCGCTTAACGCACGCAAAGCTAGAGAGGCAGCGAAAAAAGCTAGAGATAGCGTACGGCAACCGAAAGAAAAAAAGAAACAGTTTTTAAACTTACCCAGTAAATTAGTTGATTGTTGGGGAAAAGATAGAGCTAGCTGTGAGCTGTTTATAGTCGAGGGCGATTCGGCAGCAGGTGGGCTTGTTGAAGGGCGAGATGCAGAGCACATCGCCGTATTCCCAGTTAGAGGTAAATAATTTGCCTTATCATTTCTAATTACTAATCAATAAGGTCATAAAAATCTTTATGGCTAACGGGGAAACCTGAACGTTACACCAAAATGTCAAAATTGGTTTAGGCGAAGGCAATCCCGTGCAAAATTATTTTATATACTTGGTCAATTCAATAAAATTTTACTTTTCTCAATTCTAAGATAATATGTAAATAAAAAAATTCTTTTTATGGAGGAAAGTAATTTATGAAAAATATTAAAAATTTACCCAAAGAAACTGGTCTTTATCTAGTAAAAAATAAGCAAAATGGCGCTTGTTATGTAGGTTAGGCAATAAACATCTATAAAAGATTTAATAATCATCATATTTATGATTATCTAAACCCTAATAATTGTTGTTACAATACTAAATTCTATAAAGCATTACGAAAATATGGACTTGAAAATTTTGAAGTATCAGTGCTAGAGCTTTGCGATTCTGAAGAACTTGATGCTAAAGAAATTGAATATATTAAACAATATGATAGCTATTATCATGGTTATAATTCAACTGAAGGTGGACAAAATTGGTCTTCAAATATTCACTCTCCAGAAGTAGAAGCAAAACGAAAAGCTACTTTAGAAGAACATAAATCTTTATAGAGTGAAAACCACCCAAGAGCAAAATTAACCAATGAACAAGTTTGGAATATTCGTCAAAGATATAAAGATGGAGAAGGTCTTGATTCAATATACCAAGATTTCAAAGATTTATATTCTTCAAAAGCTGTATTCGGACGTGTAGTGCGGGGTCAGGCTTATCAGAGTGTTGGTAATATACCTAGCAAAGAAGATAAAATTAAAGCTGGTAAATTTTTTACTCCAGAACAAATTATCGCCATAAGAAATGCCTATTATGTAGAAGACAAAACTCAAACTTCAATAGCTAAACTTTATAATACTGATGTTTCTACTATTAAGCAAATAGTACATCGAGAAAGTTATAAAGAAGTTAAAGATGATATTCCAAATCTAAAACAACGAAAACAATATAGATTAACACCAGAACAAGTTGTAGAAATACGCAAAAAAAGTGATTAGGGTAAAAGCGTTATTGAATTGGCAAAAGAATACCATATCGGTGAGTCGGCAATTAGAAAATGTATAAACCGACAAACTTATAAAAATATAAAATAATTGTGTGTATCGACTATCCCTGAGGTTGAAATGCTGGGGAGTAGGGCTACTATTGATACGTAGTTACATTTTAGGAAACGAAGTGTATTAAATGCCGAAATGAAATGCTCTATGAGAGGTTGACATCCTTGAGAGTAAAAGTTAGTCAGTACCATTAGAAATAATGGACAAATATGAAAATTATCGCTGCCTATAAAGCCGCCGCAGAGAAAGTCTTTGCAAATGCTGAGGTTATAAATCTTATTAAAGCAATTGGACTTGACCTTGATTCAAAAACTCATAAATTAATTTATGATAAAAAGAAGCTTCGTTATGGAAAAATAATGTTAGCCGCAGATGCGGACCCTGATGGGGCTAGTATAAGGAATCTTTTGATTGAACTCTTCTGGTGGCTTTGCCCAGAGCTAATTGAAAACGGGCATATTTATACAACAATGCCTCCTCTATTTAGAATAACAACTAAAAAGAATAAATATATATTCTTAAAAGACGCAGCGGCGCTCGAGGAGTACAAGCTCCAGCATCAGGGAGAAACATTCCAGATTAACCGCAACAAAGGGTAAGAGATAGTCTGGCCCTTATCTACTTTTCTGCTAACTAGCAGGGTTAAAACGAAAGTTTTAGCTAACGAGGGAGTCTAAACTTTAAAAATTTTTGGTGAACTTTGGTCAACCCAGATTAACCGAGTTCTATTAAAATATATATTATATAGAAAAATTTTTAAAGCACGATAATCTCGTGGGAAAGGATAATTCTTTATGATAGGAATTTATAAATATCAAAATAAACTTAATGGAAAAATTTATATTGGACAAAGTACCGATATTGAACGTCGATATCAATAGCATTTATGGGATGCTGAAAAACGTCCTGAACAAGGTACAGGTATTGATTTAGCTATAAATAAATATGGAATAAATAATTTTACTTTTGAAATTATAGAACAATGCAATTCTGAATAGCTTGATGAAAGAGAACGATTTTGGATAGAATATTTTAATTCTTATACAGATGGATATAATAGAACTCCGGGAGGCTCTTCCTTAAAAGGAGAAGAACATCCAAGAGCAATATTAACTAAAGAACAAGTTTGGCAAATTCGAGATTTATATGGAAAACGAATCAAGCGCTCTGATGTCTTTAAAATATTTAAAGATACTGGAATTACTGAACGAGGTTTCCTTAAAATCTGGAATTGTGAAACTTGGACAGATATTCATACTGATGTATATACTCCAGAAAATCGTGCTTGGCATAAGCAACAAATTGGTCATTCTGAAGATTAGAAAGGTCTTTCTTCATTAGATAGAGCAATTACTCAAGATGAAATTAATATCTGGGTTAATGAATATCAAAATGGAATGACTATAAATGCTATAGCTAAAAAATACAATAGAGATAATGGTACTGTTCAAAAATATATTTCTAATCCAAATGCACTTAAAAAAGTTCAATATAAAGGTAGAGCCATTAAAAACTTAAATACTAATAAAACTTTTAATTCTATTAGTGCTGCAGCTAAATGGGCAGGTTGTGGAGCAACTACTTTAACAAGACATTTAGCGACAGATAAAATTGCTGGAAAAGTTCCTGAAACTAATGAACCAGCTCAATGGGAAGAATTATCCTAATCCTGTATCGACTATTCCCTTTGTAGGGAAGTACCAGTGCTATTAGTACGCACTCACATTTTAGGAAACGAATTGTGTTAAATGGGGAAACGGTAGACTAAGTAAAATTACTTAGAAGAAATAGTCAGTACCTTTAGAAATAAAGGAATAATATGTAGGCGAGCAAGACGCAACCGAGCTTGCAGAAGCACTTCTCAACCCAGAAACGCGTAATGTAGCAAAACTTGTAGTAGAAAATAAAACAGAAACCGCAAATTTAATAGAGATACTTTTAGGTCCAAGTGTTCCACCTAGAAGAGAATTTTTATTGAAGCATAGCGAGGAGGCAAATGATAATGACTAAATTACCTGGAGGCAGAATTGATTATACGGGATAGACTTTTGGATATTGGACTGCTTTATACCCTGTCACAAAAGAAAAGTATAAGTATTATTGGCATTGTAGATGTAAATGTGGGAAAGAAAAAGATGTTTTAACAACCTCTTTAGTTAATGGAAAATCGAAAAGTTGTGGTTGCCTTAGAGCAGAAGAAAACCAAAAAAGATTCTTAAAAGATTTAACTGGACAACATTTTGGAAAATTAACTGTAATAAAAAAATCTTTTAATCGTTCTCCTTCTGGAAAACTTAAATGGCTATGTAAATGCGACTGTGGAAATATAAAAGAATTTATAGGAGAAGATCTCTATCAAAATAAGATTTCTAGTTGTGGCTGTTTAAAATCTAAAGGAGAAAATAAAATTTTAAAAATACTAAATGAAAATAATATAAAATATAAATATCATTATTTTGTATCAGAGTGTAAATTTAATAATATTAATAGTCGGGGGGCAGAATTTGATTTTTGCATTTATAATTCAGATAATACTTTTTATTTTATTGAATATGATGGAATTCAACATTTTGCTCCTAAAAGTGAAAAAGGCTGGAATAATTCTCAAAATTTTTTATTAACAAAAGAACACGATAAAATAAAAAATGATTATTGTTTAACACATAATATTCCTTTAATTAGAATCCCTTATACACAAATAGATAATTTATCTATTAATGATTTAATATTAACAACATCTAATTATATAATTAATAAGGAGTGATTATTATTTCTAAAGAAGAATTAAGTATTAATCAAGAATTAAAACAAAATTTTTTAGATTTTTCGTTTGAAGCCAATTCACAACGTGCCTTTGCGGATGCCAGAGATGGATTAAAACCCGGTCAAAGAGCTTGTCTTTGGGAAATGTTTGTTAAAGGTTACTCAAGTTCTAAGCCTCATGTAAAATCAGCGAAGATTAGCGGCGGAACAGTGGCTAGTTGGTGGCCGCATGGCACAACTGCAATCTATGATACTTTTGCAAGAATGTCACAACCTTGGGTAAATAATATCCCAGAAGTAGATTGGCATGGCGCAAACGGCTCTATCCAAATTAGTGGAGAACCAGCTGCAGACCGCTATACTGAAGCACGACTTGCAAAAAGTACAGAAGAAGGACTTCTGCAAAATATTAAAAAACAGAATGTTCCTATGAAATTAAACTTTTCTGAAGACGAAGAGTGGCCTGAAGTCTTTCCTGCTATTTACCCCAGATTAATGGTAAATGGATGCCAAGGCATTGGATCTACAATTGCTAATGTATGGTTACCACACAGTTTGGATGAACTCGCAGCTAGCATTAAAGAATATTTAGCTACCGGTAAAATTGACTATAATAAATTAGCTCCTTCTTTTCCAAGTGGCGGAGAAATTATAAATAAAGATGATTTACACATTATTTACGAAACTGGCAAAGGGCGAGTTATTTTACGCGGTAAAGCTGATATAAAAGGAAACATAATTTCAATAACAGAAATTCCTTATCAAGTTTATGTTGAACCTTTAATAGACCAAGTGAAGCAGTTAATAGAAAAAGAAGAGATAAAAGGTATATCTAATATCTTAAATAAAAGTAACAAAAAACAGCTTTTAATTGAGATTGAATGTGACTCTCCTGCAGCTTCCGTCTTAACTCAGCTTTATGCAAAAACTGATTTACAAAAGAATTTTAATGCAAATCAATATGCGCTTGTAGGTAAAACTCCAAAGCTTTTAAATTATAAGCAATATCTTGATATATATTTACAGCATAACTATGACTGTATAAAAAGAGAAAATCAATTTACTCTTAATAAATCTAAAAAAAGATTAGAAATAGTGAATGGACTAGTTAAAGCTCTTGAAGATATTGATAATATAATTAAATTAATTAAGCAGAGTGATTCAAGTGCCGCCGCAGTTAAGAATCTTATAGAAAAATATTCTTTTACAGACAATCAAGCAAAGGCAATAGTAGATATGAAGCTTGGTCGTTTGGCGCATTTGGAGAAGATAGAATTAAATAAAGAACAAGAAGAATTAACTTCTATAATTGCTGATTGTGAAGATGTTATAAATAATCTCTCTCGACAAAAAGATATTTATTTAGAAAGATTTAATGCCTTTGTTAAAAAATATTCCTCTCCTCGCAAAACTGTTTTAATGCAAGCTCTCCCTAATAAAGAAGAAAAAGAAATAGAATTTGTAGAACCCGAAAAATGCGTTGTTGTAATGACTGAAAGTGGTACAATAAAACGTATTCCACAGACCTCTTTCCGCAATCAAAAGCGCAATACCAAAGGAGTAAAAACACAAGAAGATATAACTAAAAGTGTAATTCGTACTAATACAGTAGATTCACTTATGGTATTTACCAATCTCGGCAATATGTATCGTCTTTTGGTAGATAATATTCCAAGTGGGACAAATACTTCAAAGGGTACACCTATATCTTCTTTAATAGAGATGAAACCAAATGAGAAAGCAACTGTAATATATTCTATCTATAAAGACACTGATGCTAAATATATTATGTTTATAACTAAACAAGGTATAGCTAAAAAGAGTGCTTTAGATGAATACACTAAAACTAAAAAGAAGAGCGGTATTCTTGCGATTAATTTGCGGGAAGACGATGAAATAGCTGCTGCATTTTTAGTAAAAGATGAAGATATTATTATTACTACAAAACTTGGTGTATCAATTCACATCAGCTCTTTAGAGATAGGTGCAACATCAAGAGCTACGATTGGAATAAAAGGAATTACTTTAAAAGATGGGGATAGCGTATGTTCTGCAATCCCGATACACGATAAAAGCGATAAATTTGGAGTCTTCTTGAATAATGGCTTAGGTAAACAAATAGACTTAAAAGAATTGCCCCTCCAAAAGAAAGCTGGAAAAGGTCTTATGGTCAGTAAATTGGCGGAAGGAGTAAAAATTGTTGCAACGGCAATGCTATCAGAAGAAGATAATATATTAATAGTTGGAAATACTACGTCAGTATGTCTTTCTGCAAAAGATGTTCCTACCCTCGGTAGACCTGCAACTGGTAATCAACTAATAAAAAGCTTTGTAGTAAAATCTGTAAGCAAGATTTAAGAAACCTTTACTTGACAAAGATAAAAAAATCTTATATAATATATATAAGAGATTTAAGTGAAAGAACATTTAACTAAAGTTAAATCTCCTCTTTATATAGCGTATTAACTCAAACTAGCGTTTGAGTTAATACTTAGATTAGATATACAAACACTTCGTGTTTGTATATCTAATCGGAATCTTTTTTTATTTGATTATATATAAAAAATAATATATAATATATACATAATAAAAAATAAAAGGAGTTTTTATAATATGACAAAAACTTCAGGAGCAATAATAGAAGAATTAGTTGAAAAGCTTAATTATTATACAAAATTATATGATGAAGGGCATCCTGTAATTAGTGATACTGAATGGGATAACCTTTATTTTAATCTTTGTCATTTAGAGGCAGAGACAGGAATAGTATTGCCCAATTCGCCCACACAGAAAATTTCTTATGAAGTAGTTTCTGAACTAAACAAAGTTAAGCACTCTCATCCAATGCTATCTCTTGCAAAGACAAGAGACTTAGAAGAACTCAATTCTTTTGCATCTGGAGAGGATAGAATATGTATGCTTAAAATGGACGGTCTTACTGTAAGTCTTCACTATGTAAATGGTGTTCTTGTGTCTGCAGAAACAAGAGGAGATGGCGTTGTAGGTCAAGATATAACTCATAACGCAAGAGTAATTAATAATATTCCTAAATATATCCCTTATCCAAAAGCAACATTCAATATAAACGGACCCATTGTAAATACTTTGACAATAGATGGTGAGATTATTTGTGATGAAGATACTTTTACAAAAGAATTTTCTGATGAATATGCTAATCCTCGTAATTTTGCAGCAGGTTCAATTCAGCTTCTTGATAGCAAAGAATGTGCAGCAAGAGGACTAAGTTTTATTGCTTGGGATGTTATTGAGGGGTTAGAGCAATTAGAAAACTTAAATGAAAGATTAATAACTGCTGCTTCATTTGGTTTTACTTGCGTTCCTTATGATTTATTTTCAGCTGGTCAAAAAATAACAGAAGAAGATTTAACAGTCTTTAGAAAATGTGCAGCTAATTTAAACTATCCTATTGATGGACTTGTGTTAAAAGTAAATAATTGCGCGAAGTATGTTAAGGCTGGCTCAACGGAACATCACCCTAATGCCGCAATGGCTTTTAAATTTGAGCCAGATGTATACGAGACTTGGCTTGAAAATATTGAATGGACTCTTGGACGCACAGGTGTTTTAACTCCTATTGCAGTTTTTCACGAAGTAGAAATGGATGGATGTGGATGCACACGAGCTAGCTTGCACAATATCAGCGTAATGCGAGAAACGCTTCATCGAGCTTACCAATGTCAAAGTCTATGCGTTTTTAAGGCGAATGATATAATACCTCAAGTCCTATCTGCTGGATACCCAGAATCAAGCGCTGATATCGAAGGAATTAGACTTGATAATATTCCAGATGTATGTCCAATTTGTGGTGGACCAACTTATATAGAAAAGAAAAATGACTCTGAGGTTTTAAAATGTGGAAACCCTGATTGCTGTGGTCAATTGCTGACAAAGCTAGATCATTACTGCTCAAAGAAAGGCTTAGATATAAGGGGTCTTTCAAGAGCTACTCTTGAAAAGCTTATTGATTGGGGCTGGGTTAATGAGATTGCTGATTTATATAAACTAGAATCACATAAAGAAGAATGGATTTTAAAGCCAGGCTTTGGAAAAGTATCAGTGAATAATGCTCTTACCGCAATCCAAATGAGTAGAACACCTAAGTTAGAAAAATTTATCTGTGCACTTGGTATTCCACTTGTAGGAACATCGCTTTCAAAAGAACTCGCAAAGCATTTTAAAAGCTATGAAGAATTGCGGGATGCGGCAAAAAGTCACTATGATTTTACTCATTTGGATAAAGTGGCTTATGAAAAAGCCTCTGCTCTTTGGAATTTTGATTGGGCAAACGCTGACCTTATAGCGGCTAATATTCTTGGTTATGAGCAGGACGAAACGCCGACCGCGCAAGATATGATTGGTGAAAAGATATGTATTACTGGTACTTTGCAACACTTTAAAAATAGAGATGAATTAACTAAAGTAATAGAAGCTCATGGTGGAAAAGTGGTTAGTAGTGTATCTTCTCAAACTACTTGGTTAATCAATAATAATATTTCTTCTACCTCCGCAAAAAATAAAGCTGCAGAGCGTTTAGGGATACCGATTATAACAGAAGAAGAATTTATAAATCATTATGCTTTATCAGCTTCTCTTAGTTGAGAAACTTTTAAAAATATTATATAATAAGGATAGAAAATATGAAACAGAAAGAAATAAAAAATTTAGCAAAGAAAATTGCATAGCTTGAGTTGAAACTCCAGCAACCAGATTTATCTACTGAAGAAAAATCGAAGGCAGAAAACGAAATTATTAAGTTGTCTTCGCATATTGGAGGTATAGATGATATGATTGCCTTAGACGATGCAATTCAAGAAATACTTTTGACTTTGTAAAAAATTTTTTATATAATATCTATACTGAATGAGAAATTCAGAAAATAAAAAAAATAATTATTTTAAAGGAGAAAAATTAAAAATGGCAAAGCTTTCTGAAAATAGTGTAAAGGTTATTGAGTATCTTAAAGAGAATCATGGTAAGAAGATGACTTCACAGGATGTTGCGGCTGCTCTTGATATGTCTACTGCAACTGTAAATGGTGTATTTACTTCTTTGAGCAATAAGAAGCTCGGTGTTCGTGAGTCTGCTACAGTAAAGGGCGCAATTGATGCGACTTTCATTGGCATAGTAGATGCTGATAGACCCGAAGGTCTTAGCGAGAACGCTATAGCAATTCTTGATTACCTTGCTACTGTAAAGGGTAAGGATATTACCACTGACGATGCAGTAGAGGCTACTGGCATTGAGAAGCGTAAGTTTACTGGTACTTTCAACTCGCTCGTTAAGAAGGGTCTGGCTGAGAGAATTCCGGTTAAGGTTGAAGGAGACGTTCCGGTGAAATATCTGGTACTGACTGAGGCCGGTCTTGCGTTTGATCCCACAGCTGACGCTGAGTAATTAAAAAGAAGTTTTTGGTCTGGAGGAGGAAATTCCTCCAGACTTTTTTCTATAAAGGAGAAAAGATATGATTTAGGTAATAATAGGAGTTGGAATTGGCTGTTTAATTACCGCTTTATTCCTTTCTCCAAAGTTAAAAAGAGTTACGGTCGATAATCAATCTATTTTAAAAGAAAATTCATAGTTACAATTAACAAGAACTAAGTATACGGAAGAGATTTCCCAAATGGAAAAGGCAATTGGGGAATTAAATTTGCAGAGAGAAAAATTACTTGCTTAGGTTGAATAGATTAACTTTAATCTTGAAAAACAAAAAGAACAAGCTGATAAAACTAACGAAATAATTTATCAGCAGAGCTTTGAATTAATGCAAGAGAAGCTAGAAAAAGCTGCTGATGAAGAGTCTGAGAAGTTTCAAAAAGCTCAGCAAGAAGCAGAAGATGAATATCTCTTGTGCTTACAAGAGCAAGCTAAAGATTTTCAAAAGGCTTTGGAAGAAAACGCGGAAAGACTTGCTGAAGCCCGTAAGACACTGGAAGAGTTCCGTGCAAAAGCAGACGCCGCGATTGAAGCAGCTAAACGAGAAGAAAAAAAAGCTCTTGAATTAGATAAGTATAAAATTTTGCTTAGTGAGCAAGACCTTATTGAAATAAATCGCTTGAGAGAAATAGCTCCATATTTTAGAAATGCACGAGCAATTTACAAAATTATATGGGAAAGCTATTATCGTCAAAATACTACAGATTTAATAAATCGTATTATTGGTGCAGGTACTCATACAGGCATTTATAAGCTTACTAACCTAAAGAATCAAAAAGCATATATAGGCTAGGCTGTGGACCTTTCAACTAGGTGGAAAGACCATATTAAAGCTGGTTTAGGAATTGACACACCTAGCAATATCCTGTACAAGGCTATGGCCGCAGATGGAGTGGAGAATTTTTCTTTTGAAGTTCTTGAAGAATGTGACCGCAGTGAATTAAATAATCGAGAGACTTATTGGATAGATTTTTATAATACTACTATATTTGGTTATAATATGACCAAAGGAGGAGCTAAAAAGCAATGAATAAATGTGATATATGCCTACATTCGTTTATAGCTAATGGACAAATGCATTGTCCATATCTTACTTGTGCGCTTAGTGTTGAAGAATATATAAGTATATTAAAAACTATAAGAGGGATTAATAATGGAAGTAAAACTTACTCAAATGACACCTAATCCAGTTAGAGCAATAGAAGAGGCTGCTTCTAATTGCTATGATAGCAAGCCAGGCGATGGACGAATAATGCGCGCTTGTTTCCGCTCGGGACATCATGCAGTGCTTGAATTTGCTAGCTTTACGTTTCACATCACCGGAGTTAGTCGTGCTTTACTTGCCCAGCTTACGCGTCACAGACATGCAGGATATGCAGTGCGAAGCCAGCGCTATTGTTCTGAAGATGGAGCAAATTTTGTATGGCCGCACACTATTAAAGCAAATCCGCAAGCAGAACTTATTTATATGAAGTTTTTAGAAGAAGCTAAATCGGCATACTCAACACTTCAATCACTTGGTATTCCAAATGAAGATGCAAGATATGTTTTGCCGAACGCTTGTGAAACAACGCTAGAGTTTACCTGTAATCTTCGAGAACTTATACACATAATGAATGAGCGTTTATGTAACCGTGCGCAATGGGAAATAAAAGAATTGTGTCAGAAAATGCGGGAAGAGGTAATCGCCGCGGAACCAGCTTTTGCGGATTTTCTTCAGCCCAAATGTGAACACTTAGGCTACTGCCCCGAACATGCTAGCTGCGGCCGCAAAAAGAGACTTAAAGAATTAATAGGTTGAAATTTAGAAGAAAATTTGTTATAATATTTATAGTAAAAATGAAAGATAGGTATTAAATATGAAACAAGAATTTATTGATTTTGTAAATGCATTAATTGCGGCAGCACCTGAAACAGCAGAAAAGTTAATGACAGATAATATTAAAGCTTATATGGAAGCTTTAGTAGATAAGAAAAATGAAAAACCGGTTCTTACTGATAATGGAAAGTTGATTTTGAAATATTTGCAGGAGCAACCTGCAGGTATCTATAAGTCAAAAGATATTGCGGAAGGACTTTATATATCTACAAGGAATGTATCTGGAGCAATTCGTAAGCTTTGTTCAGATGGCTTTGTAGAAAAGATGGGAGCTGACCCCGCTCTGTACACAATCACTGAAAAGGGTAAAAATTATAAAATAGAAAATTAAAAGGAGTAAATTATGGCTAAGAAATTTATTAACAAGACATATATAGAAGGAGCAGTTTATCAGCACTCTCTTGAATTAAAGAAAACTGGTGAGCAGTCTAAGAACCCTGGCACAGAGTATATTACAGGTGCTCTTGAGATTGCAACCGATGATAATGGGATAAATATTGTGCCGGTACATTTTACCTATGTAACAGCAACAACGGCAAATGGAAAAGCTAATGCCACATTTGGAGTTTTGATGAATTTTATAAATGGTATTTACAAAACTATTATGGCAGATAGCGCCGATGTAGCTACCAAAGTAAGAATTGATTCTGCTATTGGTTTGAATGAATTTTATTCTGACCGTAATGGAAAAGAAGAGCTTATTAGTGTAAAGCGCAATGAGGGTGGCTTTGTTCACGTAGAGCAGGCTTTTGATAAGACTGCTGAAAATCAGAGAAATACTTTTGATTGTGATATAGTTATTACTGTAGTAAGGCGCATAGAAGAGAATGAGGAAAAGCAGCAGCCTGAAAAGATGATTTTAAAAGGCGCAATATTTAATTTCCGCAATGCCCTTTTGCCAGTTGAATTTACTGTGCTCGATCCTAGAGCAATGGATTATTTTGAGAGTCTTGGGGCTTCTACAAACAGTCCAGTATTTACACATATAAAAGGCGAACAGATTTCAGAAGTTATTGTTCGTACAGTAACAGAAGAGTCTGCATTTGGCGCTCCAAGTGTAAGAGAATTTAAGAGCACAAGAAAAGATTTTGTAGTAACTTGGGCAGCTTCTGAGTTGTATGCTTGGGATGATGAGTCTACAATAACTGCAAATATGATGAAAGAGGCTATGACAGGTCGTGAGCTTTATTTGGCTGAATTGAAAAAGCGTAGAGAAGATTATAAAGCTTCGCAGAATAAGCCCGCTGCGGTTCCGGCAAATGGCGGATTTAACTTTTAAAGAAGATGCCCCTATAAGGGGGCATCGAGCTAAAATTCTTATTTATAATAGATAGAGAAATAATAGATAAATTTATAAAAGGAGAAGAAAATATAAATGGCAATTAATCTTTTAGACCTTAAACCTCATGTTGTTTCAACAGATTTGTCTGGATATATAACGCTCATTTATGGTCCGCCAAAAATCGGCAAGTCTACCTTTGGCGCTCGTATGCCAAAGCCTCTCCTCTTAGCTTTTGAAAGAGGATATAATGCAATCCCTGGAGTTATCGCACAGGATATAACTTCTTGGGGAGAAATGAAGCAGGTAATGCGCGAATTAAAAAAGCCTGAAGTACAAGAAAATTTTAAATCAATAGTTGTAGATACTATTGATATAGCTGCAGACTTTGCTCAAAAATATGTTTGTAACCAATTGGGAATAGAAAATATTGGCGATGGCGGTTGGACTACTAACGGCTGGGCTAAGTATAAGAAAGAGTTTGAGGATGTCTTCCGCACGTTGGCTCAATTAGGATACGCAATAGTATTTATTAGCCATGATAAAGAAAAAACAATAAAACCGCAGAATGGTACTGAATACCAGCAGATTGGTTCTTCTATGCAGTCTTCTGCTCTTTCAATAATTGAAAATATGGCTGATATTATAGGCTATGCACATCCTAAAGTTAATCCAGATAGTACAACACAAAGAGTTCTTACTTTACGCTCTCTTGATAATAGTATCCGTTGTGGCTGCCGTTTTAGGTATATAGAGCCTGAAATACCCTTTAGTTATGAAGCTCTTACAAAAGCTTTACAAGAAGCTATTAATAAAGAAGCTTTAGAAAATAATGGGCAATATGTAACTAATGAGCGCCAGACAATCTCAATCGCTAAAGAATATGATTTTGATGCTCTTATGAAAGAATTCAGTGAAATAGCTGGAAAACTTATGGAGACAGCCTCTGCGGTTAATGGACCAAAAATAACTGAAATAATCAGTAAGTATTTAGGTAAAGGCAAGAAAATTTCTGAGGCAACTAGAGAACAAGCAGAACTTGTTTATTTAATTGTTCAAGAAATTAAAGACACACTGCTTAAATAATTTATTTAATCAACTGAAGCAATTCCGCTTCAGTTGATTTTCTTTTTATAATTTGTTATAATATATATAAAGAAATATTGAGAGAGGTGAGTAGATATAGCAGCACACTATGTCAAATGCGCAATATGCGGGCAAACTTTTAATCGAGATATTGTAGAATGTGTTCCATACGGCGCAAGAAGATATGCTCATAAAAGTTGTTCTGAAGGTCAACCTCCGCCAGAAGAAAAACCTAAAAAGAAAAAAACAGAAAATATTGAAGACCCAGATGAAAAAGAACTAAAAGAATATATTATGAAATTATTTAATATGGATTATGTTCCGCCTCGAGCACAAAGACAAATTAAACAATATATAAAAGAATATAATTTCACTTATTCAGGAATGAAAAAAGCTCTTTATTATTTTTATGAAATTAAAAAGAATGATATTAGTAAAGCAAATCAAGGCGTGGCGATAATTCCATATATTTATCAAGAATCATATAATTATTTTTACTCATTATGGTTGGCAAATCAACAAAATGAAAATAAGGATATTTCAAGCTATAAACCAAAAGAACATATAGTAAGAATACCTGTTCCGCAAAGAAAAGTAAAAAGAAGAAAGTTGTTTACTTTCTTAGACAAGGAGTGAAATAATGAGTAAATTTGTTGATATAACTTGTGTTACACAAGTTATTGGAAATGTATTTAATAATCCATCTTTACTTGACCAAACCGATAAATATTCTATTAACGATGAAGATTTTCCTAATCAATTTCATAAAATAGTTTTTGGAACTCTATATAAATTATATGAATTAGGTGCCGAAAAGATAACTCTCAAAAATGTTTCTGATTTTCTTGCGGAAAGACCTAAAAGCGAAGCAATTTTTCAAAAAGAAAAAGGTGAAGAATGGCTCCTCGCCGCCAGTGAAAATGCAACTGCTACGGCATTTGATTATTATTACAATCGTTTAAAGAAAATGTCTTTATTAAGAGCGTATGATAGTTATGGTATTGATGTAAGTTTTTTATATGACCCTGATAATATACTTGACATAAAAAAGAAACAAGAACAAGAAGAATGGCTTGATAATACAAGTTTAGAGAAGATTGCAGAAAAAGTTGATCAAAAATTAGAAGGAATAAAAGCTCAATATGTTGATAATACATTTGGAGAAGCCCAAAGACCTGATGATGGTGCTTTAGAGCTATTTGAAAGATTAAAAGAACATCCAGATGTAGGAGTACCATTGTATGGTCCACTTATTAATACTGTTACTCGTGGAGCAAGGTTGCGTAAGTTATATCTTCGTTCTGCGCCAAGCGGTTATGGAAAAAGTAGAACAATGATTGCAGATGTATGTAATATTGGTTGTAATAGAATATACGATGAAATGTTCGGTTGGATAGGAAATGGAACAGCTGAGCCAGTTCTTTATATTACAACAGAACAAGAACTTGAAGAAATACAAACTATGATGTGGTCTTTTATAGCAGCAGTCGATGAAGAGCATATAATGAATAATCACTATGTTGGCGATGAAGAAGCAAGAGTAAAAGAGGCAATACGAATTTTAGCAGAAAGTAAAATTTATATTGTTGAACTTCCCGATTTTTCTTTGCGAGATGTAGAAAATATTATAAAGAAAAATATTCGTGAAAATAATGTTTCTTATATATTCTTTGATTATATTATGAGTTCATTAAAGATACTTGAAGAAATAGCAGGGCGCACAGGTGGTGTAAAGATAAGAGAAGATAATATTCTTTTTATGCTATCAAGACGATTAAAAGATATTGCAAATGAATATGGAGTGTTTATTCTTAGTTCAACACAGCTCAATGCAGATTGGAAAGACTCAGAAATGCCAGATCAAAATCTTTTACGCGGAGCTAAGTCAATTGCAGATTCAATAGATTTAGGTATGCATGTTTTACCTTGTATGCAGAAAGATTTAGAAAAGCTAGAAACAATTTTAGCCGCTAATACTTTTGAAACTCCAAATGTAAAGCTATCTGTTTATAAAAATCGCCGTGGTCGATATAAAGGCATATATCTTTGGACTAAAGCTGATTATAGCACTTGTCGTTTTAAACCTATGTTCGCAACAACTTGGGATTATAATCTTATTTCAATAGAAGATTTAAAAATATTAACTGAAGAAAAAGGAGCTTTTTAAAATGTTTGAATACAATATGAGTAAAACAATGGCAATGGAATTGTTAAAAGATAGAAAGGGCAATGATAAAAAGCTGGAACCGCAGAAATATCTTGTAAAGATAGTTAATGAGACATTTGGTTTGCGACTGCCGGTTACCAAAGTTTACACAACACTGTAATATGATTAACTTTGATAAAAGTGAAATCAAAAAACAAATAACAACTGAACAGGTATTCGAGCTTCTCTTAGATTGGAATGGGGAGCCCGAATACACGTCTTTTGGGATTGTATCTAGAACAATTTGCCATAATGTAGCTGGAGAGGGAAGCCGCAAGCTTTACTTCTATTCAGATAGTCAACTTTTTTATTGTTATACCGGCGGTTGCGCAGAACCTAGCTTTGATATTTTTGAATTGGCTATTAAAGTAGCAAAAATACAAGAAGGTAAAACACTGGATTTAAATGATGCAGTGCGTGCTTTAGCGTATCGTTTTGGCTATTTAGATTTTATTGAAGATCAGCAAGAAGAAAAACTTGAAGATTGGAAAGTCTTTAATAGATATGATAGAATAAATAGTATAAAGATTAAAGATTATGATATTGTTTTAAAAGAATATGATAAGTCTATTCTTAATAAATTTAATTACAATGTGCGGTTAGAGCCTTGGTTAAATGATAATATAAAACAAGAAATTTTAGAAAAAGCACAAATAGGTTTTTATCCTGGCGGCGATCAAATTACAATCCCGCATTTTGATAAAGATGGTCGATTAGTCGGAATACGTGGGCGAGCATTGTGTCAAGAAGAAGCAGAGCGTTTCGGAAAATATAGACCATTAAAAATCAACGGTGAATATTATAGCCATCCACTTGGTATGAATCTTTACAATTTTAATAATAGTAAAGATAATATTAAAAAAATGGGTAAAGCAATTGTATTTGAATCAGAAAAAAGTACGCTCCAAATGCAAGGATATCTGGGCGCTGATAATGATATGTCAGTTGCGGTTTGCGGTAGTAATATCACAGCTTATCAAATGCACATGTTAATTGCGGCCGGGGCAAAAGAAGTGTGTGTAGCTTTTGATCATCAGTTTAAAAAACTTGGTGATGAAGAATATATAAAACAAGTTAAACTTTTTAAAAAGATCCAAGAGCGATATAAAAATTATGTTCAGTTAAGTTTTATTTGCGATAAAGCTGGAATCACGGGATACAAAGCTAGTCCTAGTGATGAAGGATTGGAGAAGTTTTTAAAGTTGTTTAAAGAAAGGATAGTCCTATGAAAGGAATTGTTTTTGGCGCAACTAGACAAAGAGCAGACAGAGAATTGGAAAATATTATTAAAAAATATGAACTTATGAAAATTCCGATTATTGCAAGAATAAAACGTTCTACTCAAAATACAGCTTCATTTGAAAATGGAGATTATTGGATTGCCGTTAATGCTAACCCGAATGCCCGAGGTTATGCAGTAAATGTTGCTTATATAGATGAAGAAATATCCCCTGAAGTAGTGCGTATTATCTGCTTGCCTTGCGTCAAAGCACTGCCATATAACGCTATTCATTATTTTGGTCAGGAGATTTAAAAAAATGTTTAATAAAAATCAAATATTAAGATGGTGTTAGTCTATGAAAGGAGGCTAAATATTCTATGGAATATAAGCTGATATCACCTCGACGGCAAGGATATTCTGCAATAGAACAAGTTCTTGCCAATAGAGGAATAGAAGACATAAACCATTATTTAAACACAAGTGATAATGATATTTTAAATCCTATGCTTTTAGATAATATGGAGCAAGGAGCTAAAATGTTAATTTCACATATTGCACAAAATGATAGGGTGCATATTATAATAGATAGCGATGTAGATGGTTATACAAGCTCAGCAATTTTACTTAACTATTTAAACATGCTATTTCCGCATTTTGTACAAACAAAAGTTTCATATTCATTACACAAAGGTAAAGAACATGGTATTATTTTAGAAGAAGTCCCAACAGAAATTAAGCTGTTAATAGTTCCCGATGCTGGAAGCTCAGACTTAGAGCAGCAAAAATTACTGTTAGCGCAAGGGATTGAGACGCTGGTCCTCGACCACCATCATAGTGACTCTATATCTGAATACGCCTGTGTTATTAATAACCAATTGTGTGATTACCCTACAAAATCGCTTTCTGGAGCAGGAATTGCTTATAAATTTTGTAGCTATCTTGACTCTCTTTTGGAGCGAAACTGTGCGGAGAAACTGCTAGACTTAGTTGCGTTAGGATTAGTTGCAGACGTGATGAGTCTAGCTGATTATGAAACTAAACGCTTAATCGAAAAGGGATTAAAGAATATAGAAAATCCTTATTTTAAAGGAATGACTATTAAAAATGCTTACCAATTAGGCAATCAAGTAACCCCTTTTGGAGTAGCTTTTTATATTGCTCCATATGTAAATGCAGTAGTTAGAATGGGAACAATGGAAGAAAAGCTTATCTTATTTGAGTCTATGCTTGATTTCAAAGCTTATGAAGAAATACCTTCAACTAAGCGAGGCTGTAAAGGCCAAATGGAAACAATTGTAGAACAAGCTTGTCGAAATTGCGCCAATGTTAAAAACAGGCAAACGAAGCAAAGAGACACAAGCTTAGAACTGATTGAGCGAATTATAGAAGAACAAAATTTATTAGAGAATAAAATTCTTTTGGTTCAACTTAAAGCAGAAGATAGAACAACATTAACAGGTTTAATTGCAAATGTTCTAATGAGCAAATATCAAAGACCTATCTTAATTCTTTCTGAAACAAAGCATGAACCAAATGAGATATGGTATGAAGGAAGTGGGCGAGCACCTGCTTCTACGGGGGATTTTCGCCAGATTTGTGAAGACTCAAAGCTAATTGAATTTGCCCAAGGGCATCCGCAAGCTTTTGGTTTGGGTATTAAAGCAGATAATATTTCAACTTTTATATCATATATGAATAACTTCTTTAAAGATTTTGACTTCTCTCCAAAGTACGATGTAGATTTTATTATTAATGCTAAAAGAATAGAAGAAAATAAGTACGATTTTTATAATATTATGGATTACAATGCACTTTGGGGACAGCAGGTGGAAGAACCGCTCTTTGTTATTGAAGATTTAAACATAACTAAAGATTCAATGACAGTGATGAAAGGACCCACCTTAAAATTCACTATGCCGGGTAACTCCGACATAAGTATCATTAAGTTTAAGGCTACTGAAGAAGAAGTAGAGTTATTAACTCCTTCAGATTCAGGTTGTGTAAAAATTAACGTCGTTGGAGTGTGTGAGAGAAACTCATTTGATGACAAACCGCAAATTATCGTGAAAGATTTTGAAATCGTTGAGCGACAACAATATTACTTTTAAAAACTTGGGGAGGGCAGCCTAAGTTTTTATAATAATTGCACAATATAAGCCTAATAGAGATATTAGGAGGAAACTATTATTATGAAAAAAAAGCTAACCTTACTCATTGCGCTGAGTATAATAATTGGATATTTTTTAATGCCTATAACTGTGGTGGCAGCTGGACCTATAAAGGCTAGCAGCCCAGATGAAATAGTTATAGAGCTAGAAGAAGAGCCACGAATGCCGCTTGCGGCAGAAGAAGAGACTATAATTGAAGAAGTTACTATAGAGTTATTACCCATTGAAGAAGTTGCAAAACAAGTTATAGCAGGCAATTGGGGAAGTGGAGAAGATAGAAAAAATAAACTTAACCAAGCAGGATATAATTATGAAGAAGTGCAACAAAAAGTAGATCAGCTAATGCCAAAAGAAGAAATATGCCATTTTCCATCTGGAGATTATCCAGAAGCACAATTAATTTGGAATACTATGATTTCCTGGGGCTGGACTCCAGAAACTTGTGCTGGTATTATTGGCAATATGATGGCTGAAATTGGTGGAGGCACTTTAAACCTGAGTAATTGGAAATCTGATGATGGATGTGGTTATGGACTTATCCAATGGACGAGCGGAAGAGCTTCTACTATAAAAAATCGTTATGGGTTATATCCAACTATAGAACAACAATTAATTTTTGTGAAAGATGAATTATTTGGAACAAATAATACTCGTCAGCAAGTAAACCCAACAATATTAAAACAAATAATGAATGTTTCTGGTACTGAGACTCCCGAAACTGTTGCTTTGACTTTTGCAACTCACTATGAACGCTGCGGACAGTCTTATAGAGCAAAACGTCAAAATTATGCAAGAATAGCTTATAACTATTTTATAAATAAATAACTTAAAGCCTGTACATTTTTTTGTACAGGCTTTTTTATTTTATCTAGCTCGCATCGAGCACATACATATGCTTCATCTTCCAGACTAAAAATAGCCTTAGGAATTTTTCTTTGCAAATTCTTATTTTTTATTGTATAATATATATAATAAAAGGAGTGAGAAGAAAAATTGTTTTTAACAAATAAACAAGAAGAAGCTTTAAAAATTGCTGTTAAAAGATATAAAGATAAAGAGCCTTATACTTGTATAGCAGGATATGCAGGAACAGGTAAATCAACAGTTATAAAATTTATTATAGCTGCTTTAAATTTAAAACCTGAAGATGATGTAGCTTACGTTAGTTTTACTGGTAAAGCTGCTAGCGTATTACGTCATAAAGGCTGCCCTAATGCGACTACTGCACATAAGCTATTATATTATAGTAAAAGATTGCCAAATGGAAAATATAAATTTTCTCCTCGTAAAAGTTTTGAACGCCCTTATAAATTAATAATTGTTGATGAAATTAGTATGCTTCCTATTGATCTATGGGAATTACTTTTAAGTCATAAAGTTCCTGTTATTGCTTGCGGAGACCCCTTTCAAATACCACCTATTAATCCAAAAGCAGATAACCATGTTTTAGATAATCCACATGTTTTTTTAGATGAAATAATGAGGCAAGCGCAAGAAAGTGAAATAGTTCGTTTGTCTATGGATATCCGTAATTATAAAAGAATTGATTATGTAAAAGGCAATGAAGTAATGATTATCCCAGAAGAAGAAGCTGTAAGTGGCGTTTATGATTGGGCTGATCAAATTCTTTGTGCAACTAATAAAAAACGCACAGAAATAAATTCTTATATGCGTGAACGACAACAACGAGGCCCAGACCCAGAAAATGGAGATAAAATTATTGCAACAAAAAATCAATGGAATACAACAGATTTAACTGGAAGTAATGCCTTAGTAAATGGTACAATTGGTTATTTAAGTGATATCCACACTGGAACACTTGAATTACCATATTGGTTAAATATTCCAAATATACCAATTCTTAGTTGTAATCTTTTAACTGAAGAAGATGGAGTTTTTGATGATTTAATTGTTGATTATACAAATTTAAAAGAGGGTAAACCTTTTTTGACTCCAGAACAAGGATATAAACTTTATAAAAATGAACTTACTAGAGAACTTGAACCTATTGTGCTAGATTATGGCTACGCAATAACTGGACACCGCGCACAAGGCTCTGAATGGAAAAAAGTATTAGTATTTGAAGAAACTTTTCCTTTTAAAAAAGAAGAGCACGTAAGATGGTTGTATACCTGTTGCACAAGACCAAGTGAAAAACTAGTTCTAGTTAAATAAGGAGCTTTTATGGACTTAAATAAAATATATAATATTGATTGTATGGAATATATGAAAGCACTTCCCGCAAATTCAATAAATTTTACTCTTACAGATATTCCATATAACGAGGTACAGAGAGAAACTAATGGATTAGAAAAAATGAAAAGTCTTGATACACTTGGAGCTGCTGATAAAGCTACTTTTAATACAGACGAATTTTGTAAAGAAGTTTATAGAATAACTTCTAATTCTATTTGTATCTTTTGCGGGCTTGAGCAAATGAGTGATATAGTAAAATTCTTTAAGAAACAAAAAGGTACTTGTAGGGTTTTAGTATATAAAAAGACTAATCCAGTTCCTTCAAATGGGCAATATGTTTATCTTTCTGGTATTGAACTTGCCGTTTGGTTTAAAAAACGCGGTGCTAAAACGTTTAATGCACATTGTAAAAATACTGTTTTTGAATACCCTATTTTTGGAGGAAAGAAAAGAATACACCCAACTCAAAAGCATCCAGATTTGTTTAAAGAATTAATTTTAGATAATACTAATGAAGGCGATGTGGTATTTGACCCTTGTGCTGGAGGAATGACAACGGCGCTTGCGGCTGCCGCCACAAACCGCAATTTTATTTGTTGTGAATTAAATGAAGATTATTTTAATAAAGGTAAAGAACTTTTAGAAAAGGAGAATATTATATAATGGAATGTATTTGCGATTTAAATGATATAAAAGAGTTTGTAAGTAGTGACAAATTTGCAAATTTTCTTATAAATAATACTACTGACTTTGGTACTGCCGCTTTTGTTTTACAAACTCTTATTGAAAAAATAGATGAATTAGAAAAGGAAGAAGATTAAATGGGACAGTATACAAATAAAGGTTTATATAATGGATATAAGAAAAATTCAAAAGAGAGAGAAGAACTCGACTATTATGCAACTCCTCCTGTAGAAGTCACAAATATTTTAAATCAATTACAGTATGATTTTACAGGACAAACAATTCTTGAGCCTTGTTGTGGTGGCGGACATATGATTGCCGGCATACAAAAATATCTTGATAAAAATTCACAAAAGCCAGCAAAATTAATCGGCACGGACTTCAAAGACAGAGATTTTTCTTCTAACATTTGGAATTTAGAATATGGTTTAGATTTTTTAACCGATGATTATCCATATGATAAAGCAGATGTAATTATTATGAATCCGCCTTTTGCTACAATAGAACCGTTTATGATTCGTGCTTTAGAGATTGCGCAAAATAAGCTAATTATGCTTTGTCGCACTCAAGTAACTGAAGGTCTAGGTCGTTATGAAAAGATTTTCAAAAATAATCCTCCTACTTATGTTTATCAGTATATAGATAGAATACAGTGTTGGAAGAGTGGGGTTAAACCAACAGGAAGCTCAGCGCAGGCATATTGTTGGCTAGTATGGGAAAAGGATAAAGCTGGACAGGAACCGATTTTGCGGTGGCTATATAGAAGCAATGAATATTGAGATGAACTTAAAGTTCATCTCTTTGATTTTATATAAAAATTGTGTTATAATATATATAGATAATAAAAAGGAGTGTGTAAATGAAAAGCTCATATTTTAATTGTCATACTCATACTATGTACTCAAATCTGCGAATATTAGATTCCACGAATCGCCCAGAAGACGTAATCAATAAAGCAATTGAGTTAGGCTTATCGGGCTTAGCTATAACCGATCATGAATGTTTAAGTTCACATGTTATAATAAATAAAATAGCTAAAAAACTAAGAGAAGATGGCTCAGATTTTAAAATTGCTTTAGGAAATGAAATTTATTTAGTCAATGAAAGACAAAATGGTCAAAAGTATTATCATTTTCTTTTAATGGCTAAAGATGCTTATGGATATAAGGGATTAAAAGAATTAAGCTCTATTGCTTGGTATAATTCTTATACGGATAGAAAATTAGAAAGAGTACCTCTTTTAAAATCAGAATTAAAAGAAATAGGTAGTAAATATAAAGGACATATAATTGCAACAACAGCTTGCCGCGGTGGAGAACTTTCAACTCTAGCTTTAGAAAAATATAAACTAGACCAAATGGGACAAAACTCTCAAGAGATTGCGCAAAAGATGTTAGAATTTACACTATTTTGTAAAGAAGTTTTTGGTGAAGACTTTTATATTGAATGTGCTCCCTCTACAGATAAAGAGCAAATAGCAATAAATAAAACTTTGATGCGGTTTGCGCAAGCGGTTGGATTAAAGCTGACTGTAGGCACTGATGCACATTATCTTACGCCAGCAGAAAGACCTATTCATAAAGCCTATCTTAATTCAAAAGAAGGCGACAGAGAAGTTGATAGCTTTTATCAATTTACTTATTTAATGTCAGCTAATGAAATTTATGAATTATTAGGTTATTCATTTTCTGAAAATGAAATAGATAATATATTAAATACAAGTATTGAAATTCAAGATAAAATAGAATTTTATGATTTATTTAATAAACAATCTATTATGGAAATAAAAGTCAAAGATTACCCAAAACAAAAAGGTTTAGAAAAATATCCAGTTTTACATTCTATGTTAGAATCAGATAATATCCAAGAAAGATATTGGGTAAATCAATGTATAGAAAGTCTTGATAAAAAAGAATTAAATAATGATACTTATTTATCAAGACTAGAAGAAGAAGCAGATACAAAAAGAACAATTGGTGAAAAACTTAATACTTGTATGTTTGCTTATCCGAATACTTTACAGCATTATATAGATTTATTCTGGCAGTGTGATAGCATTGTGGGTGCGGGCCGCGGCAGTTCTTGCTCAGGCTTAAATCATTATCTTTTAGGAATAACACAGTTAGATCCTATTAAATGGAATTTACCATGGTTTAGATATATGAATAAAGAACGAGTAGAAATTGGTGATATAGATCTCGACCTATGCCCATCTAAGCGTCCTTTTATTATAGAGAAAATAAAGCAAGAAAGAGAAGATAGCTTTAATGCCGATGTAGCCCCATGGGCAAAGAAAAACTTAGGAATAACTTTAATTGCGACATTTGGAACAGAAAAAACAAAAAGTGCAATTTTAGCAGCTTGCCGAGGCTACCGCTCAAAAGATTGTCCAGATGGAATAGATGTTGATGAAGCACAATATTTAAGTTCTTTAGTTCCTGAAGAAAGAGGATTTTTATGGCCGATTCATGATGTTTTATTTGGAAATCAAGAAAAGGGTCGTAAACCAGTTCAGACATTTATAAGAGCAGCAGAAAATTATCCTGGGTTAATAGAAATTATACAGTCTATTGAAGGGTTAGTTAATAAAAGAAGCTCACATGCTTCTGGAGTGGTATTTTTTGAAGGCGATCCTTTTGAAAAATGCGCTTTTATGAAAACTCCCAAAGGAGAAATTATATCTCAATATGACTTACACGATTTAGAATATCTTGGAAATACAAAGTATGATTTTTTAGTTACAGATGTTCAAGATAAGTTAGCAACAACTATTCAACTTTTACAAAAAGACAATCAGATAGAATCAAACTTATCTTTAAGAGAAGTTTATGAAAAGTATTTTCATCCAGAAGTATTACCAATAGAAGATAAAAGAATTTGGGAAGCTTTAGAGAATGGTGAAGTTATTAATGTATTCCAGTTTAATTCTTTAGTTGGAATTCAAGCAGCAAAAAGAATAAAACCAAAAAATGTTCTTGAGCTTATGGATGCTAATGGATTAATGAGATTAATGGGTGAAGATGGAGAAGAACGCCCAATAGATAAATATATAAGATTTAAAAATAATATATCTCTCTGGTATGAAGAAATGACAAAATTTGGGTTGACAAAAGAAGAACAAAAAACTTTAGAGCCTTATTTCTTAGAGTCATTTGGAGTGCCGCCTTCACAAGAGCAGTTAATGTTAATGTTGATGGATAAAGATATATGTAATTTTACTTTAGCAGAATCTAATGCTGCAAGAAAAATTGTAGGTAAAAAATTAATGGATAAAATTCCACAACTGCGTGAAAAGATTTTTGCACAAGCTAAAAGTCCGTTATTAGGCGAGTATGTGTGGAAGCATGGTGTCGGCCCGCAAATGGGATATAGTTTTTCAAAGATTCACGCTCTCGTTTACTCTTTCATAGGTGCGCAGACTTTATATATAGCAACTCATTGGGATCCTATTTATTGGGATACTGGTTGTTTAATTGTTAATAGTGGTTCACTTGAAGATAATAGTGAAGAAGAGCTTGTTGATATATTTGAACAAGAAAGCGATGATATTCAGGATGGCGTTATCTTTGAAGATTTACCTGATAAAAGCGCAAAAATAAGAAAAACTACAAGCACAGATTATGGTAAAATGGCTAAAGCTATTGGAGAAATTCGAGATGCTGGAATTAAAATTAGTCTTGTAGACATTAATAAATCTAATTTTAGTTTTAGTCCAGATGTAGAAAATCAACAAATTCTTTTTGGATTTAAAGGTATGTTGGGGATTGGCGATGATTTTGTTACAGAGATAATAAATAATCGACCCTATGTGTCTCCCAGAGATTTTTTAAATAGAGTGAAACCTAAAAAAGGAGCTATGATAGCTTTAATAAAAGGCGGAGCTTTTGATTCTATGATAGATAGAAAACTTTGTATGGGTTGGTATCTTTGGGAAACTTGTGATAAAAAATCTAATCTTAATTTGCAGAATATGCCAACTTTAATGAGATATAATCTTATTCCGCAAGATACAGAAGAAGAAAAAATTGCTTTACGAGTTTATGAATTTAATCGTTATTTAAAAGCAATTACAAAAGCAAGTGGAAAAATATTAAAAGATAAATATATTCTTGATACGAGAGCTATTGATTTTATTCAAGAAATTGAACAAGACTCATTAATAAATGATATGACTATTAACAGCAAAGCTTGGGATAAAGTTTATCAAAAATATATGGATATATTTAGAGATTGGTTAAAATCTAATATGAAAGATGTTCTTAACAAACTAAATGGAATTATATTTAAAGAAGCTTGGAGTAAATATGCGCAAGGTAGTATTTCAGCTTGGGAAATGAATATCTTATGTTTTTATTATCATGAGCATGAATTAGCAAATGTAGATTTTAAAAAATATAATATTATGAATTATTCTGATCTCCCTAAAGAGCCTATTGTAGAAAGAAGTTTTTATAAAGGTAATCATCAAATCAATATATATAAATTATCTCTTATTTGCGGAACTTGCATCGCAAAAAATAAAACTAAATCAACTATAACTTTATTAACTCCTCATGGAGTTGTTACGGTAAAATTTTCTAAAGAACATTTTACTTATTATGATAGACAATTATCTGAAAGACTTCCAGATGGAAAGAAAAAAGTAGTTGAAAAAAGTTGGTTTTCAAGAGGCTCTATGTTAATTGTACAGGGAATTAAAAGAGACGATTCATTTATTCCGAAGAAATATGCAAATGGTAGCGGTGGACATAGACTTTATAAAATAACAGAAGTTCTTCCAGATGGAGAATTAGTATTACAAACTGAGAGGTATCAAGGTGAATAAAATAAAAATAATAGCCCTTTGCGGGCAAAGCGGTTGCGGTAAAAATAAAATGTTGAATGAGTTAAAAAGACATCACCCCAACTATAATAGAATAATAGGCTATACTACTCGCCCTCTTAGAGAGGGTGAAGTAAATGGCATTGATTATAATTTTATTACTCAAAATAAATTTATAGATTTAATTCAAGATGATAAAATGGCTGAATACGCTCAATTTAATGGTTGGTTTTATGGTACTTGTATAGCTGATCTACAGCCAGAACAAATTAATATAGGCATTTTTAGTCCCGCCGCCATTCGCAGTTTGCTTAAAAGAGAAGATATAGACTTAAAAGTCTTTTATATATTTGCTAATCCTGCGGTTCGATTAATCCGACAATTATCAAGAGAAAAAAATCCTAATATAAATGAAATTCTGCGGAGGTACCAAACTGACTTAGCAGACTTTCAGCATTTGGAATTTGAATATACAATGATAAACAATAGTGATTCTTTAGCCGTAGCTTTTGCGGAGCTAGAGGACAAGATAGGCTAATGTAACAGCTGCAAAAATCATATATATTGTATATCGACCTCTTTGAGAGGAAAATTAAACGCAAGAAGGAGTAATTGGATATGATACAAGTTATCAAACGAGATGGAACACAAGTGCCTTTTGATAAACAAAAAATTATAAATGCAATAAATGCAGCTTTTATAGATGTTGATGGAGAGCTAAAAGATAAATATACGGCAATTGATATTGCCGATAATGTAGAAACTTTATTAAAACTTACTACCCCAGTAGCTTTAGTAGAAGATTTACAAGATATAATTGAAGAAGACCTTATGTCATCTGGCAGAAAAGATGTAGCGAGAGCATATATTAGATACAGATATAAACATGAAGTAGCTAGAAAAGCAAGCTCGGAGTTTATGCATGCTATTGCTGAAAAGCTTGAAGCAAAGAATGTGCAAAACCAAAATGCAAATGTAGATGAACATTCATTTGGAGGCCGCATTGGAGAGGCTGCAAGTGTAATGACAAGACAGTATGCTCTTGACAACTGTTTAAGTAATATGGCAAGAGAAAATCATTTAAACAATCGTATCTATGAACATGATTTAGATCATTTTGCAGTAGGAGATCACAATTGTCTTTCAATTCCTTTTGATGATTTGTTAGCTAATGGTTTTAATACTCGGCAAACGGATGTACGTCCAGCTGGTTCTGTAAACACTGCTTTTCAATTAGTAGCTGTTATATTTCAGTTGCAGTCTCTTCAACAGTTTGGAGGAGTTTCAGCTACTCATTTAGATTGGACTATGGTTCCTTATGTGCGTAAATCTTTTTTTAAACATTTTAATAATGGTATTAAATACTTATATGAAGGATTGGATATAGACAAATATGACGACTGTTATGATAATACAATGTCTATTGAAGATAATTTTTATAAATCTTTTCCTAAGGCTTATAAATACGCATTAGATATGACTATTAAAGAAACGCATCAAGCTGTTGAAGGTTTTTATCATAACCTCAATACTCTTCAATCTCGTAGTGGAAATCAGCTACCTTTTACCTCAGTAAATTATGGCACTTGTACTCTTCCAGAGGGAAGAATGGTAACTAAAGCTTTGCTTGAAGTTCTTATTGAAGGACTTGGTAAATTGCACAAAACAAGTATTTTTCCTTGTGGAATTTTCCAACTGATGAAAGGCGTTAATAGAAAACCCGGTGACCCTAATTATGATTTGTATAGATTAGCTTTAAAATCAACTGCTTTAAGGCTTTATCCTAATTATGCAAATTGTGACTGGTCTGGTAATGCGGGGTATGACCCAGCAGACCCACGCACATATTTTAGCACGATGGGATGCAGAACTGCGAATGGATATGATATTAACGGGCTTGGACAGCAGAAAGATGGTCGAGGCAATATATGCCCTGTAACTATTATATTACCCACTCTAGCTATGGAAGCTAAACAGAATTTTATGTCTCAATATGTTTTAACTAATGAGGATGCTAAAGAAGCTTTTATAATTGAATATTTTATAACTCTTTTAGATGAAAAGCTTCATCAAGCAAAAGATATGTTAATTGAGCGTTTTGAATGGATTTGTTCTCAATCCCCTAGTTCTGCTAAATTTATGTACGAAAATAATGTAATGGCAGGATACATTCCAGAAGAAGGAATTAGAAGCGCGCTTAAACATGGAACCTTAGCTATTGGACAATTAGGATTAGCTGAAACATTACAAATTTTAATTGGCTGTGACCACACTACTGAAAAGGGAATGGAATTAGCTAAAAAAATTGAACAGCTTTTTAAAGATAGATGCGCAGAGTTTAAAGAAAAATATAAATTAAACTTTGGTGTTTATTATACTCCTGCTGAAAATCTTTGTTATACTGCAATGAAAAAGTTTCAAGCAAAGTATGGAAAAATTCCAAATGTATCAGATAGAGACTATTTTACTAATTCAATCCATGTTCCTGTATGGAAGAAGATGACACCTTTTGAAAAAATTGATATTGAAAGTCAACTTACTGGTTATTCTTCTGCTGGTTGTATAACTTATGTTGAATTAGAAAGTAGTATAAAAAATAATATAGATGCTCTTGAAACTATCGTAAATTATGCTATGGATAATGATATTCCTTATTTTGCAGTTAATGTGCCAAATGACCAGTGCACTAAATGCGGATATACAGATGAAATAAACAATGATTGTCCTATGTGTCATAATACAGACATAAAAAGACTTCGCAGAGTGACAGGGTATTTAACAGGCGATTATCAAACTGCTTTTAATGCTGGTAAAAGAGCAGAGGCGGAAGATAGGGTGAAACACGCATGAATTATTCTGGAATAACCAAATGTGATACAGCTAATGGATTAGGTTGTCGAACAACTTTATGGGTAAGCGGGTGCCGATGCCGGTGCCCTGGCTGCCACAACCCGCAAACTTGGGATTTTAAGGCTGGGCAAGAATTTACTGAATCCGCAAAAAAAGAGTTATTTACAGCAGCCTCTAAACCTTATATTGCTGGGCTAACTTTTTCTGGTGGTAATCCTCTAGAGCCAGAAAATACTTTAGCGTTAAGCGAAATCGCAAAAGAGTTTAAACAACTTTACCCAGAAAAAACAATTTGGATTTACTGCGGAAATATTTTAACTTTTAAGGATATATACGGTCCCGGTTTTGGTTCCACAGACCGCACACAGTTCGCCCCAAAACTTTTTCGATATTGTGATGTTATCATTGATGGTCCTTTTATCCAGTCTGAACGAGATATTACTCTAGCTTTTAGAGGTAGCCGTAATCAAAGAATTATAGATATTAAAAAAACTTATGAGCAAGGAGAGATAGTATGCTTGAATCTATAATGGCTGGAGTCGCCATAGCAATAGGTTTTCTTACTTTATCTTCTTCATTTGGAGCTTTATCTTTTTCAATTGGCTTATATATAGTTCTTTGGATGGGCTATAATCTTTTTACAGGCAAAATTGGTTATGCCCGTTCAAAAGAAGCTATTTTAGTTTGTTTAAAATATTTTATAGGCAATACAATAGGCTGTTGTATTGCCTTTATTAAAAAATTACCAAATGAAATAATGATAGAAAAAGTAAATGAAAATATTTTTATTTCTTTTATTGAATCAGTTATTTGCGGAATAATTATTTTTATTGCTGTGCAAATGTATAAAGAGAAACATTACTTTGCACCATTACTCTGTGTACCAGCTTTTATACTAGCCGGCGCAGAGCACTGTATTGCTGATATATGCTTTTTATTTGCAACTCGATACTTTACAATAAAAAGTATTTTATTTATTTTGCTAGTAACATTTGGTAATAGTATTGGTTCATTGGTGGTGAGTCATTTATATGGTAAAAATAGAAAAGTTGAAAGATAAAGATTTTGATAATAATTATTGCGAGGTTGCGCAATCTTTATGCTTATGTAAAGATTTTATAGAAAAAAATAAGAGTTGTGTTTGTCCTTGCGGTCTTTATAAAAAAACAATTTCTTGATTTTTTATTTTTTATATGATATAATAAATATAAAGATAAAAAGAGAAAAGGAGAATTATTTTTGAAAGCGCATATACGATTAACTTATGTAGATAAAGATGGCAATTTAATTACTAACCCAAATGAAAATGATTTAGGGTATTGTAAAGAAACTTCTCAAATATGTCGATATGAAGATTCATGCTGGAGGCCTATAAAGAATTTAGTTAATAGTGAATTAAAGTTAACTAGCTATGAAATAAATCGACAAATAATTGACCAAATGCCCAATCTAACTGATGAAGAGATTGCGGCGACTGATAAAAAGCTGTATATATATTTAAACAAACAAATGAATAAATATTATATGCTTTTATGTAAAGACATTAGTTATTATACTGTTTTTTGTTTGGACGAAACAGCACCAAATAGAATCTTTGATGAACTTATCACTTGTTGTGAAGGCTTAGGAAAAATAAAAGGAATAGAGCTTACAGACCACGATGATGCTCTTGAAATATGGATTAAGATAAGAGATAAAGCGCCAGTGGTTATGTATTTCTTTAGCTATGATGCGGGGGTAATAGAATGTACACAATAACAATAACAACCGGAGATTTTACAAAAGACTATGTTTTAAATTATTGGAAAGATAATACAATAATAAATTCTGAATTAGTGGCAGCTGCAGACCTAACACGGTTTTTAGCAGAACGAGTTGATATAGATAGAGTTGTGCTTGCCGGAAATAAAGAATTTAATTATGGTCTTAAAGAAGAAATTGAGCGATTAATAGCAACAGAATATGCTGATAATACAATGAAAATAGAGGTTATATAAAATGAAATATTTAATTCAAACAACTGAAATATATCGCGCTAGTAATGAGGCTGAGGCCCAAGAGCTTATCAATGAAGCAAAAGTGGCAAAAGAGTATGAGCTTGCTAAATATTCTAGCGAAAAGAAAGAAGTAAAAAGTAAGGGAGAAATAATTGACGAGTATTACAAAACTTCTTTAACAAAAACTTTCAATAACATCAAAGAGCCTATTACTACAGCAACTATCACTTACGAGGTAGAATAATGACAAAATTTGAAAAGGTAAGTCGTTTTGCAGATGTAGATTTTGCTATGCCCGCAAGAAAGACTTTATACTCAGCCGGTTATGACATGGTAATTGCAGAAGACATAGTTCTTCCAAGTGTCACAAATGCTTTAATGGATTTTTATGATGATAATTTTAGAGATACTTTAAACTTAGACGGTATATCTACATTCTTAAAAGAGTATGATATATTTAAACCAACACTTGTTTCATCTGGAGTAAAATGCCAATTAGAGCAAAGTGAATATCTTGAATTATCTATACGAAGTTCCACTCCTTTAAAATATGGAATTATTATGGCTAATTCAGAAGGTATAATTGATGCAGATTATTATAATAATAACTCTAATGAAGGCGAGATATTTTTTCAACTTTATAATTTAACTCCTTGTGACATTCAACTTCATCGCGGAAATTGTTTATGCCAAGGAATTATCAAAAACTATCAAATTACAACGGATGATAATCAAGTAAAAAAGACTACTAGAGATGGCGGTTTAGGCTCTACAGACCCTCTTTATAATAGTATATGCACATCATCTTATCCTCTTGGTTGGGGCGGATTAACCAATACAATGAACTATTATGAAGACGAATTTAAAAAATTATCAGAGAATGACATTTAGAATTATGTGGATAATGGCTTAAAAAAATTTGCCCAAGTTCTTGCAAAGGAGAATCCAAATGGCTAATATACTTTCATTAGATTAGAGTTCTCGTATTTCTGGCTGGTCAGTATTTTCAGATAATAAACTTATTAAATATGGCAAATTTAACGCTGAAATAGCTGGTGCGGATATAGGCAAAAAGCTGCAGTATATTTGTGCTTAGATAGAGAAACTTATTAAAGATTATCAAATAACTGAAGTAGTATTTGAAGATATCCAAATGCAAACTACAGTTGTGAATAATGTGCAAACTTTTAAAGTACTTGCACAAGTTCAAGGAGCTATAATTAAATTACTTGAGGATTTAAAGATACCTTATTCAATTATCTTAGCTTCCGTTTGGAAATCTAAGCTAGGTATTAAAGGGCGTGCCCGAGCTGAACAAAAACGCAATGCTCAAAATTGGGTCGTAAATGAATATGGAGTAAAGCCAACACAAGACGAATGTGATAGTATTTGTATTGGCAATTGCTATATTTTAGAACAAGATAATAATAAGTGCGCTTGGGGCAAATAAGGTCAAGCGCACTTTCCCCTTTTTCATAATAATTGTGAAAGGGGTTGACAGAAGTAGATGATTGACTTTATAGTAAAATACTGGGTTGAATTCCTTTTTGGTCTGATTATTTCTGGAGCAACTGTTGCTTATAATTTTATTTCTAGATAGATTAAAAAGAACAGATAGGAGCAGTTTGATAGCTAGCTTGATACTTTATATGTAAAGATAACTGACTCATTTAACGAAAAAATGACACCTTTGCAAGAAGAAGATAAGCATATCAATAGTCGAATTGATTAGCTTCATAATGATCTAGAGGTAATGAGAGATGGGATACTAAGCTTGCACCGACGTCGCTTTGTAGACGATTGTCGAAAATTGCTAAATTAGGAATCAGAAATTACTCAAGAAGATTATGAGCGATTAAAAAGGGAACATCGTACTTATAATGCTCTTGGAGGAAATCATGAGGGCGATGAAATGTATAATTTATTTTTAAAGAAGTACGAAGCACAGCTAGTAAAATAAAATAAGGGAGCTTAAAAAGCTCCCTTTATTTTATTAGTAATATCTATTATTTCTTGCCCATGTGTAGCTATTAAATCAGCAATAAATTCTTCTTGTTCAAGAGTTAATTTTACTTTATAACTAAACATAGCTGCATGGGTTATTTCATGGCATAAGACTCTTTTTAACTTTTTTCCGTGTAAAGTATTGTTTATATAAATAAATTTTGTATTATTATCACAGGCTCCAATAGAATAAGTGCCATCGGAGCGTTTTAAATATGGGTCATCGGGATCTACATATAGTACATCCCAGATGACACCATTAATATTAAACAATTTTGCCAGCTAATGCAGTAAGCTTTGTTCTTAGAACTTGCTTTTCTTCTGGAGTTGAATCATCTATCATTTCCATAAGGTCATGAGTTAATTCTTGCATATACTTCTCCAAATCCTGCATTTGGATAGCTTTGTCTTGATGGAGTTCTTTATGCTCCATATACATTTTACGAGTCATTGGGCTGCGACCTTCGCGATAATCCCTAGGCTCTCTTTCCTCTGGCAATCTACGATAGCGCCTATCGCCATCATAATACATTCTGCCATATTCGTATTCCATATCACGATATTTATCTTTTTCGTCCATTGCTTCTGCAATTTTTGAATAATAGATTGCTTCACTAAAATCTTTAATCATATCTACAGCTTCGCCAAGTTCTTTTGCATCTACAGAAGACAAATCCCCTAACTAGCCTTGGACACAATTCATTAAACATTCCTACATATTTTTTAATCTTTTAATCATTTTACGCCACCCTTTCTACTATCAAGTTAGCATTTTGGACAGATACAGCTTGTGTGCTAGTATTTTTAACGCTTACTTGAACGCAACAGCCCTTTGGTACATCTAAGAAGACTGCACTAAATATATTATTATACTCTTCAACTGCGGCAGGTGTAGAAATCATTGTCGTAGTAGCAACGGCTTCACCGTTGATAGCTATAGCGAGAGATATAGCACCAACGGTTCCACCTGTTGGAAGAGCAATGTTTCCGCCAAAAGATACTCTAAAGCGAGCGCGACATTGATTATTAGTAATTCCTCTAAGAGTAACCAATCCGCTACCATTTCGATGAATTATCGAGCAATTTCCGTTTACAACTGTATCAGTAAACAATACATTTGAACCGGCTGTAACAGTTTGGATAGCATTAGCAGTTAATTCCATTGCTTTTTACCCCCTTTTTAAATTAGCAGGCACAAGCAGTGCAGCCATTTACAGTGCTATAGGGGCTAGGCACTACATACGCGGGCACTGGAGTAGGAGTCTGCAATCTGCGGATAAGTTCAGAAGTCTGAGCATCTTGACTAGCAGCGATATAAGCGTTCTGATTTGCCTGAGAAGCTGCAAACTTAAGAGACTGATTTTCAGCTGTAAGAGTAGCTATTTTATCTTGAGTTAAGAAGTCAAGAATAGAACGAACTCCAGCATTATTATTCTCTATGATGTCTCTAGCGCTATCTGTTATAGTTCTGCGTGTGTCACAAGACTGGGTTGCTAAGTTGTAATTAAGGTCCGCAAAGGATGTGCCTATCTGATTGCGGAGATTGCAGCAGCAAGCAGCTTGATCGGCGGCCATAGAATTAAGCTGGCCAGTTATAGCATTGGTGCTATTGTTGATTGCAGTTTGAAGTCCGAAATTCCCCTGCATATCAGCAATAGTGCCCTGTGTTATGGCGTCATTAATTCCAGAGAAGCCATTCAGCATACCAGTATTCATGGCATAGAAACCATCGCAAAGACCTTGCTGAATACCGCGAATACCGCTTTCAAGATTGTTAAAGTCGAAACTATAAGCAATCTCATCTTTAGTACCGTGACCGCGGTTACCAAAGCCAAAGCCATTACCGTCTCCCCAGCCAAAAAGCAGAAGTACAATAATCCACCAGCTCCAAGCGCCACCTCCAAAGCCATCACCATAGCCTCTGTTGTTGTTTCCAGTTACAGCTGCTAAATCAGACAAACTATAACCAGATGTGTTTGAATTGAACATTAAAATGTCCCCTTTCTAAAAATATATTATTTAAAGCCCATAGGTTTGTCTAAAGGCATTAAATTCTTTATCAAAGTCCTTTCCCTGTGATGCGAAATAATTACGCGCAAAAGCTTCTATATCTGCGGTTCTACCTTGCTAAGCCATTTGGAATAAGTTGGCGGCTATAGGATTATTCTGTGCTTGTTGAGATAACATTTGCATAATCATTTGTTGCGGGTTTTGACCAGATTTCATTAATTGAATTATCTGCATGGGATTTACATTCATTACATATTTCCTCCTTAGAATTTATACTCTTCATTTGGTTTCTTAACTTGCGGCTCAGTTACTACAGGCGGAGCTAATAAATTCTTTATTTGGTTTATCGTTGCATCAAATTCTTCTCTTGTTATAAAATTGTTGGTAACATTTGAATCTACGCTTGGAATAGGTTTAAGTTCATACATTAACATTGAGCAAGAACCATCCATATTGATTTGCTTTGTGTAGATTCGTTTATTAGCAAGATCAGGAAAATAAAACACCGAACCATCAAAATCTATCGTGCTTGCGCGTGCTTCATCAATAGAAGATACTGGACGCCCTTTTAATCCTATCCGAGAAGGTGTAGTGGAATAGGTGGGCTGATTTGGCTAGTAATAATTGTTATACATATTTATTTCTCCTTTTTCTTAAATAGCGGTTCTGGAAAATTTTTCCATCCCTGCAATATATCTTGATTTCCAGCTTTTTCCAATTTAACAAGTTTGCCCAAAAGCTTCATCGAGGCAAACTATTTTTAAACAAAAAAAATAAGGGCTAGTGATTTTACTCACTAGCCCTTTTCTTATTATTATTTATTAAGCAGCACTTCAGCTTCTATCTTATTGTTTACATAAGTTTGTAAATCACCAAGTGCTTCTGTTAGATACTTCTTTGCTTCATCTGTTAGCAAAGCCATAACATTTTCATATGTTTTTTGAAATGCTATTTTTTGCGCATCTAAATCAAATTTGCCTTGTTTCTTTAACTCATTAACATAAGTTTGATTAGTAGCTAAAACGCAATCTGTAATTGTATTGTTTAGCATATCAAGATATTTCTTTTCTAAATCATTATCAGATTGCTTTTTTAATTCCTTTATTTTTGTGTTTATTAGAACAATTAAATAAGTAGTTCCAATACCTAAAAGAGGAAATACCACTAACTCAAATATTTGTTTTACTACATTTGCCCAATCCATTTAAAGCCCTCCTATTAAAATGTGTACCAGTAATTTTCTACATCACCGGCAACGCCTAAATTAGTAATAAATTCATAATTATATACTGTATTTACAAAAGTTTTTCTAAGCACATCTTTTCTTTCTTTGTCATAAACATATCGGCCAATTAAAACTCCATCTTTCTAAGCATCTTCTGTAGTTGGAGTAGTTTCATATATTTTATCAAAAATAAAAGGGGTGCCTGGATATGTCATTCCACCATATAAACTCATTATACTACCTCCTCGTAGATTAAATCTATTACTATAAAATGAGATGAATTTTTACATAAATTATAGCTATCTTCTGATAGATACAATTCAGTAATTGGTCTATCTCCAAATGTCAAGTTAAAAATGCCAGAACCGTTTATTATCAAGTTTTCATCATTGCCTTTTTGATTAACGGCAAACTTAGTTCCTGGCAACGCATAGATACCTAGCTCAGTGACTTTTTTCCCAGCTATTAAATTCTCACTCCAACCAGATGTAAAGGTAGGAGGAGTAAAAGAAGATTGTGTAAAATAGCTTAATTGCGCAATCACTTAAAAAACCTCCTTAATAAAATGTCTTTAATATTTTATTACCAGAAATTGACATAGTTCCATTATACGATAAATTATAACTAATTCTATCAAGGGTACAATCTCCAATCCCATCTACATAAATACGAGTATTTGATTCTAAGTAATAAATTGGGATACAGGTTAAATTTACTCCTTCAGCAGTTGCAGTATATTCACTAATTAATTCATTAGCTCTAGATACTGCCGCATTACCCTAAGTGGAGCGATAGAATAAGCCAGTCATATTATCCTATATCTAAATTTTAGTATAAGCGTTATTTTTAGTAAGCTCTTTTGCCTCAGTCGGCAATATAATAAACTATACTTCTGGTGTTTCTTTATAATATATAGATTTTATAGCTGGTTCATTAATTACTTTTGACCGAGAGCCTATTTTATTTACGGAATACTTTCCAAGTTCTCCTTCAGTATCTAAAAAATCAAACCAAAAATAAAGATTAGAAGGATTGAGATACACATCTTTATTCCAATAAGCTCCAGCGCCTTTTTTATCGTAACCATTAACGTCAAAGTAATTTTTCTTCTCTTCTTCACTTGGAGTAGGATTATATAACTATCTCCAAAAGCCGAGAATATCAGTATAATATTGCTCATACTTAGTGCGGCCACCTATAAATTGTGGATTAGCTTTTTCAAGTTCGGTTAAAAAGCTTGAATATTCTCTATATCTTTGATAATCTACGGCCATTCGATAAAGTAATTCTCGCCAATCACAAGGAAAACCAGTTTCTCCTTCTTCAAGAAGTTCTGCTCTAGTTATAAAAACCATATCTTCTTTTTCAGAATTCCAGTATTCAGTTTTTAGCTCATAGTTTTTTTCTATTTCAGCTTTCCTTTTAGCCTTTTCATCATTAGTTAAATTAGCATTATTATCAATTTCCATTAAAGAAGCTTCTTTTTCTTCTTTTCTATTTTTATCTAAATTATCATAAAATTCTTGAATATAAACTCTATGGTATCTTTCTGGTTTTTTATCTACTGCGTATCTAGCATGAATCGCAATTATCGAACCGTCTGCCCCATTTCGTTGACCCCAAATGGCAAAATCATTTTTAGTATTTTCTACATTTGGAGTATTATTAATTTGAGTTATTAACTCTTTATCATCAAATCTATAACTATATGGAGTAATTGCCGCAATAGGCTCAACTATTTCACCGTTTATTGGAGAAAATAATTCTTGAATATAATTATTCTTTTTTTGAAATATAAAGCGACCTTTTGTATCATAAAAATATTCAAAATTACCAAGCATTTCAGTTATTTTATTCAACATTGTAGTTATTGGTTCACCAGCGTTTAAAATTAAATCATTTGCATAAGTTAAAGTAATTTGATGATATCCTGCAGTTTCGCCACTCTATACTTTTACTACATAGCCAATTCCAGTATTATTATCTGGATTAAGAATAATTTGTGTAGCGTCATTGTTATAATTTCTATCAAGAGCATTTAAAGAATAAAATTTATAACCCTTATCTTCAAATTCGTTTAATTTACAAAAGGTTGTTTCATTAATATTAATTTTTACCTCTGTGTCACCATTTAAAGTAATATTCAATACATCTGGATAGTCTCCATCTCCAGACTATACAAATAAATACATCGGTTTTTCGCCTCTGTATTCCATTAACTCATACCCATAGTCATCTAAATCGTTTATAATAATATTACGCATAGGCTCTTGAGCATATTCATGAACAGCTTCTCGTATAATGGTATATAACGGCAAAAGATTAAATGTTATTGTTCCATCGGCATTTTCAATTTCTTCTTTACCAAAATCATGTTGCGCTGGCAAACTCCCACTTATTGTACCATCTAATCGACACATTTTATCTTTGCCTTGAATTGAAATAGTTAAGCTAGAAGTAGACTCTGATATACTAAAATTAGATATTATATAAATGCCTTGATCAAACCAAATAATATCTGGTTGTGTGTGGTCTATAGTGTTTTTTAATCCAATCTATAATTTGAACTTATGATTATAAGCCCAGTATTTATCAGTTATAATATTATCTTCTTTAGTAGCGGTCATTGATAAAGAACAAGAGCGCCGCACAGAGGAAGTTCCATCTATATTAATGGAACCTCCTGTAGCTTGACCAGTAATTTCTTCTACCGGTAAATCTTCATTGGTAAGGGATATGATTTTAATATATGTCTCTTTTGTGCAGTTTAAGTCTAATCGCTTTAAAAAATTTTTATCATACATTAAATAACCCCTCCTAATTCAGAACTTCCAAGAATAAATTTACCTAGTTGAGAAGAATACTTTTGTAAATCTGCTCTTGCAATTCTTACATACATATCTATATGAATACCATTGCCTTTTTCAACTTCAAATGGTAGGTCGTTATAGACTCTAATCTACCCATCTGACAAATTTATTACCTAATCTTCTAAAGTTAGATTAAAATTATCATTATCTTTTGCATTTATATCTCTCTAAGCTACTAAAGTATAAATAGCTAAAGGCTTAACCTTACCAAATGCTTCAGCAATTGTAGTATTAATCGGAATAGACATTACTACATCAAGACCATCACTTACTGAAATAGCAAAAGTATCTACATAATTACTTGTAGAGGCTGCATCTACTATCTTATATTCAAAGGTAATAGAAGCATTATCATTTAAAATCTCATTACCTTTGTACAAAGTAAAGCCTGTCATTAAGTAATTTTCTGCTGTAGTAAATGTTCCAGTTGGGTTAAAGAAAGGATCTGCTATATTATCTATAAGAAGATAATCTTGTGTTTCTTTTAGAGTTGGCTATATTAATTGCCATTTAAGATTTTTTATTACAAGATTCTATTCAGCTGCTAGAGAGACCAGTTTTGATGCTTCTACTTGATTATTAGTCCAAATAATTTTATTGTAAGTCTTCGAGAATATTTTCCAATCTCCATCTGTAATCTCTGGCTCTTTTATCTCTGGCTGCCGTACTAGTCCGCTAGCTTGGAGACTTTCTATATCGGCGGCCGCACATTCATATCCAGTACAAGAAAAACTGTGTATCATTCTTCCAAGTGTATCGTTAGGTGATAAAGAGGTATTCATTAATCGCACTACATAATTGCCTTCACTTGGACTGCGGAAAAGCTTGGGCTTGCCATCTGTAAGCCACTCTAAAACAGCTAATTTAAATTTGCGCTCTGCCGTATAATTATACCCTACTAAATTAGTTGTTGGAGTATTATCAAAAGCTTCTACCGCCCTTGTTTGCTTTCTAAGAGTTGATTTTTCAGAAAGGTTAAGTTCTTCATCGCTCACAAAGAAATTATCTCTATCCATCTAATAAGAAATTAGTCCAGAGATAGGAATTTCCTTATACCGCACTTGCCCATTTCTGAAAAAGAAAGGATATTGTCCACCTATTGTATCAGTCTTACTTTCTAATATTGTATCTTTAAAGCTAGATACTTTAGGATCATATTTAATTTTTAATTGCTTTTCACCATCAGTTAAAAACATATTTTCAAAGTCTGGCGTTATTGATGTTACATATTTTCTTTCACTATAAGCTTTATTATCATTTACACCAGTAGTAACTTGTATTAGAGCATATTTATAAGTTATTCCCTGTTCAATAGAAGTATCTAAAAAAGTATAATCTACTTCATGCCCGCCTATAGTAGTATATTCTGCAATAACATTCCAAGTTTCTTCATCAGAAGTTCTCTATATCTAGACTGTTGCTTTGGATGTTGAAGTACCACTAATAGTTAATTTTACATAACCATTTTCAACAGCTTCGGCATCCTGTGAAAGAACATTAAATTTTAATTCGGTAGTCATTGGGACTTTACTTGCAGCTATTATTTTATAAAGTGGAGTTTGAGTTGTATATCCATTTACTGTAGTAACAAAAAATTGTAAAGTATAAACAGTATCTTTTAATAATTCTTTTTTAATATCAAAATTAATTTTATATGTTCCTGCGTAACCTTTTGAATTATTAAACAATAGAATTCCAGTATCCTGAATAGTTTCATTCGTTATAGCATTTTTGAATATAAATCTATAAGAATATAGAGGTTCAGATTGCATACTAGATACATAAACACCCTAAAAAGAATTATAAATATTAGGGTTAGACACTTGTTCGCTTAACTTATTTTCTTTTAAATCTGTAATATAAATCTCTTTCTCTTTTTCAACGCATCGCCCAATTGAAGCAGATGAATAATAAAAAGGGGTAGAGTTATCGTTATAAGCCATCTAAAATTTATAATAATTACCAGAGATTAATTTATTTTTATATAAACCAGGATATATTACAGAATTAACTTCTTTATTTGGATAAATACCTAAATAAACCCTATATGCTCCCGTATGTTTTGGAATAAAAATTTTATTTTTTAATGTGTCAGAATAAATAATATCTATTGGTTTTTCTTCGCTATTCATTTGTATATATACACCAGAGCCTTCAAAACTATCAAATCCTCTAAAAGAATATTCTACCCCAGCTTCTAATTTTATAGCCTATGAATCTGGATAACATATTGCTACAGGTTCATCACCAATATATTTTCCTTTTATAGAAATACTACCATCTCTATTTAAAGTTACTGTAACTCCTTCTTTTGGGGCTTGCATAAAATTTTTAATATTTATAAGATTATCAACAAAATCAAAATTCTAAAATATAATTTCTGATACTCCTTCTAAATTCTATTGAGAACTTTTACCATACCCAATTATTTTAGAAGAATTATAATCTTTTATTGCTAACTAAAAGCCTTCAGTAGCCTAACCAATTGCCACAGCGGGATTATTCTCAAACGGTACTTTAACTGCGGCCGCCGTGAATGCGGGGATCGTATCGGCAATTAATGGAGGATATATAATCATTTTAATTCTCCTTTCAAAAAGATAGAGGGTTGAGCAGCGCTCAATCCTCTATCATAAACATAATAGCAGATAACTGAGGAGGAGTAAATTCAGCAGCTCCAAAATCATCTATTTTAAATGTCTTTATATCTAAATCTTGTTCAAGTGAGAAAAGATTTTTCATTTCTTCAGCAACTGCATCTGTTTTGTCATCTGGAATTTCGTATCTCTGACCATCTTCCGACAATACCCCGTAGTGCTTTGCAATATCAAGTCTAGCCTTTTCAATATCCTGCGCCGCCGCAGTTATTTTCTCTATATTCTTCTGCATAAAGAAATTTACTTTTACAGGGATATAAGTATTTATCTCTGCAAAATTAGTAGCCAAGTTATTGGCTATAAGATAGATTTCTTGATTAGTGATTTTCATTTTGTTTTATCTCCTTTATCTCATTTTCGAGTTCAGTGACTCGTTGTTTAAGTTTTTGTATTTGCCAAGTATTAAGAGCGATAAATTCATTATATCGAACTGCTAAAGGCTAATCTAAATCATGAAAAACAATAGCACTATCATTAATATTACATTCTTTTTCTGCTTTTATAATATCCTAAGCTATTACTCCATAATGCTATTCTAAAGGGTTTCCATAACCTGAATTATAATAAAAGGATTTTGGCTAAATTTTATTATAAAAATTTTCGAGCTTTTCACTATTTAATGAAGTTATATTATTTTTAATTTTTTCATCTGAGCTTACCGCTGCAGCTAAAATAGCAGTCCAAGAACGAAATAAATCATCTCCCCCCTATTCTGTTGTTGCATAAACCCATCCTGGATCCCAAGATAAATAACGTCTATATGGGGCTGTTCCACCTTCTCCAGTAAAACCAGATGCAGACATTGAATTTGGACCTCTTCCTCGTCCAATTTTAAAATCTCCAAAATATCCAACATCTGCCTAAACAGTGCCTTTAATAGTAGCATTAGAACAATGCAAAGAGCCATCTCTGTTTACATAAAAAGGATAATTCTTACCATTATCACAAGATATAATAGTACCTCCTGCAATACTCGGATTCCATAGCGTAAAAGTATAACCAGTATCAGTATTTTTATTATAAATTTTATTTGTATCAATCTTCCATCCACCAATAGTCCCAGTAGAAGCTTTAATAGAACCTTCAATAGTAGCAGCTGTTGCGGTCAAAGCTCCATCATGCCCCACTCGAAAGACACCATCGCTACCACCAGCCTCTTTTCCGCCTGCAAAAAAAGCATATGTTTTACCAAAAAGACCCAAGCCAACATAACGATTTTGAGAATCTTTATTTCGTAAAAAGCCATCTCCTATTTCCCAACCTGCGATAGTTCCAGAAGTAGCAGTCATATCTCCATAAAATCCAACTTTAAATTCTCCTCTTGGGCCTTTACTGAAAAAAGCCCACTAACCGCTTGAAGCAACATAAACATTATATTTATTTTCAATATCAGATGCACTAATTTTTCCTTCTTCTATAGCCCACCCTGCTATACTTGCTGTACCATCAATATTTAATTTAAGCTTATTTCCTAATGAAATACCAACTTTACTATCTATTAATAAATTATTACCTGCAGATAAATAAAAATTATCTGTTTTTATTCTTAAAGAATTTTCAAATTCTTTTCCTTTTACTGCATCATTAAAAGATATATAATTATCTCCATCTCCAACAAAGAAAGCTCCAGCATTATTTAAATAATACTTAACAATACCTTTATCTATTCCATAAAGACCAGTCTCTTCTAAAGTTTTATTTGTAGGGTCTAATGATTGCCCCATTAAAACCCCACTAAAGGTATTATCTTCAGCATTTTTTCCACCGGCTGCAATAGTTGCTGCAAATAATCTGTTTTTTTCAGTATCTTGTAAGAAAGTACCATTCCAATCATTCAAAGCATCCATATCCCAGCGTTCTCTAGTGCTAAAAATAGGTTGTGACCAAATAATTGGGTTATCTCCAGCAGGATCTTTTATTGCTTTTAAACAAGTTACAGGTAAATTATTAGGTGCAAGTGCTAAAGGTTGTAAATACCATTTACCTTTTTTAAAACTTAACTATGGGGTATTCGGCGTATAATCTTCTGCTCGCCAAGTTTCTGAATCATCTGTAGGATATAACACATAATTTTCTTTACTATAATTTAAAACTGCACTACCTGTTGAATCATAAACTAAATAGGTTGGTCCACTCATATATTGATATTTATTTCTATCTGCCGAAAGAGGTATCGGCAAATAAGCTTTTAAGTCAGTCTACAATCCGTTGTTTAAAGGATAATCTTCAATTATAGCAACTAAAATTGCGTGATTCTATGCAGGCATTATACTTGGAGCAATAAGAGTACCGGTATTAGCATTTAAAGTTATATTTCCATGATCTGTATCATCCAACCAAGACCAGATGATAGTAGGTTCTTCTACCTTTTCTCCACTGCGACTTTCAAAAGTATATTTCATTTCAATTGGAGTTGTATCTCCAATATATAAGCAATTCACATTATCTGGGAAGTCTATATTAAAAGCGTACTGACTACCTGCGGAATTAGCTTCACCAAACCGCAAGGTTATCTTTCCCCTACGAATTTCACCATTAGATAAAGTAGCTTCACAAAGAATTGTATTCTAATCTTTTATGCCAGGGATATAATTATCTTTTATGGTAAATGTAAAAAGATTATTAGTAGCAGCTTTTTGGTTTATCATTGTAGATTTTTGATTAGTTTCATCAATTCCTACAATAGACCACTTCACATTTGTTGTAGTATCTGCTATATCATATCCATCTAAAAAAGACGCTGTAATAGTTCTTTCTAAATTTTTATATTTACTATCTATAATTTTACCATAAGATGTATAATAATTATAAACTCCGCTATCAGAACAAGTTAATTTAATACTATCTTCTGAATTATTTGTGGAACCAGGTTCTGGTTTTACATCTTCATTCGTAAATATTAGAACATTAGATTCAAGATATTTCCATAAAGCATCTATTAATTTTTTATATTTTTCTTCAATTTCAGTTATTTTCTTTTGTTTCTCTTCATTTGTTAGAGAAGTGTCTTGTATAATAGCTTTTTTTTCTTTTGTTTGCTAATCAATTAATTTTTCAGCCTCTTCTTGATTGCGATATTTAATTCCAACTTTAAACTGTTGAGTATTATTTTGAGAATCTAAATCTACTACTTGAATAAAAGAATTTTCTATTCCAATAGTTTTCCAATAAACCCCAGTTTCTTCTATGTCCCCTTTATCTTTATTTTTTTTATATCCAGGCACATACTTGCACCAGTAAGTTGTATATTTATATTTTTCGCTAGAAGGCTACTCCTAATTAAAAGAATATATTTTCTTTAAGTCAGTATCTTCCCATTCAAGGTAGAGCGTTTTAACATTATCTCTTTCATCAAATGTTAAAGATTGTGTTTTATCAAAGTACAGAGTGAGTTTATTACTATCTATCTTTTCAACATCATACCCAAAATAAAGAGTAGCACTTTTTAAATAAATATATTTATTAGTTTCTTCTGTATCAAAGTTTTTTCTTTGATACAGCTATATCTCTATATTATTTGTATTAACTATATTCGCACTTGTAGGGATTGGAAAAAGCTATTGAAATTTTATTAAGGAATTTAAGTTATAAATATCTCCGTATAACTAAGAACTATCAATTACAAAATTCGCAATTTCTTCTGGTTCTTTATTCTTTTCAATATGCTTTAATATTATTCGTAGACCATAGTTACCTTGAGTTAATCCATCTAGATCAGTAGTATTAAAAGAAAATTCTAACCCTACATAATCAAATGGAGTAGTATTAGAATATTCAAATTTTACCGATGATAAAGTGGCTGATTCATAATCTTTTTCAGCATCATTCGCTAATATTTTTAAGCCTTCTTCATCTAAGCCTACTTCATATTTAGAACTATAAACCAAATGATCAAATGGATTAGTATATAAGTTCTTCGGCAATTCATCAGCAGTATAGCTACCAATAATTACTTTATCCGCACTATTATAATCGCCATTTGGAATAAGTACATAAACTTTCTATTTTTCAGTATAAGTGCGGGATGAGTCGGCCACACAAGCCTAGAATTTGGTAGCACCATCCGAAACCCAATATTTATTAGGATAATCTTTAACTCCAGCAATTACTTCACAAGTAATAGTTCTATCAAACTTTACTTCGTTTAATCGCTATGATATAATTGTGTCAATAGATTGAAAAATCTATTCAGAATAATTATTCATTTTAAAACTCCTTTCTCTCATTCTCTTTTTATATGTAAACTGCGGCCGCCTTTTTTATTTACTCTGTCCAAATGATAAAAGGGTAAAGATACTTTCATATCTTTACCCTTAAATTATATCACATATTTTTAGTTCTGTCAAATTTTGCGGCCAGCATATTGAGAAGCTAAATTAGAAAGATTCTAGAAAGCTTGCTCAATTTCTGTATGATCAGTCGCATTCGGAAATTCTGCATGAATTGTAACGTTTTGCTCTAAAGTATCTCTCTACGCGCCTGCAGTAAATCGTGTACTATCTAAGATATTATTGTAACTCATCGAAGCAGCTTGTAAATCTATTTGAGAAGTAATATCTCTTAAAATAGAAACTGCCGATAAGAAGTTCTCTGTGTCCGAAGAGTTAAGGACTAACTCTTTCTAGTGAAGTAGTGCGAGTCGGCCATCTGTACCCCAAGCACCAGTATAGCCACCGGTATCAAAGAGTTTAAGATTATAGCGTTTATATAAAGCAGTCTATCCACTTTGACCTAATAACTAATGCAAATCAGTTTGATTTATATATAAAGTTGATTCATATGGTACATTAATTATTTTATATAAATTAGTATTATTTGCATATTTATAACCAACAACCTACCCCTATTTCAAGCGATTCAACTATACATCGCTTAAATTTCCTTTCTTTTTAAGATATCCCTCTGAATCATACCATTGTACATATCTTGCTTTTTTTTCTTTAAAAGAAGCATTTTTTAAAGGAATTGTATCATAAAGATCTTTTTCACTTCGAGCTTTTGCCCCAGATTTTACTGTTGCCGCCGAACCTATACTAAAATCAGACGAAGAAATAATATCAGAATCTAAATAATAACTTCCATTAGATAATTTTCTATAAGTCCCCGCTGAACCCCTTGCCGCGCCACGAATGGTTAAAGAGGGTGCAGTTTTATTTGAATTAATAGAAGTAGTATTGCCACTGGGCTTATCTCCTCCACCAGAACTGCCCGCAATAGCATTTCCAGTAGCAGATAAATCAACTTTTGCAGCTTTCTCTGCAGCACTAATCATTCCTTTATATTTTTCAATTAACTCATTAACACTTTCAATAGTTTGCTAGTTAGCACCCCTAATTGTTTGCATTTGGCTACTGTAGGTTCTTTGGAAATCTTCAACTGCGGTAACAGCTTTACTCATTGCGGAAACCATATTATCTGCCATAGTTTCTGTGTCATCGGCGGTTTCTCCGCTCTTATCAGAAATATCTTTTAAAGCATCGCTAATGGCAGTATCCATATCACTAGCTTTTTGTCCTGCTTTATCAAAAGACTCTCCAGTTTCTACACTGTATTGCTTACAAGCATCTACAAACTCTTGACCAGCTTTTTGCATATTAGATTGCGATGTCTCATAAAGAGTTTCCCAATTTTTAATATCAGGGAATATTTTTTGTAAAAGCGTTTGCTCAAAGCTTTCCGCCATACCCGCATTAAAGCTTGTATTAATATCCAAACCTTCTTGTGTGCGTTTTCTAGCTTCATCTGTCCAGTATCTGAACTATTCAGAATAGTATTGAGTAAGCTCTGCCATTTTCTTAGCTTTTTCTTCTCTGTTTAGCGTGGTATCAGCTTCTAATTGCTTTATTGCATCAGCATAAGCTTTATTTAAACCAATGATTTGTTCTTGTGCAGTTTGTAAACTCTCTTTACCAAATTTCTACATAGCATAAAGCGCATCATCATATTTCTACTGAGCATTCGCCACATTATCCTAATCAGCAGTATAAATATAACCAAAGTTTCCTTCGCTATCTCTGCGTAATCGTACAACCGATTTTGCGTTTTGCGCGTCTCGTAAAGCAGCTTCTGCAACTAAAAGGTCATATTTCTTTTGCATAAATTCAACATCATACTTAGAAACATTTACTCCATCTTTTTGCATTGCTAAAAGGTCTTCTTGGAAATCTCTAAGTTTCTTTGCAGTAACTTCACTCGCCGCATTACTTATACTGCTATTAACTTCTCTATTAAGTTTATTTATTTCATAAACTTTTTCAAAGTTATCAAGATAACGTTCATCTATTTCTTTTTCTCTCTCCATAAATTCAGATAATTCATCAAGATTTTTATAAATACCAGAAACAGATTCACTAAAGTTTTCAACAATCTAATCTACACGACTTTCAAAAGCATCTGCAACTACTTGTAAAGCATCTGCCCAAGTGGTCTAGAAGTTTTCAGTTAACTCTCTAAGCTTTTCTTCAACCGCATCAATTTGCTTATCCCACTCTTTAACGCTTTCTTGATCTCCTCTTGCGGAAGCAGCGTTTCTAGCAGCTTCATACTGGCTAAGAGTCTTTTTAGTGGCGTCCATTGCAGCCTTCGCTGCAGAAAGTTGATCATTTGCGGTCTTCATTTGAACTACGCGAATTTTTTCCATTGTTTCATCGCTAATACCAAGATTATCTTTACCAACTATATCTATAATATTTTTATAGTTATTAACTAAATTGCGCAAGTGTGTAAGTTTAGAAGTGTTTTTATCAAGCTTCTCCTACCAAGCATCAAATGCCGCAGTAAGTTTATCTTGAACTGTATTACGCAATTCTAAAAGCTAGCTATTAAGATCTATAATATTATCTCTATAGTCTCTTAAAGCTTCTGCTTGTGCATCTGTCATAATACCAGATGAATGAACATCTGCCATGATTGCGGAAATACCTTCTTCTGCCACTTTAATTTTTGTCAATGCGGAACTTGCTTCTCGCCCTAAAAGACCAATAGATTCAGCGGCCGCAAATGAATCATCATCAAGTTTTTGTATTAAGAATTCAATATACTTGAGTTTATCATCTTCAATAGCTATTTTAAACTCCACTTGGAACTGTATCTTTTCTAAAGCTAAATCCGCAAGCTCATTTTGCATATCTACTACTTTTTGCTGCTGGTCTTCAATCAAATTAAGCGTTTCTTCATATTGAGAAATAGCTTTCTTAAATTTTTCATATGCTTCAGATTGCTTTTCATAAGCATCATCATTACCAGCTTTTGCATTTAACGCATTTACCTACGCCGCAAACAATTCATCATAGTTAGTAATTCTACCAGATGAATCAAGACTTGCGCCATATTTTAAAATGGCTGCGCGATCTGCCTTATAGTAGTTCTAAGCCTCTTGAGTTTTTTGCTTTTCAAGATTAAGAAGTTCTTTTTGCTTTGCTAATTCCTAGTCCATATATTTAAGTTTATCTGGACCAAAAGCTCTATCTTTAGCCTTTGAAATAGCATCTAATTGATTTTCAGTATCTTCTAAAGCTTCATTGATTTCATGATAACGTTCAATTTCGTCTTTTAAATCTTTTAAACGTTTTTTACGAGCTTCTGCTTCTTGTTGTTTTTTAACAAAAGAAGTATCAAACAATGAAGAATCAAAAGTTTTAAACATTTTATCAATTGTTGTAGTTCCAGTTTTATCAACAGTGAAATCAACTTCTATGTTTTGCGCACTTAATATTTGCCGCAGTGCCTGAGCGGTAAGTTCGCCATCTTTAAGCATTTCATTGAGTTTAGCTTTAAAAGTACCTAACTCAATTAAATCTCCTGCTTTATATTGCTTGCTGAAAAGATATGTTAAGAATGAATCTAACTATTGACCTACTCCAAGTGTTCTAGCAACTTCTTGACTTACTAAGCTTTCAATCTTTTCATAGGCTTTTAAATCACCTTCGTCTAAAAACTTAGAAATTAAATCTTTATTCGTTCTAACTAAATTATCTAAATTAACATTTTCATTAGTAATTCCAAACAAAGATTTAATGCTTTTTGACATTTGGCGAACTGCGTATGCGTATTCAGTAGAATTTACATTACCAGTTAAAAGAGCTTCATTATAATCATTCCAAGTTTTAACTAAAGTTTCTAACTCTCCGTTAAGAGTAATAGAAGCCCCAGCTACTTCATGCAAAAGTCTAGAACTATGTTTTAACTTATCATTATTATCTTTTAATATTTGTGCATAAGTTTCTTCATCTGCTGAAGTTTTTCCATATTTTCCAGCCGCAGCTTTTGCAATATTTTCAGCTGATTCACCTAAAAGTTCTATAGCTTTTTGTTTTAAATCTTCTGTATCTGTAACAGTAGAAACATCTACCTTTGCCAGTGCTCCAGCAAATGCTTCAGAAGAATTTTCATAGAGTTCAGTTAGTTCCTTTATTGTTAATTTTTTATTTTTTTCATTCTATTCTTGAATAGCTTGACGATAAATATTAAACTCAGAAGCTTCTGTATAAGAAGAAATAAGCTCATTAAAGGTATCTTCATCAAAGCTATCTCCCATTCGGTCTTTGACCGTTTTGTAAAACTCCTGAATATTTGCAACAGATTTAATTTTATCTGGACCAAGTTCATCAAATATCTGCTCCATTACTGCCTTAGTTTCTGCTTCTATCTAAGTATTTACTTCGGCAGCTTTATCCTTAATCTGGATAAGATATTTCATTATTGCGTCATACTCTTTAGTCTAAGTAAAGCTTTTATCAACTTTAGTAGCTTCTGCAACTAATTTCTAAAGAATTTCATAACTTTCTGCAATAGAACGATTATCCCAATCTGTTGTGAATCTCCAAGTAGGACGAGAAGTGCCTCCTTCTCCAGAACTACTATCATAACGAGTAAACAATTTTTTTAGCTCAGGGTTTCCAGAAACTAACTAATCTATTGCTTTTGTTAGGATATTTTGTCCTTCTATTGAAGCGCCTCTATACCAAGGAGCTAAATCAACCTATAACTAATTTCCACTTTTTCTATATCCTTGACCTTTAGTAGCAGCTTTACCAATTGTGCTACCTTCTATAGCTGTTCTAGCATCGCCAATAAGCTTATCAGTTTCTTCATTTCTTTTCTTTTGAATTGTTTTATTAAACTATTCATAGTCTCCAGAAAGTTTAAGAAGTGCAGAACCTTCTTCGCCATAGGCAGAAGCTAACTCTTGTGAAGCTTGAGCTAGTTTATCTGCGCCTTCGCCAGTTTGATCATATTGATATTTTAATTGGCGATAATTCTTTAAAAGCTCTTCATTAGAAGATGCTTTTTCTTGAGTTTCTGTAAAAGCTTCATTCTTTTGAGAAGACTGTTCTTCTTCTTTTTGAGAATTACTTTGTACTAAACCAACAATACCTCCACCAATCATAGGAAGTACAATTGCAGCTACTGCCAAACCAACTGCCCAATTTTTAGCTATTTGTTTTGCAACTTCTGTAGTAGCTTCTGTAGAGTTTATCGCAATTTTTGCTTTTGAGCTAGCTATTTCTTTTGCGTCTGCCGCAACAGCAACGTTAGCAGCATTTTTTCTAGCAGCATTAATTCCTTGGAAGGTTTCTATTACAGTTTGCATACCAGAAACCATTGTAGGAAATGCCATTCCTAATGAAGTAAGAGTGCTTAATAAATTACTTAATGAAAAATCTCCTGTATTTATTGCACTTACTAAGGATTCCATTGCGCCAGATGCCATTGAGGCGCCCATTGCCATCTAAGAAAAACCTTGAGAAAGATTAACTGTATTAGTAGCCCAGTCTTTTCCTCGAGCAATAAGTTCTTTTTGTTGCTCTAAATACTACTTTCTAAATCTTTCGGCTTCTTTTTCAGCATCTGCATTTTCTTCTGTCTACTATTCTTGAAGTTTTAATTTTTCAACTAATTTATCAATATCATCAGCCAATTCAGGATGTAACCTTTTAATCTTATCTAAAGCTTTATAATTCTAATTTACACTATTAGCATAATTTATAAAACCATCTTTAGCTAATTTTAAGTTATTTATTTCCTCAGTAAGATCTTTTTGACCCTTTTCTTTTGCTTTTTGATATTTTTCATAAGCTCCAGTTAATTTTCCATATGATTTATTTAAACCATCTAATTCTTTTGTAGTTAATTTATTTTTATCTATTCCTCGCATTAAGTTAGCTGCTTTTTCTGGAACTTTATTAACATACCTGAATGAAGTGCTCCTTAAATCTTCTATAGATGTTTTATCAATAAGACCAGTTGCTTCTATTGGGTTTCCTTCTCTAACTGCAGTTTCTACCTAATTAAAAATTCTAGAACGTCCCTACAAAGCAAATTTATTCTTTAAAGCTTCTACTTCTTCATTCGTTTTATCTAAATTTTCAGCAGTTTTTAAAGCCTCTTCATTTTTAGATTTAACTTTTTGCTATTGTAAGCTTAAACGCTCTTTATCGGCTTCAGTAAGTTTATCAGCATTTTCATTTAAAAATTTAGTATACTATAGTTCAGATTCTGCCATTTTACCATAAGCAACAGATGCGTGTTCACCCATTCCACTGCCTTTAGCAAATTCAGTCATTTCTTGAGCCATCGTAGCTTGGCGGGCACTTGCATTCTAGCCACTAAGAGTTCCTTGAACCCAAAGACCCACAGACCGCAATCCTTTTGTAGCTTGCTCTCCCCAAATTTTAAGAGCGATAGGAAGAATTGCTAGTAAAATAGTTCTTAATCCGCCAAAAGCATCAACTAAATCTGCAACTCCAGATGTTAAAGTAGAAAGTCCATTTATAAAAGGAATTAAAAAATTCTCATCCATTAAAACATTTTTTAATTCTTCCGTGCTATTTTTTAATCGGCCCTGTGCGCCTTTTACACTTTCTTCCCAAATAAGCTGTTGTTGCTCTAACTCTCCAGTAGAATCTTTTGCCCATTCAACATTTTGTTTAAATGCACTTGAATTATCAATAAAAGACATAAACTGAGCATATTGACGAACGCCAGCTACAGACTGCGCTAAGGCCACCTATTGCGCGCGAGTAAGCGAGTTCCATCTAGCCATAATATCATCTAAGATATCATCCATATCTCGCAAGTTACCTTCTATATCTGTAACCTATACTCCAGCTTTTGCTAATTCACCAGAGTAAGTTCCAAGTGAAGTTCCATCATCAAGAGTTTTTCCTAATGATAAATCTTCCATTCTTGCAAACATAGTTTTCAAAGATGTACCAACTACATCTTCACTCTATCTTGTTGCCGCTGTCATTGTAGTAACTGCCGCAGCCGCATATTCGTAGCTCAAACCAACTGTATTAGCAACTGCCGAGAATTTTTCAAGACCACCGGCAATTTCATCTGCACTTGAAGCGGTTGCCGCACCTAATTTAGCAAGCACATCGGCATAATATTCTAGTTTCTTAGAACCATCATCAAAGTTATTCCAAATGGAAGTCATCCACTCAGATACAGTATTTGCCGATTCGCCTACAACATTAGCTAATTTTACAGTTGCATCAGTTCTTTCTTTTACTTCTGAATCGCCTAAACCCTATTGATAATAAATTAAGGCAGCTTTAGTATAATCAAGAGTAGAAGAATTTAAAGCTTTTGCAGAACGTTGAGCTTCATCGGCAAAACGCGCCATCGTATCAACATTTTTTCCAGTAACTATTCTTATTTCATTTAAAGATTTATTTAATTTTTCTGAATAATCAATAACTCCTTGAAAAGCAGAATACATACCAGTTGTAATACTAGCCGTTATTTGCCAACGAATGGTATTTGCAAAGGTAGTTCCTAATTTCTTTAATGCTCCATTAAGAGTTATAAAAGGCGCTTCTGCAGAACGAACTGCAGATGCTAAATCTAACATTACTTTTTGCCCTTCTGGACCAAGCTTAGTTAAATCAGAGGCAAACTATTTTAGATTTATTCTAGAAGCTGCTAATTCTTGTTCAAACTGTTTAAAATTAAGCTTACCAGTATTAACATTAGTGGCATTATTTAAAGCAACTTTAAGTGCAATAGCCTAGCTAGTTAAATTTTCTAATCCCATATTTTTGTCTAATGGGGTACTAGCCACTTTGTTCAAAGACTATTGTAAATTTTCTATCTATTTTTTTGCAGCGCTAGTATCTGCATTAAAAGTTAAATCAACTTGTATTTTTCTTGTTGCCATTTATAAATAACTCCTTTCTCTCATATATAAAAATAAAGCCGCAGAGAAATATCTCTACGGCTTATGTCATTTCTCAATAAATTTTGAAAAATCTTACATATCTATTAATCTAATTTGGTTAAAACATCTTTAACCAATTTAAGAGTTTCAGGATTTTGTACTTTTTCATTAAGATTATCCCAATCAATATTAAATTGTTCATAATTTTCAGAAATAGTATCTAATATACCTACAGCACTATTCCTATAGCTATAATAAGCTTCTACAGTTTCTTTTATGCCATAGAGTATCTCTTCTCTTTCATTCTCTGGAATACTGTTCCAAATGCGGTTCAAAATACCAGAAGAATATAATTGGTCATATAATTTTGCAGGGTCTTCTTTCTGCTTTGCAGTAAAAGAAATATCTGTGTAAGCATATATCATTTCAAGATATTTAAAAACAGCAATTTTTAATGGGTTTGCGAAATTTTGGTCTTGGTCATGAGCTTGTTCAATTACTCGCCCAATCAAAGCCAGCTTTTCTTGAATTGGTAAATACTGTTTAACTACAATAGTTTCTTCACCTATTTGAACTGGAATTTCATCTGTATTTATTTTGCATTTAAATTTACTAAACGGCACTTTTGCCATAAGTCATTACTCCTTTTTCTCTTTTTATTATATTATACTATTATTTTTTTGCTTTTGCAAAAAATTTACTAGTATTAAGACTAACATCAATTTTTGCTTTATACAATCGCATAAGCAATTTTTCAATACGCATTTGGGCATTGCCCCAACGACTTCTAGTTTTACTATCTTCCCATTTATTATATGCTCTTGGATAAGTAAGCATATCTTCTGGAAATCCTTTAATTGAAAAACCTTCTAAATTATCTACTGGAATTAAGTCGCTCATACTTAAAACTCTAACCTATTTCTTTGAACGATTATTAATTATTAAAGTATCCGCCGCCCCAGGTCTTTGGCTAAGGCCAGTTAAAGCCTCAATAACAAGAATAATTTTCATTATATTTTCTGTTTCTTTGCGGTCAGCGGCTCTAGCACCCTCTTCACCTAGACTAAGGAGAAGGTTGAGCGAGTGGTTCATAAAATCGTTACTAGTATTACGAAGTAAACCGGTTAAAAGTGGAAGAGACTAAACCAAATGAATAGAGTTATTTGATGCTAATCTATAATTCTTTGCAGATATTTTGTATTGTTCATCTTGATATGTTAATGTTACATCTGTTTTAAAAACAACATTTGTAGAAAGGTTTCCTGAGTCTATATCAAACTATACTTTAGTTCCAGCTTGTGGGTTATTATCTACAACAGTTCGTCTAAGGCCTGCATTTTTTTCATGTGCAAAATTTTCATATGTTATTTTAGCCTCATTTGTTCCTATAAGCTTTTCTTTTATAATATTATCTGTAAGATTTTCAATTCCTTGATTTGCTGTATCATCCATTACTAAAAGAGCATGCTCAAAAGACATTCCTAATGCTTCAGTTCGGCTTGCGGTTGCAGCTATTTCTAAAGCAGCATTTAGATTTTGTATAAGATTTAGATATTTTTCTTTTCCTTCTGCGCTCATTCGGTCATATCTTATATAATCAAGATTTTGCCCAGAAGCTCCACCCTAGGCTCGAACCGCATTTTTTGCTCCTTTAATAATCTAATTTGCAAGATTAATAATATGATCGATTTTAGATAGAAAAGAACTTGCTGGATTTTGAGATTGTAAAACAGTTTGTATTTGTCGCGCTTCATCTCTAAGTCGTCGTATATTTTCTAGATGAAATCCTTGCTTTTCACCAAATTTAAAACTATTAGATTTTAAAGATGTACCAGTAGCTTCTAATCCATTTTCAAAATCAATCTACCATTTTAACAACATATTACTTAAAGTTGCTTCTAAAAACTATCTCATTTTTTCATTGAGCTATTTATCTTCTTCTGTTTTTGGATACAGCATTCCATTATAGGCTACTTCAAGATTTGCAATGCCAGCCTATTTCCTTTTTGAACGAGCTCGCGCAATTATATCATTTTTAGTTCTTTGAATAATCACCATACCATCTGAAGAACTAGGCGTTTTAAAACTAGTGCCATATCTCTAGTAATTTTTCCAAGAATGGTGAATGTATTGTCCTAAAGTGCTCATATCTCCTTTTCCTCCTTATCTTTTTTATGTAAAAGAAAAAAGGAGAGGTATTAAACCTCTCCTTTAAAATTAACCCTGTGCATTAATAGCTGAATCAACATCAGGTGTTTCAGTTCTTACACCATCTGTTGCTTTAGTTCCGCTACTAATAATTTGAATAGCAGCCATAACTTTTTTCTTTGGATCAAAGCGAGTGTAATCCGGGAACGCATCCATAGTAAAGGTAAACGTTGAGGGATCTCCGCTAGAAGCCATTGAGAAAGTAAAGTTAGACTGAACTTTCGCATTTGGAATTATAAATTCTGCCGGCATATCTACACCATCTTTATTGCGGAACAAAGTAGATGCTTCTATATAGAAGTTACCACCAAACTTATCAGCAGTTATCTCAATCTGTGTAGCGCCTGAAGTTTTTTCTACATAAAAATCAACAAGATAGGCATTACCAGCTACGAACTTTTTAAGTTCCTCTGCATTCTTGGTCGGATCATACTTGCCTTTTGCCGCAAGCGTAATTGGATAGCCTTCACCTTCTACTAAAGTGCCAGCTGTTCCAATAAGCGGCTCAGTATAAACTTCACCATTTTCCAAAGGCATTACATAGATTTCAGAACCAACAGCAGTTGCAGGCTCTTCAGAGACATAAAGAACTATCGGCTTTTCTTCCCCACCAATAGCAGTTCCTTCTTTAGCAATTACAGTCTGAGTAGTATGAACATATATTTTTTCATTTGCAGAAGCATCAATCAAACCTGCACCAGAAAGAATTGAGAAACCAAGTGGCGAAATAAGAGCGTCTTCCATTGTGAAAGTAAGTGTACGTTCACCCTCCCACGCAATAAGTCTAGCGTTACCGCGACCACCTTGAGCATAAACAGTAGTAGCAGCGCCTTCTAAGGTTGAAGTTTTTAAGCTATCAAAATAGATTACAGGCTCACCCTTATAGAAAACCTTATTACCGATCTTCTGATTTGCTTTAGCTTTAAATACTACATCGCAAATTTCGCGAACACCAAATAACATAGTAAATTTTCCTCCTTTAAAATAATTAATGGATATTTTTCATCCAGTTTTCAGCTGGCTTGTCTGGGGTGCCGCCAGCTAATCTCTGACGTATATCCAAGTCCCAGTTTAAATATAGCGTATATCTTTCAACTAAATCATATAACTAATACATAGTTAAATCTAAAGCATCCTTTAAATTTATTGTATTAGTTCCTATAACTAAAGTTGAAATATACTAACTAAAAATACTGCCACTAGAGCCTTCACTTTGTTGTTTCTACTTGGCTACTCGCTCTCGTGCGCGCATAAGCTTTTGTGCAATTTCTGTAGCTTTATCTCCTTGCGGATTAAATTTTTCTTGCCCAGAACCTTGCAGGCAAAAAGCATCATTCAAAAGCTATTGCAGTATTTCAAAGTTTCCTTCGTCAATAGTGGAAATTAATTCATCCTATTTTAATACTATTGACCGGGGAGTAAATAATACATTAGCTTTTGGAAATAATAAAGTAAAAGTCTATAAAACCTATTCTTTTTTGTTTATAGTCTATTTATCATTCATTATCGCCATAAATATCTAAAAATTCGAGGTGTTTTCTAGAAGACTTTTGTCCTATAAAAGCAATCGTTTATCAATACAAAGCACCTATATCCCACTAAAAAAAGATTGTTCACTCCCTAACATAGAAATCTCTTTTATCGTAGGCTAATGCATTGCAATTTGTAATTCTGGTATTGGAATGTCAACACCAGACATCAAACTTAGCTGATATCGTTCCAAGTGGAATCAAACTCTTTCTCAAATTTATCTTGCTCAATAGGATTTAACATTGGGTTTTTATCTTCTCCACCATGAATTGCCGCATATACTAAAGTAATACCCGCAAATTCTTCATTAATAATTAAATTGCTTGCGCCCAAAAATTGCAATTCACCAATTCCAGTAAGATGCTTATCTGAAATCATAGAATCTATTTCTGCTGCAATTTTATAAGGTCGCAAACTAAAACTATCATTTAATTGCCATTGATCATAATGACAAATAATATTAAATTGAATCGTATTATCTCTAAACTGCGGGTTATTTGTATTTAACACAAAATCATCAAAAGTTATAACAATATAATTCAAAACAGAACCATCTATATATAACTTAGGAACAATTTTGATATTATTTTTAAACAACTCTAAACTAGCATTATCTCCAATCGGACCACGGTTTAATGCGTCTGGAGTTGTATAATAAAGTAATTTTTTTAACCGCTCATTCTTTAGAAACTTATTAGTTATAATTTCTAAATCTTTTTCTATAGAAAGAAAACTAGAATGGGGGAATTCATATCCAGGTAATTTCATAGAATAGCTCCTTTTTCTCAATATACAGTCCAATTAGGATTAAAACAAGTACGTTCTTCTACCTTTTGAGCAACATTATTTACAAATAAAGATTCAACTACAACCGTTTTTTCTTTACTAGCATATGATAAAATAAACTAACCTGTATAAGTTGTATTCCAAGTGAGAGAAATCTTTTTCCCATTTGGTTTTGCAGTAATTGGCAAACGTTTATCAAAAGACCATTCGCCTTCTTCAGAACCTGTATACTCATATATATAAGTCATTTTAGGTTTAATAAAAGTATCTCCCACAATTTCTGTATCTTGCGGTTTTGGTATTTCTTCCACTACAAGACCATCTACCACGCCTTCAGTAAGGTCATCTTTATCTTCATTGGCATAATATTCTTTTGCATTAAGCTATAAAATACCTGGCATACTAATTGTATCAGTTGCCTCAATCCGCCAACAAGTGGGCGAATCGCCAGATGCTAAAGGTTTAAGATAGAATTTAGTATATCTACGGAAATGCTTTAAAATCGCTTCTGTTGCAGGAAGAAGTATTTCTAAACTATAATTTGGAACATCAAGATTTGTACCTGCTCTGGTTATGTCAGCATCCATATTAGCCTCAGAGGGACCAGTAACAGCCGCATAGGTAAGCTGTTTTTCTCCTTGTTTATCTTTCCAAGCTATTTGATAATTACATTTTCTAATGTCTCCCCGAAAATAAGCCAACTCTGTTAAATCTTGTAAGTAGATTAGCCATTTGGTATTTGTATTTTCCCAATCAAAAACAGTTCCTGGCTTAAAGTCGTATTCATATCCAATAGAAATCACTTTATCATCATAGTCTTGCTTAACTTTATTAGGATTGATTAAAGCTCTTGCAGACTCTATTGAATCTAGTTTCCGCACCTTAGCTCCTTGATAAGAGTATAAAACAACTTTATCAAGAGTTTTTCTTTTATCTTTTATCATTCTGTCTTGCTGCCATTCTCCACCTCGAATACCAAGTCTGGAGTGCATTAAATTTAATGAATTATTCATAGTTGCAACTACCTTAATAAAGAAATACATTTAAAAACGGTATTACGATAAGAATCGAATCCAATATTACTATCTTGTAAGCCTCGAAGCTTTGTAAGCAATATCAAAAAATGTTCATCGGCAACCATATATATATCTTTAATTCCTAACAATTCATTAATAACTAAATCTAATTGCGCAAGCCAATTTTCTTCATTTTCCCGCATTGGAATTAACTTCCACATTTGGTTAGTTAATCTTTTAAGATTATTTTCTAAAGCAGTATGAGGTATAATAACTATCATATTATACCTCCTTCATAAATAATATCTCTAAAGGTATCACCAGGATCGGCACCAAAATCATCTATATCTCTATAGCCATTAATAGCGCTAATCTTCGCAAGTGAAGACCAGTTAGATTTAATATATCCATCATTACCAGTTTTACGACGTTTATATAAACGCTGCATATGCAAAGATTGTCGTTGTACTTCTGCTAAAAGAGCTAAAAGTTTAGCCAAATGAGCAGCCTAACTAGTAAATTTAAAATCTGTACCAGAGTATTTTTGACGAACTAATTCAATAGTGGTAACTTGTCGCTGAAGCCAACCTTCCATCATTAAAATAGCTAGTATATTAACTTCTTCTAAAGTTAAAACTTCACCAAATGAAGAAGCGTCTTCAAATTTTGTGCCGTCCGCATTTTCAACTACAAAGCCAGTTACATTTACTGACTCATCATTTAATTCACGAGTTAAAATTTCATACTCTAATTTTTTACGAGGAAATTCAAAACCCGGAATTGCATTTATTAAAAGATTTTGTAAATCTCTTATGGTATCTTCTGGAGTTAACTCCATATACATATCATCTGTGATTTTGTTAAGGAAACAATTATAAACCGACGCAAATAATGTACCCATCAGCTCACAACCCCCTTACTTTAATTACCTCTGCTTAAAACATTATATCCACTTGTGCGGCGGCCGGTAGACTCCTCTGTCTTTGGAGCAGTTCTACGAACTTTCTTTTCTTCGGGTTTTTCGTCTGCTTTATCAGCTTTGTTGTTTTCAATAGCTTTTATAACATCAAAACCCGTTTTTTCTTTTAAAGCCTCAGCTTTACGAGTATCTGTCATTGGCAGATTAACGGCAAAAGTTTTTATCATATCAATAACGCCTTCTGGAGCAAAATCAAGACAATCTAAAAATTCATCTATATTTGCTTCAAGTATAAGCTTTTTAACTCCATCGGCATTTAAATAATACTCAGGTTCTGGATTGCCATTAAAACTTTTAATGCCATCTTCTTCAGTTATTTGAAGATAATTTTGAATAAGTGCCATTCCACCTGGTTGATAAGATAGAGCTTCAAGCTCAGAATGTGGTATTTTCTTTACCTCATTTGGTGTAAATTGACGATTGGTATGAGTCTCTGGAATAGTATAATAAACTAAACTAGAGCTCCTATTCATTACCGTGTATATTTTTTCTTCCATTATAATTTTCTCCTTTTTCTCCATATATTAAAATAAGGGGCAGGGTTTTTATCCCTACCCCTTAGGTTAGTTATTATTCGCCAGCAGGCTTAGTTACATCAAGATGACCTTTAAGAGACGTATCCTCATATACGCAAATGTTGTTAGTCATCATAGCGACTACGCCAACTTTCTTGTATATTTGAATCTCTCTGCTCCAGTCTTGGTTAGCATCTACTTCACGAGCGTGAGTTTCACCCTCGAAAGCAATCTTAACCGGGCGATTGTCACCGCCATCTGGAATTATCCAGCAATAGCCAGGATCTATAAGTTTACGGCTATTAGTTTCATCTGTAAAGGTCTGTGGAAGGATTACTACCTTCTTACCTTTATAGGAAGCTAAATGACCATTATCCCATACTTCCTGCTTCATTGCATCACTGTAACGGTTATAATCCGTAGGTTTAAGCATCTTAACAGCAAATTCCTCAAGGCAGTAAATTGTAGGAGTGCCGTAAGCATTAGCAACCATTATAAGATGATCCATAAGCTCTTCATTAAAGCCATTGGTTGTACCTTTATTGTTAGTAGGAAGCTGATTGATACCATCAACCATTGCCTTAGCAACTTCTTGATATACGAGATCATCCATACCTTCCATTACTATAGAAACAAGCTCTGCAAAATCTACACGGCCATCAAGGAACTCCTCAAAGCCTATCTGCGCAGCGCCACCGATAGCAGAAGTCGGAACTTCAAAGCTCTCAGAGCCACCAAGCTTGAATACTTCATAAACACCAGCAAGACCAACGCGAGTAATAAACTGCTTTGCTCTCTGACGAGCATTTATGCGTCTACGGAAGAGCGGCTTATCACCCTGCTTAAAGGTTTTAACCTCAGCAAAAGAGCCATAAGCAAGCTCAACTCTCTTCGGAAGTACATCATTCAGAACTTCCTCAATAACCTCAAAGATAAGGTCTTTATTTTTCTGGTATGTGCGATAATCGCAAGCATACTCATTAAACTCCTTGCGGAGAGTCTCATTCAAAGCATCGTATGAGAAGTTCTGTCCATCATAGCTATAAGCAACTGGAGCAGAACTGTCAGCTTTGGCAACGGTCTTAGCCAAACTAAGCAAATTTTTCTTATCTAACATTATTCTTAACTCCTTTCTTACGCTATGCGTATAATCTTAACAGCCTTCTGACGATCCGGAAGGGTGTATACTTTACAAACCTGCCACTGCATCTCGCCAGCCTCAGGTGCAGCATTCTTTTTCAGATAGCCATCTTCGCCAACTGTAAGAATATCTTCAAGTGCGAGAGCACCAGCTTCAGCGATAGTGTTTGTGGTGAATATATCACCGATATTAGTCTTAAATACTCTTGGAACCATAGTGGAGCCAGTAGGCATTGCCTTCGGACCCGTATAAGTAGCAACACTAAACGGAGCTGTTGTAGAATCCGGAATATACTGATCGGCAGGAGTGGTTATGCTAGAATAATCACGCGCCTGGCCAGTCTTAAGAGAAGCAGCATCGATAGGCGAATAAATTTTCGCACCATAGTTCTCTTTAATCATAGCAAAATCGGCGTCGCCTTCATACTCATGGTAAATTTTTACCTCATTGAAAACGAGCATCCATTCGCCTTTACCTGTTAAATTAACAAGGCCCTTAGCATAGTCATATTTAACAAATTGACCATTCTCAAGGACTTTAATAGTAGCATCAGCAGGAAGCTGTGCATAAATCTGTCCAGTTCTCTGTGCAGAAAGGTGGTTCGGCTCTACCTGGCCGTATCCACGCTCTACATAAAGAGCTTTTTCAGAAAGTCTTGTCTTAGCCATTTATATTTTCCTCCTTAAAAATTAATTTTCATTCGTAATAGCTCTAACAGCCTTTATCCACTCTGGAGCATTATCAACGCCAGAAACCGCATCATTAAGTGAATAAGTTACAGGCTCTGACTGTGCGGAAGTATCTTCAAGGCTGAAATTTACCTTATTACGAACACATAAAATAGAAAGCTTTGCCTCAATATCATTTAAAGAATAAGTATCTATGTTATCAATAACATCTTTCTTATCCTCATCAGAAAGCATATAGAAGCTTTTTATCATATCTTCTTTTTCTTTCTTCTCTATATTCGCCTTAAAATTAGTCAAATTAGTATTATCAGCTTTAAGATTTTCAAAAGCCAACTGTAAATCCTTCATTTGCTTATCAAGGTCAGAATATTTATTTTGAAGCTCTACATATTCTGGAATTTCTTCCAAGTTGTATTGAACGGGTTCGGCCACAGGTTCAACAACGGGCGCTCCTGGTTCAGTAACAACTGGCTCTTCTGTTACAGGATCTGCCGCAATAGGCTCTTCAGGAGTTTTTATCGGCTCTTCTGTTACAGGAGTATTGTTTGCATCCATTTGTGCTCCTCCTTCATTAAGAATATTTTTTATTTCAGTCATCATAGAAAATAACTTTGTTTTAAAGTCATCTTCAAATGCAAACTCAATTTTAGGAGCTGTTATGTTTGCACCTTCAAAACAAGGCTCTACATTTTCACCTAAAATACAAAGTTTTGAAATGATTGCTTCATTAATTATGAAAAATTGGTTGTTGCCATTTACATCTTTTGTCCAAGTGCCAGCAGTTAAATTTTTATCCAATTCCATTGATTCATTATCACCTTGCTCAAGGACTCTTTGACACTCTGGAAATTGCCCTGTCCAGAGCCAGCCTTCGGTTACAAGATATTCTCTTTGTACCCCATCTTTATCAAGGAAAAATTGAAACCAAATTTTTGCATTAAGATCTACAAAACCATATGGAACTGTATCTGCTTTAAGCTGAAATTTACCATCTTTAATTTCAATTACTCGATTATGACGGTCAAAATCCCCAGTCTCTTCATTCCAATGGCCAACTATGGGGCTCCCAGGCAAGCTTTTCGCCATTTCACGCGCAGTTTCTTTTGTAATAATACTCTTATTGCGGTTAGGAGAATCGCCTACCCAGCAAACCTTAATCTAGCATTTGGATATTAAAGGATTAAAAGGAACAATGTTTATAAACTCAATATTCTGCATTATTCTTTACTCTCCTTTCCCATAGCTTCTCTATTAGCTATAGTCTTATCTGATTTTTCTTCATTAGATTTTTCTTTTCTACCTGTAGTTTCTTGACTATTATTGGAGTTAGAATTATTACTTTTGCCCAAAACGGCATCACTATTCATAACTGAAGAGACTAAAGGTGGTATCATAATCTCATGAAGCTTCAAAATTTCATTTTCAAAATGACAAGAATTAAGAATAAAGCTTTGTGATTGCCCAAGAGCAATTTGCGGCAGCATTTTTGAAAAGCCCATCTGGCATTGCTCTTTATACATTTTAGATAAATCTTTATAATTATATTGAGTTGTTTCTAGCATATATAATCTAAATTTCCATTTCTTCGGATTAGAAGTAATTAATTGAGACACCTGGTCATAAAAAGCGCTAAATTGTAAGAGTAGGTTTCGACACATTGCTTCATCATTTAATATTGAATTTGTAGTAGCTATATTTCCACTAGCATTAAAAAGATTTTGAGTAGTACCAAATGCATTATACAAGCTGCGTTCTACTCGTTCTAATTCATCAGAACTTGTTGCAGTTTTATCGTCAGCTACATCTATGCTATCTACATCGGCAAAAGTAGTTAATACATCTACGCCAATTGTATTTGAAAGCATCATAACTGCATTGCGGTGTATATCTTGAGCTTCATCTAAATCAAATATTAAATCACCATTTTTATCAAGGGGTAATTTTTGAACTAAGATTTTTAAAAGCTTTTGCATTTGTTTGCGGCGATCAAGGTCTTGAGCGGCATCGAGGTCAAGTAATGCGGGAATTGCACTAGCAAAAAGTGGAACATCACCGTTGCCAAAATCAAATTTAATAGCCGTGCCTTTCTCTAAAGCATACCAGGAACCAGCTGTATCGCCCATATAATCTGGCTTTAATTTACCATTTTTATAAAGTACATATCCTTTTTGAATATCTTCTGGGAACATTTTCAAAACGCGTAAACGATATTGAGAATCTGCAAAGTTATCATCAAAAAATTTCATATTTAATTCTATTATTGGGGTATTGCCGACTTTGTATCTTGAACGGCAATAATTTGCTGGCAAATCTTGAAGAACAATTCCAGATGAACTAGGAATTATACAGCCATAATATGCTCCATCTTTAATAACAGTTAGAGCCATATCCATACAGCTTTTTTTAATATAAGAATTATCTAAAAAAGTTAATGCTTTATTAAATTCTTTAACTACTTTTGCTGTATTCACTGTAGCTGTATCGGCAATTTCAGGCACAATATACCAATCATACCTATACATTTGGGCAAAATAATTACAAATACGAAAATAAATACCAGATGTACGATAGAAAAAATTAGATATTGCTCTAAGCTCTTTTATATTGCGGTCTGCTAAAGCTTTAAGCACCACTTGTTTATTAGCATAGTTTTTATTAGTCTCTTTTAAAGCATTTAAATCTAAGGCTATATCTTCAAAAACTTTGTTACTAACTTTCATTTTTCCAAAATCAAATCCGAAGCCTTTTTCGTGTATTTTTTCTTGTTCCAAAATTATCCACACCTCCTTTTACTGATTTTCATATTTCCACAAAAAGCCATAAGCAGTTTTTCTCTTCCCCGAAGCTGCTAAAGAAATATTTCCCTAAGATTTATTAAGACTTCTTGCGGCTTCTCTTGTGGAGTTAAAAACATTAAGCAAATTACCTTCTAAATCATACTAATATATTTTTTTGCTAGTTCCAGTATAATTTGTTTGTAAAGGAGGAAGATTAGAAATTTTTTGTAATGACCATCTAAAACCATAAGCGGTATTAAGTTCTCCTTGCAATACTTTAATAATATTACTATGATTTCCATGAACCTCTCGTTCGGCTTCATTTATTGAAGAAAAACTTTTTAAATATTGTCCTTTAATATTATACTAATGACACGGTAGTTTAATATCATCTGGACAAGTTTGTCCTCCATGAGTAATATTATATCCATTTTCGCTTTTATGAGTTTTTAAGGTTTTTATCCAAAATTCCTCTTGTTCATTTAACTTATTTGTTTTTTCAATTTCTTTTATAGAAAAATTATTTATTCCATTATCAAACATAAAATTATGAATATTGTAATGCTTATGTTTTTTATTACGCCTAGCTGCTTGACAATGTTCTTGCCAACGCTCTTCAATTGTTTTAATAGTTTGTCCTACATAAACTGGCTATTCTTTATAATAAATACAATAAATATATCCCATTAGTAACCCGCTCTTTCCATTATATAATCATAGCTAATTAAATTTTCCTCATTATATGGGATTTCTAACAATTTTATATTATGCAGGGCGCAATAGCGACGTTTTTTATTATCATTGTATTGCTATTGATAAAAACCTCGCTTACCTCCAAATTTTGAGCTAGGTTGATAATGTTGCCGACCTTGATACTCTATTAAGAAATCTAAATTGCCATCATCATCAAAAACAGCAAAGTCAAATCGTAAAGGTCTTCCATTGGAGGAATTAAGGCCAGGTATAACATACTCTTCTTTAAAATTTAATTCAGCTTCTTCTAATATTTCATGTATTCTTATTTCACCTCGGCTGCTAAGCATATTATACCCTCCTTATTAATTCATAAACATCCATTGAGAAAAGTCTCTTTTTCCTCGTTTACGTTTTGAATCTTCTTCTTGTTTTATATAATAAATTGCATATTCTAATGAAGAAAATTTATCTTTACCAATTCTTTTATTGGCCTATTTAAGAATAATATTAACACCTTCGTTTTCTTCACGAAGATTCATTAATTCTTCTTTTAAAATGGAAGTTAAGACAAACGGTTTTAAGTATTCTGCCCTTTTTTCTGAAGTCATTCCTTGCCCCATTTTAGTTCCTAATAGCTTTTCTTGTGCAACGCGCTCATCTATAAGGAACCGCAATTTACCAGATGTCAATTGAGACTGCACTGCTGTATGTGCTTCTGTATTAATTGGCGCATTTGCTTTTATTGCATAAATAGCATCTAATTCACAATCTGGAGTGCGGAATTTTTTATAGAAGCCATCTGGATCATTCTCTACTCCAAATGCAGGTAAAGTTGTTCCATCATCGAGGAGAGTAGTTTTTACCATATAATCTAGTAAACCGGCACCCAATCCATTAGCATCTAGTACAATTCTACGAGCGTGATATTTATAATAAAGTTTTTTAATTGCGATGGCTTGATCTTCAAAGTGGTCATCATTTAAGTCATATATATTAACTATATTTTTAATTGCTGGACCTTCTACTTGCGGAGTTACTTTAATTACTGTAATTACAGTTTGGCAACCTTTGCGTCCTACATCGACGCCAAGTATATAATAAGCATTTGCCGCACTCCGCTTTGAGTATTCATACTCTGGCGCAAGGAGTTTCCGGCACCGGTCAAATTTTTCGCCATCAAAGAAGGCATCCTCCACAGTGCCAGTCCAAATACTTTCATATTCTCGTCCAAAAGACGCTGCATTAAAGGTCGTATCATTCTTTAAGTCTTGAATAAAAGTTTTTGGCTAGAGGCCCATAATCACCGGCACACGCCAGCTACCGCCCATGACAATAGCATCGCCTTTTGTGACCATCCGCACTAAAAGTTGTATTAATTTATCATAAGAATAGGTGTTTTTATAACCTGATGTGGTTATATAAATTTGTGCTTGGTTAATAGTTTCTTCTTCATGAACAGACCCGTCCGCACATCGTCTAGATACGTTCATTGTAGGAACGACAACTTCTTGAAGCATTTTCTAGTCAACGCCCACACACTCTTCTATTAGACCAGAGTGGAAGCGCAATCCTCTAGAACGCTCGGTGGCGGCAAGGTTTTGAATAGTAGAACCATTTTTAAATTTATATACAACAAAATCTTTACCAACTTTAGTTTCGCCACGCGTCCAGTCTATTTCACGGGAAAAAGCTGGTATTTTTTGGCATATATCATCTATTTTTTCACTAAGAATTTGTGCAGCTTGCTATTTACCTCCAGCGGTTGAAAAGAGCTTAGCGCCGGGATACAAGGTCGCGCGCAACATTAATATCATAACCGCCAGAAAAGATTTACTCCAAGCTCGAGGGAAAGTGCCATAAACGTACTTGTATCGCATAGCTGCTCTTAAAAAGACTCTTTGATAAAAGAAGAGGTGAAATGTAACTTTCTTATCAGGGTCTCCGCCAGTTTGTATAAAATCAATCATCAAATCGGGATATTCTCTCCAAAAAGCGAAATACTAACGAAGAATAGGTTTTACTGCTTCAATTCTTTCTTCAGAGATTCCAATCTTCTTTTGATTTTTATCTAAAGAAAGATTCATTAAATCTTGTAGAGCCATTATTTATCACTCTCCGCAAGCTATTCTTCTTGGAAATCTTTAAATTCTGAGTAATCAGCTTCTTCAAAAGCTGGTTTATCATAATCAAACATTTCATTTTCATTATCTTCGTCGCCTTTTTTAGCAGCGGCCGCAATTCGAGCTTCTTCCTCATTCATTTGGACTACAGCTCGTTCCATCATTGTAGTTAAATTGCTTTCATTAGTAACAAGATTTGCAGTATATCTTTCAAGGTCTTGCAGCAATCTATCTGCTTTATCCTAAGGGCCATCGGCATAATACTTAGGAATAAACCCATCCATTTCGCAAATCCGCACTAATTCGCCAATTGAATCAATGCCCTCATTTTCTTCAGTCTTATTTTGTGCTGCTGTCCACTTACCAGCTTTCATATAGTCGTTATACATTTTAGAGGCCTTTTGGGCTCCTTCAATGTCTCCTATATCTAGCAATTGATTGGCTTTAAGCGAGCTTTTACACGCAAGCTTCAGAGTATTTATATCTCCCGCAGATTGAATATCATAGGATTGAAGCATTTGCTGATAGAGTTCCTCTAACCGCACCCATTCGTCGGGACGATAAGATTTTCCCCATTTAATACAAAGATATTTGCGGTCTTCGTCGGTTAAATCAGAGATAAGGGAATCTTCTATTTCCTAACCAAATGTAGAAGTATCTTGCGGTTCTTCGACTTCTGGCTGCGGAGGGGCGGGGGCATTTTCATAAACCGCCATTTTAGCTGTTTCCGCAATTTGCTAAGGAGTGCAGCCAGAGCGTTTCATTGCTTGTTCTATTTTGTATTGTTCTTGTTCTTGCACGAATTGCGTATCTGCCCAGCGATAATCTTTATATTGTTTAAGTTTCATTTTTGAGAGATAGCGGCCAAGAATTGAAAGCCCAGTTAGCTTTGACTTATCTTTGCCGTAGGTGTCTAGGAGATTATCCCAGGCATATACGCTATACGGCACATCAAGTTCTTGAAGTATCCATAAATAGGTATCTGGATTCCAGTTATCAATGTGCATTGTGATGCATTTTTTGCATTGATGAAGTTTGCCTCCTTCAGGATATTTTTCAAGATTGTTTGAAGTGTAAAAATTGTCTGCCGCCATAGTTTTATGGCATTTTTCGCAGTAATATTGATTTGTGTCTTTCGGCATCTATTATTTCTCCTTTCTATTTCGGCAATCTTTACAAAGGCTATAGTAGCCATCTTTGCTGGTAGTATTTTTTGAAAAATAACGATTATTAGCTAATTTAATTTGCCCACAACGAGAACATTTTTTATATTCTCCTTTTTCTACGGTGAGATACCAATAGTCGAGGAATTCTTCCTAAGCTTGTTGCGCGATTAGCTTGGGGATTTTGTTTCGCCAAAGGCTAGAGATATATTCGAGAGAGTGGCAAAGGCCGAACTCTTGCTGTAACCGCATTTGGATTTCAGAATTTTGAAGTCCATCTACTTTATATTCTACTAGGCGTTCGTAATATGGGTTTTTTGATAGAGCTTTTGACGCGACTGCGTCAAAAGACTCCATCAAAAACCAAGTGTCGGATATGAAGTTGCCGTCGCCGTTGGCCTTTAACTTCGAGTAGTTGCAGAGTATTGCGGAACAAACCTTGGGGTCGAGGAGAGAAACTCCAGAGTAATAAATTTCCCCATCCCGCACTTCTTCAACTGAGTCTAGAGGTATGGGATGAGAAGCTCTAGAGGCGTGGGTTGTTATGGTAGGTTTGCGGAAAGCGTTTTTCAGCACATATTGGTCTTTACTGAGTTCGATAATTGCGGTTTTCGCAATATAGGCTTCTCGACCTTTAAGAGTGGGGAGAATTTTTTGATAGTGGGAGATTGCTTCGCGAATTTGTTTGAGGTGCGGGATTTCTTCTATGTCTTCGGGGGTTATCTGCACTTTATGACGGAAGATTTGATTTTTATCGTTAGTAAGAAGATTGTAAATACCATCTTCGCCATTTTCAAACTAGGAGATAAGACCCTCAAAGCTAGTTTCACGTTTGTTTATTGTTGAAAGGCGATTTTCCGTAAGTATTTTGCGTTGTTTACGCTCGGCGCGTTCTGAAGGCTAAGCTAGATAGTCGGAGAGGACTTCTAAATAGCGAGGAGAAGGATTGGGGTCCTCGGCTAGAAGCTAGTTAACTAGTGCTAAGCGGTCTTCAGTGGATTGTAGGGAATAATCAAGTTTCATTTATTCGCCTCCTTTAAGTTTTAGTTTCTAGAAGAATTATATCAAAAATTTTTTGGAAAAGCAAGAAAAAGCTGGGGTAGGTTGTAATACCGAAATGAAAAAGGATTTGGTGGGTAGAATGGCGTGGGAAAGCGGTTTTGTGAAAATTGCACAAAATTTTCCCGAAAGAGGTACCCCCCTTTGTGTACTTTTCACAAAAACCTGTTCACATTCTATTCACAAACAAAATACAATTTGTTCACAATTTTTTTCTTGACATTCTCCCCCGCTTGCTATATAATTATACTTGTCAAGGGACAAGAAAAGCCGCGGCGCGGCGAAAAAATTTTTTTAAGTTTTTTTAAAAAAAGACTTGACAAACAAAAACAGTTATGATATAATAAAAAAAACGGGGGTGAAAAAATGAAATTTACTTTTGTAAACCTTGCTAAAGCAAATATTCAGGATATTTGTTTACAGTGGGAAAACCGCAATGTAATAGATGTTGCGTGGTTTGAAGATTTCGCAATAATCATCAGCAAGTAATACATAGTTTAACGCCCGCCGTATGCGGTTAAATACGGCGAAAATTTGATTAAACGAGGTACATAAAAAATGACGAATAACGCAGTTATTAAAGAATACGCAAAAAACAAATTGCTTGCGGAACAAGCGCAAAATCGTTGTAAGGAATTACAACCGCTTTTGTACGATATAATAGTATCTGATGGTACTCAGAATATAGGTAAAAAGACTTATACTGTAGAAACAGCGGGCTATAAAGTATCCATGACAGAGGCAAATAGCGCGGTTGTTATCGACTATAAGGCAATAGCTTTAAATGCTTTAGGTATGGACGAAAAGCAATTAAAAGCCTATGCTGAAAAGCACGGATACACTATAACCCGCAAGGGCGCTATAACTTACAGAGCATTTGAAAAAGAATAATAAACGGAGGGCGCAAGCCCTCCAGCAATGGAGGATTTTATTATGAAACATTTTCGATTAACAATTCGTTTTACTAATACCGACACATGGCACACCGATTTTTACGGCTATAATATTTTTGATGCTATGCGCCGAAACTGGATGAATGGCTATACAAACTGGATTAAAGCCCATCCGCAAAAATGTAAATTTGAGGTCATAGGTTGAGGGGCTTTAAGCCCCTCCGCGATGGAGGTACATACCAGATGAAAAAGATAATAATAACACTTGCGGTTATAACGCTTATCGGCTTGTTGTATGGGTGCGAAAGCACCTATACAAGGCAAGCGACTATTACCAAAAGCGCAAACGGCATAGTGTATTGTGTTGATAAACAGGGCAACATATGGAGCTATGAGGGCAATGCCGTAATCGGTCAAAAGGTAACGCTTAAAATGTATGATAATCACACAAGCGATATAAAAGATGATATTATAAAAGGAGTAAAAACAAAATGAGTGATAATCAGATAATAACATGGTTCGATGGGCAGTTAGTATGGATACAACACGAGGCGGATAGACTGGGCTACCCGATTGATGATGACATAGGTTATCAGCAGGTATGCGAACAGCTGGCAAGTATAGAGTTTGACTTTACTAAACCTGATGGGTTAGACTGGGCAAACATTGGATATGTTTTAGGGTGCGTTCGTGGTAAGTTGGCGGTAATGTCAGAGGGATTATAAAAATCCCTCTTGACAAAATAAAAATCATATGGTATAATAATAATATAAATTATAGGAGGTACATACCAATGAAAAACTGTAAAAAAGGCGATATTTATTATGTAGATTTTGACCCTGTTATAGGGTCAGAGCAGGGAGGCACTCGTCCCGCGCTTATCATTCAAAATGATAAAGGCAACGAACATTCACCCTGCACCATTGTTGCGATTATAACAAGTCGGAGCAATAAAGCAAAAATCCCCACGCATATAGACTTGCCTGCAACGGCTTTAAACGGACTGTCAAAAGACAGCATGATTGAGTTAGAGCAAATCCGCACCATAGATAAAAAGCGCTTAAAATGGCGGTGCGGGCGCATAGGCAAGGCAACGCAAATGCAGGTTGATAAGGCGCTCAAAATATCTTTACAGTTGGAGGACGAATAATATGACCATTAAAGAATTATACGAAATAGCCTGTGTAAATGGGTATGAAAATGCTAATATAGGCTTAGTAACAAAAGATTTTCAAGAGACAAAGGTTAAAAAGCAAGATTTACAATTCGGTGTTAATTATGCCGATTCAACAGGATTAGAAATAGTAAATAAATGTTTGCGGATACGCATTTAAGGGAGGACGAATAATATGTATAATGAGATAGAAGAGCTTTACGAATATTGCAAGGGATTAAAAATCCCTTGCAAGTTAGAACCGTTATACGATGGGTATAAGTTAGTATTACCAAATGGAGGGGACTTTGTTCAACATTCTTTCTCTTGGGGCTCAGCGCACGGGCGAGTTGAGCCGGCTATTGGTTGTGACTTTGATTATACTGCTTGTACCTTGTCTGTGGCAAAAGAATTAGTCGAGGAATACTATGGACAAAAAGAAAATTAAAACATATAAAAAACTATCTGCGGAGGCTCTTCAAGAGCTTCTGCGGATAAGGCGAAAAGGCTATATAAGCAAGAACAAAAAAGCGTATACCCGCAAAGAAAAACACAGGAGGCATAACTATGAGAGTTAAAAAAATAGAATGTCCTAACCCTGAGGGATGGGGAGCGGATTGCCCCTATTGTAAAGATGAGGAGTGCGGGATTGAAAACCCCATAAAAGAATGTGAATGTTTTATGGAGTATTGGAGCAAAGATGAGGTCGATGAATACACCCTCGATGAACCTCGAACCGCGTTTGAAGATTAGCAAGCTTTTGTGCAATATATACAAATTTATTTTTGTGCATATTGCACAATTTCTTTTTTGTGTATTTTGCCGACTCGCCACCGAACGCGGCGAGTCGAATTTAACAAATTCGGCACTCTGCACAAAAAATTTTTCAAAACCTTGTGCACTTTGACTATTGACTTTTTCCCGAAACTGTGTTATACTATATACAGAAAATCAAGGAGGGCTACATATGATAAATGTACGAACAATCAAAAAACTAAAAGAAAACGACGGCTTGACCTTGCGCAACGGCAAGCCCATCACCTACCGCACAGGCTGGCAAGTCGCCACTGAGGGTATAGAGACGACAAATCCAGATGTAGCAATAAAAGCGGTTAAAGCATACGGCGGGAACGCTGGTTTATGGTATCATCAAGGTGTGTACTATATTGATAAAAGCAAGCGCATAAGCACCAAAAAAGAGGCACTCCGCATAGGTAGAGAATGTAAGCAAATCAGTATTTTAAGCTGGCGCAATATGGGTTTAGCCTATTGCTAAATTTTACTTGACAAAATCAAAAAAGTATGATATAATATATATACAAAATAAAAGAGAGGTAATTAAAATGAAAAAATTTACAGTACAAATTAAAGATTTTGACGGCGATATATCTACAACCGCCACAGATGACATTATAAAAGCCTATGAGGCTTTTATACAACCCGCAAAACACGCTCATATTGTAGATAGTGAGACAGGCGAAATCTATGCGTTAAGAGACTGCGATGAGGGAGAATATACCGCCCGCGTAGTACAAGAGATAGGCAATGACTTTTTGCAGTCCTTGTATGAGGCATATGAATACGGCAATACAGATTTTGAAATAATGGAGGATTTTGAATAATGAAAGCTACAGGAATCGTAAGAAGAATAGATGACCTCGGACGGGTTGTTATACCTAAAGAGTTAAGGCGCAATCTAAAAATTAGAGATGGAGACCCATTAGAGATATTTACAGAAAATGATGCGATATGCTTTAAAAAATATCAGCCATATGACGATGAACAATTTAGAAAAGCGTACCAAATGGCAAAAGCAATTATTCCTTGCGGTCTTGCGATTTTAGATAGCCATGAGGATTATGTTTTTGGCAATAGCGCCCCAGTAAGACCGTATGTTCCAGTATATGCCGATGGGGATATAGTTTGTTATATTGGCGGAGCGGATGCCGCTGATTATCCAAACTATAATAAGGAATTTGCGCTTGCCGCAAAAGTGCTTGCTAAATATTTCGAGGAGGACTAAACAATGACCGCAATTTTAATTTTTATAATCGCAACTATAATCAATGTAACGCTTTCCACAATTCGCTCTCTATGCACCATTAAAGGCGGTAAGTGGCTGTCCGCAGTCACCAACGCAATATGCTTTGGCTTTTATCCGCTCATAGTCATGCTGACCGCAAAAGGCACTGTTGCTATATATATCAATATGGCAATAACCGCAATAGTCAATTTCATTTGCGTTTGGATTATTAAATTTGTAGAAGAAAAAGCAAGGAAAGATAAATTATGGCTTGTCAAGTGTACTATACCAAATGAAATGGCAGAGGAAATGTATGAGGCTTTAGAAATGTCCGATATACCTTATACAGATATACCAGTTCGTGATTATATTGTCTTTGATACTTACTGTACCACGCAGGAAGAAACCCAAATGGTCAAAGAATTTTGTACTGCCGCAGGCGGTAAAATGTTCGCTACGGAAAATAAACTTTGAGGTGATTTAAAATGTTTAAAGAAGAAAAAGTTATAAGAAGAAGTGCAACCGCAAGCGAGAAAAAGGCTATAATAGACTTTCTCGATTCTATAAACGCAAATCCTTTAACCTTGGCACAAGCGGAAGATATAAAGGTTGAAGAATGTGAGTATAAAGAAGCTATACTTGAAATTCTAAATGGCTTTGAACAGCTTTGCAATGGTAGAGGTTGCGATGGGTGCATATTTGAAGATGCAAATAAATGTTGTAAAATATCAATAGATACTTTGAAAAATTATGTAAAGAACCTTTAAAAGGCTCTTTTCTTTTACTCATTTGGCTTGCCCGGCTCGCTGTCGGGCGCAGCGAGCCGATTTTCGCAATTTCAGCACTTTGCACAAATTTTTCATCAAAAAACCGCAATTCTTCTACACCTAACTTTTCCCGAAACACTTGACAAAATGCTTGACCTGTGATATAATATACAATGTCAAGAGGACAGAGAAACGGACAGATAAACAAAGCGATTTATCAAAACAAAATTTCAAAAAACCCTTGACAAGCGCCACAAAATGTGGTATAATAAAGACAGTCAAAGAACAGATTAAAATTTTCTATGGTGCGCAACATAAAAAATATTTAAAAAAGTTCTTGACAAATACCGCAAAGTGTGGTATAATAAAGATAGTCCAAAAGGGCAAACATTTTGAAAGGAATTGATGAAAACTATGTCAAACAAGAAAACTTTACAGGAAAAATTCGCAGAGGTTAAGGCTTTTCTCGAGGAGCATGAGGCAAGCGAGGAAATGATTGATTTTATCGCAGACCGTGCGGAAAAGGCAGACCGCAAGAGCGAAAACCGCAAGCCGTCCGCAACGCAGGTAGCAAATGCCGCTTTGTCAGAGCGTGTATATGAGTACCTCAAAGACTGCGGTAAGAAGTTGCAGATTAAGCAGATGATTAAGGAAGTTCCTGCATTTGCTGAAATCGAAAACTGCACCACGCAGAAAGCAAGTGCGATAGTGCGTGGCTTGCTGAAAGACGGTAAGGTTCAGCGTGTCGAGGAAAAGGGTGTAGCTTATTTCTTCGCAATCTAAAGGCAAGGGGGCTTTTAGCCCCCCTCCAAATGGAGGGATAGAATGACTGAACAGGATAAGCGTATAGACGAAATCGTTGATAGCTTAGGGTGTAGCATCGCTGAGGCAATGGATATTTTAAAGGCTGATAAAGCTATTGATAAAGGCGAGCGTATGGAGTTTGACCTCCCGCCCGAACAGGAAAAAATGGCGAAAAAGTACTGTAATGTGCGAGAGCATAAAAAGCCCGTAGCGTATAATTGGAATAAGCGACAGCGCAAAGAAAATATTACGAAAAAGGGCATTATACAAGAGCTTTTCAACTATTTACAGTCACAAGGGTACGCCGATTTAGCTATAACGAACGCAGAACGGCAGATAGCGTTTGCCGTGGGTGAGGATAAGTTCGAGTTAACGCTGGTACAAAAGCGTAAACCGAAAAAATAAGTAAAGGGGGCTTTAGCCCCCGATACATAGAACGGCAATGAGCTGTTCTAAAATAAAGAGAGGAATCTGATAAGAAATGAGAATTGTAGTATTTGACACGGAGACCACTTCACTGGAAAAGCCCTTTGTATATAATATAGGTTATGTTATATACGATACCGAAGAAAACCGCAAACTGATAGAGCATGACTTTGTGGTTGAGCAGATATGGCACAACCGAGAGTTATTCACCACTGCCTATTACGCCGATAAGCGAGAGGGCTATGTGGCGGATATGAGGGCACGCAAAGTTAAGATGGAAAAGCTGGGCTATATCACGCAATTTATGGCGAGAGAGTTTAAAGATTTTGAAGTTGAGGCAGCTTTTGCTTATAACAGTCCGTTTGATGATAAGGTATTCAAGTATAATTGCGATTGGTTTAAAATCATAAACCCCTTTGATAATATTCCGATATATGATATACGAGGATATGTATTCCGCAAAATAGCTTATACAAATGAGTATAAAGAATTTTGCGATAAGAACGAATACTTCACCGACAGTGGAAATTATTCAACAACCGCAGAAGTTGTTTATAGATTTCTCACGCAAAACACCGATTTTATAGAAGACCACACCGCATTAAGCGACAGTTTGATAGAATTAGAGATTTTGCGGGAGTGCGTGGCTCGTGGGTGCGAGTGGGCAAAAGAATATAAAACCTATAGAAGTGTTCAGCGCATTGTAAGCAAGCGGTTAGAGCTGACAGACGCAGACGGCATAAAGCATAATTTCCCCTATAATAAAATTACAGTGTATGCCGAAAAGGATAATCGCAAGCGCATTGTATTAAAGAATTTGGATAGAGCTTAACAGCTCTATCCTACCAAATGGGAGAGTACATTATGAATAAAGCAATATATTTTGATATGGACGGAACGATTGCCTCTCTTTATGGCGTACAGGGGTGGCTTGATATGCTGATTGCGGAAGACCCCACCCCTTACGCTATTGCTAAACCGCTTGTAAATATGAGCAGTTTGGCGAGGTTGCTCCACAAGGCACAGCGCAACGGATACCATATCGGCATTATCAGTTGGTTAAGCAAAAATGGTTCAGAGAACTATAACCAAATGGTTACAGAAGTTAAAATACAGTGGTTGCGGAAACACCTCCCCAGTATCTTGTGGGACGAAATAAAAATTGTTCCCTACGGCACACCTAAAAGCACCGCAGTGGATAGAGCAGATGCCGCTTATCTGTTTGATGACGAAGACCGCAACCAAATGGAATGGAATAATGTGGGCGAAAGCTTTTATCCTGATAGACTTTTGGAGGTGCTGAAAGAATTATGTTAATTGAATTTGGCGATAGGGTTGAGTTGATAGAGTTCGCGGATAAGGCAAGCGCCGAGCGGTGGATTCAGCAGGCAGAAAAGTTTTGCGATGTAAAAGGAATTAAATAGTCCTCTCTTTGGGCGGTTAGTGAAAGCTACTGCCTTTTTTGCTTTTCTTAAAAATTTTTTATATAATATAAATAGAAAAAGTGAATAAAGGAGGAAAATGTTGTGGCTATTGAGTTGGTTAAAGCTTTACTTACTATAGTTAAGTATTGCGCCGCTTGCGAAAATTGCGCAGAATGTCAATTAAAAGACTATTGCGGTAAGACCTTCCAGAGCTATTGATCTAGCTTCGGCGGAGCGCGAACGAAGTCGCTCTCCGAATTTCCCCAAACCAGCCCTCTACAACATTTTTCTAGCGCATAGCGCAAACTTCTCCCTATAGCGATTTTCCCGAAACTTCTATAGCGAAAAACTTCTATAGCGATTCCAATTCCCCAACGTCTCTCTCCCATTAAAAATTTCATAGCAAGGACATAGTTCTTACTAGTTGTAACTACGAAAAAATTGAAAAGATGAATAAGTGTTCATCTCTAGTCCTATAGCGAAGGAAATTTAACTATCTATAGCGTTTTTGCGGGCCGGCCACAAACGTGGACGCCCGATTTTTAGGGCAAGCTAGCCTAGAGAATTTTTTCATAGCGAAGTCTATAGCGAGGCTAGCTTTTTGGGTCCCATAACGAGATTTGGTTGCTTTTTTATAAAAAATATGCGCTCTAGCGCTCGCTAAAGTGTAAAAAATAAGAAAAAGCTAGCCTTTTTAAAAAAGGCTAGCTAAATTTATGCTTTTATAGCGATTTTATAGGGTTTCTCTCTTTTATTATACCAAAAATTTTTATAAAATGCAAATTTACAGAGAAAAATACCTTATTATATATCTTTTATTTAGTTAAAATACATAAAAAATAATACAATCCGTTCAAAAATATAGGCTTCATTTTTTGAACGGATTTCTCTATTTTAAAACGCTAAGTTGCAATAAAAATAGTCTTTACCTACAGTTATCAAAAAATATTGCAACTTCTTAAAACTCAAATGCATCTTCTTTAATTTTATAAATCAATAAAGCATTATCTTCAACAAGTGTAGCTAAACCAGTAGTAATATTACACTCTTTTTCAAAAGCTTCTATAAATTTATCCCAGCCTACATCTGTTTCTAAAGTATTATTTATAATTTCTTCATACTCTTCTTTAGTAATCTCATTACGAGCTAGAGATTCTTTTGCTCCTCGCATAGTAATAACTTGATCTTCTGTAGTCTATAAATACTACCTTATTAGCCTTTGTCTTACTTCTTCCTCCTACTCAGTAAAAGGTTCCGGTTGCTCCCCAATAAATTTACACATAACAAAACGACAACTTCCTACTTTACCTCCTCTCTTTTTAGGAACTCCATAGAGCTCTCTTTTTTCCTAACAAAGATAAGAATAAATAGTAGAAGACTCAACCTTTTTATGTTTTATTTTTCTTTCCATTTTTGAAGCAGCATTTTTACAAGTATCTATTTTATGTCCAGTTCCGCCCCATACTTTAGGAAATAATTCTTTAACCTATTGCCGTACTGGATTAGCATAATAAGGATCATAAACGGTTAGTATATTTACCCCGCCTCGAACTAATTCATACTCTGCATAAGAACTTAAATTTTTATCACACCATTTAGTTTTATTCTTAGATAAATACTACATAGATACATTAGCCCATTCTGCTAAATTCTATATAGATATAAAACCTTTTTCTAATTTTATCACAGCTTTTTCACCTCCTCCAGTAGTTTTATCTCAAAAAATCCTTTATATAAGAATAGGGTTGAATTTTTTGAGATAAAAGGTCAGTAAAAAGATAAAATATTCTATTTTTTATCTTTCAATATACTATAAAATCCAAATGAGAAAGATTCAAATATCTTGTCCAAGACTTACTGGGCGAGGCCCTTTTTAAATCTCTCTTTTATTATAACATATTTTTATATAAAAATAAAATAAAAAGAAAAAAGCAAGGGTGAGGATAACTAAGAATAGCAATGAACTGTACAAGGCTAGCCAGGGCACACCTCCCATACCAAAAACCTAAAAAGCCAAAAGAGGAGCTTTCGCTCCCCTTCTTCATTCTTCTATCTCCATAGATTTCAACTTCCACTCGCTTACCTAAACCGGAATATCGTGATACTTATTTTTAAGCCTCTTCACAGCCCTTTTATAATATTCTTTCTCCTTAGATATATCTTCACCCTATTCCTATCTATAAAAAGCACAAGCCGCCTCTTCCTCAGAAATATGTTCTTCCTTTAATATCTTCATCCACTCTTCAAAAATCTCTTTGGAAATTTTCTTATAAGTAGAATACCATACCCAATATCTCTTGCCATTGCTCTCACCATACTTATCAAAAGGTTCTTTTACAAACCTTCTTGCAACAGCCTCACTATTAGTATGATTATATTTCTCAAGACCAAAATCATTTATAGCATCTCTAGCAATTTTACTCTTGCTATTTGGTTTAAACTCTGTACCAAGAGAAGCAATAGTATATTTAGTATAATCTTCTTTCTTTTTCTAATTCAATTCATCTTGTTTAGGCGCCTTACGAGGTAAAGGCTAATATTCTCCATAAATTTCTTTAATTAAAATCCTTTTTGGGCGCCCTTCATAAAATTCATAATCAAAAAAATTAGTTAACCAATCTAATAATTCTTGCTATCTCCTATCCACCTAATTTGCTGGAATACTTAAAAGTTTTGCAAACTCTGCTTTAAACTCATACACCTTATTTAAAATTATCATAATCTTTCCTCCTTTCACAGCTATTCTTGTAGAAATGTTTGTCATATTAAATATTCTTTCTAAGACCGGACAAACATTTCTACAAAGAAAGCATCTTAAAGTTTTTAATAACAAATTTTCTTGTTATCTACTATTTATAAAATCCAAATAAGAAAGATTTAAACGCTTTACCCAAATTCTTTATTTAAAAATTAAGACATAACCATTTGTCTTCTATCTTCCACAGGACAAAACCAAATAGCCGCGTGAAGTTTATATAACACGAGCGAAGCGAGTGTTATATAAACTGAACCTTATGTCCCGAAGGGACATAAGACATGTCCGGACAGAATGGACAGGACATCCTTATAATTAAGGTTATGTCCATATGTCCTGAAATAGCTGTAGACCGCAATTAAAAAGAAAAATCCTGCTTTTCCAAGACATTTGAGGACATGTCCATCTGTCTTGCTTTCGCTCTACTAACAGTTTTTTCTGAACAACCTAACTCTATAGCAATTTCTTTATTCGTCTTACCTTCTCCCAGTAACTTCCATATAATCTCATCTGGAAACTGTTTCTTCGCTCCGCCTTTTTTACCGCCTTCTTTGGCCGCAGTATATCTCTGGGCTGCTCTATCCATATTACAGCTAATTGATTGCATAGACGAAACCACTATAGGATTTGTCCTATCATATGTCCCATAGAAGCCATAGGACACAATTGCCTCAAGCAACTGTCCTGCGTCTTCCTCTCGGCCCATTTGCCGTAATGCCTCTACGGAGTCCCAAGCACTACCATAAAAAACAAAACTATCTCTAATCTTATCCATTGCGGCAGCTCCTATCAAAAGCTTCCAGCAATTCTGGAGTGGCTTCATAAACCCAACAATTAAACCTTTGATCATTTGGATTCTTCATTTCTGCTAAAGGTTTAAACCCTTGTCGCTGTAAACTTATATGAATCCGCAATGAATAAATAATTTTTACATTTGACATTTTAAAAACTCCTTTATTCTTCTTTTAGAGCTTTTCTGAGGACATATGAAACTGTCTCATCGTTTCTCTAACTTTACCTTTATTATACCAAAAGTTCGCTTAAAACACAAATTTTGCTTTTCCATAAAAAATAATATATAATATATACATAATAAAAAATAAAAGGAGACTTTTAAATGATTGTTGATTCCCATCGCCTCTATTCCGCCTTCCTCGACGCTCTTAACGCCGGTTCTTCCCCCGATGAAGTAGCTGATATCTGCGCAGAAGCCCTTAACCGAGCCAAAATCTCCTACGAGGCAGAGCAAAGAAATGCTAAGCAGAGAGAAAAAGAAGCTGCTGCCGATTCCCTCTTCTCCGCCCTCCAGACTTGCGGAACCGCCTTTGACATTCCTGAGCTAGCTAAAACAAGCGACGCCGCAAAAGATGAGTTCATTAACTTTATGGACAGCTTGCGCGACATACTTAATCTAGTGCCTACGGCACCAGAAGAAGAGGAAACTACTGAAGAAGATAGCGATAATATCCTCAGAAGCTTCATATCTTCTCTCTACTAATTCCTTTCCACTTGGCTTTTATAAAACCGCTCTCCGAGCGGTTTTATAAATCTAGTCTTTAATGCTTATTCGATTTTTTATATTTTTTATTATATAATATATACATAAAAGATAAAGGAAAGGAAAATGTTCTATGTCACAATATGCTAACTTTTATATTCGCCCCTTTGACGATAAAGCCTATGTCTCCGTTGCCGATTATACTCGTTCTTCTGCTGTCTACCAAATATGCGAAAACTCGCTCCCATACTGGAAGGTTAAAGCTCTAACTTCCTCTGACCTAGACTCTTTTATCTCCTCCGCCCGCGAAGAGCAGCAAGAGTGGCGCGACCGCATAAATACCTACAAAGCGCAAATTGCCTCTATCGCCACTTTCAATAACTCTGTAGAGGAAAAACAGAGCGCAATCGCAGATATTCAGCAATATATCGACGAGTGCTCTGAAGAGCTAACCTCTTACCAAATAGCAGAAAACTTCTTCTACTTCCTTAAAGACCTTATTCCATTTGGAACAGAGACTCCTTATCTCTATGCGGGAATAGAAGTAGATCCTAACGCAAAAGAAGCTTAAGAAGAAAAGCTAAGAAGAAGAAAAGGCTAAAGCTTTTCTTCTTCTTTTATTTTTATAAAAAAATATAATATAATATATATAAAGAAAAAAAAGAAAGAGGTATTTATTTATGGGAATTATTTTAGTTTTAATAATACTTACGATCGTAGGTTTCTTTATCTACTATCTTATAGATACAAAAACAGCATACGATCATTTTCTATCCGAACTATTTTGCGCTGTTGTTGGGCTCGTCGCTTGTATAGGGCTTATAATTTGCGGTTTTCAATGTATAATATCAAAAGCAAATGCTGATTTAGAATATCAGAACACTTTACAACAGTATGAAGTTATTGAATATCAATTAAAAGATAATAAAAGCGATATAAAACTTTTAACTAAAGATATAACAGAATACAATAATAAAGTCCGCGAATATAAAAAATGGAAAAATAACTTCTGGCTCAATTGGTTCTACCCTGCTGATATAGATAAATTAGAGTATATAGAACTCAGTTAAGGAAAAAGCAATGCTTTTTCCTTTACATAAGAAAGGAATTGATAAATATGAAATTTATGGAGGTTATATAAATGTCTGTTGCTCCCTCTTATCAAAAATACTCCTTTATAGGAGAACCTTATACAAAAAATAATAAAGAATATATTCTTATAGACTTCCATGGACGGCAGAAAGAAGTGCGCTGGTATGAAAAGACTTCGCTTACTCAAATAAAACCTACTAAAGATATTCTTGGTTTTACCAATGGCTATATAACTATCTTCAGTGGCGTTTCCTCTGAAAATGAAGAGTTCTTCCAAATGCGCGAAGAGTTTAGATACCATGTTCTTTTTGGCTGGTATCTTATTTCTACTCTAAGCTTGCCGGAACAGTTGCCTTATGGCGTCGAGCCGGTTCGTTTAGATTGGGAAGAAGTTAGCGCTAATGGGGAATTGCTTTCGACTGAGGCAGTACGAAACGCGGTTGCCGCAAAGCTCTATCCCCAATCTTCTTCCATTTGGTTGGGCTCCGTAGGAGACCGTCTAACCCTAACCTTAACTCTCCTCCGCGTCATAGACCTCCCCGACACAAAATGGGGACAGCAGAAATTCTATCTTTTTTCTGATGCATCTGGAAATATCTCTTCTTGGACAACCTCCCCCAAGCCGCTTTCCATCGGACAAACTTATACTTTAACCGCAACTATAAAAGCTTGCGAAATTTATAAGAATGAAAAGCAAACTCGTTTAACTAATTGTAGAGTAAAGTAAACTTCGTTTACTTTACTCTACTAGCTTCTATTCGGCAATTTGAAAAATATATAAAAATAATATATAATATATACATAATAAAAAAGAAAGGAAGCTTTTTTGTGTACGAACTTCTTACAGCTGAAGATAAATCTATGATAAACCATTATATAACAGCTAATGTTGGGTATCCCCAAGCAAACCTTGAATATATTCTCCGCTTCTGGGATAGAGCAAAATCTGACTATCTCAGCAAACTCTTCAAAGATCAGCTTATAATCTCTACCCCCATATCCTACTCCGAATCTCTTAGTGATATAATGGATCATTTGGATAAATTCGTTTATCGAGATATCCGCTGCTGTCGCTTTATAGAGCGTTTTAAGATGCATTTTCAAACTATGGGATGGACTAGCTGGCAAAACTCTGCTTGGAAACGCTATCAGAATATAGCTGATCTTGTAAGTTATAAACCTCTTGCTGAAAACCGCATTTCTTACGATATGGAAATTAATGATTGGAAATTTACAAAGGGTACTAAGACTATAAAAATAATTGCTAAAATCGCAAAAAGTCTTAAAATAGGATTAGAGCCAGATGAAAATGGAATAAGCGATTTTGAATATTTCCGTCGTCGCCATTCTCTTGCGCTCAATACAAAAAAGCTTTTTGGCAATCTCTGCCTCTCCATTCATCCTCTCGATTATATGACCATGAGTGATAATTCCAATGGCTGGAGCTCTTGCATGAGCTGGGAAGAGTGCGGCGAGTATCGTATGGGTACCGTCGAAATGATGAACTCTCCTTGTGTAGTAGTTGCTTACCTTGCCAGTGAAGATGAAACTCTTCCTATAGCTGGCTACAATTGGAATAGTAAAAAGTGGCGCAGTCTTTTTATCGTAGACCCCAACTTTATTGCTAATGTAAAAGCATACCCCTATGAGAATGAGAACCTTACAAAAGAAGTAATGAAGAAACTTGCGGGACTTGCCGGCTGGGCGCCGCAGGAACCCGACGAATACTTCGTCTATAACGAGAGTGATGAAGAATCTTATATTAACGATAAACTTATAAGATTATACTTCAATACAGATAAAATGTATAATGATTTTGGCTCTACTACTTCATTTCTTCTTATAAATCCTGAATACAACGAGCCAGAACTTATAAATATTGACTATAACTATTCTGGCGAAGCGGAATGTATGGCGTGTGGCGGTACTGAAGTTTCTAGAGAAGACACTCTTTTTTGCGAAAAATGTGACCCTTCTGCCAGCTGTATGTGTTGTGGAGAATACTGCTGCGAAGAAGACTTAATTACGCTTGGCGATGGTATGAAAGTATGCAACTATTGTTTTGATGATGAAGTAGGTACAGATGCAATAACTGGTGAGCATTATATTTACAGCTATTTAACACCTGTATATCTGTATGATGATAATGATGAAATAACTGGTAGATTTATATATCTTTACAATACTGATGAAATTCTTACCCCTGACTATACAACACTTGAGAAGCTTCCCATTAAAGAAAGCACTTTCAAGTATTATGTAAATATCTCTAACCTTACCCTCGAAGGGTTAGCTCTCTTCGATGAAGATTGATTTTATTAAAAATTTAATATATAATATTTATAGAAAATATGAAAGGAACATTAAACAATGGAAAAGAAAATAACTAACAAACAGAAATTTGAAATGATTCACGATGTCCTCTTAGACGAAAATATGCTTGACCTTGCCGAGTTCATAAACGAGGAAATAGCTAAGCTTGACCGCAAAGCTGCTAAGGCAAAGGAAACTGCTGCTAAGAAGAAAGAAAAGCCCGACGAGCTTAAAGATGCCGTTGCCGCCCTTCTTACTGAAGACCTCCAGACTACCGCCGATATTCTTAAAGCTCTCGACGATGAAGAAATTTCTGCCGCGAAAGTTACCTATCGTTTAACTTCGCTGTGTAAAGAAGGCTTTGCGCGCAAGGAATCGGTTACCGTTGAATCCGACGGAAAGAAGAAAAAGGCTATGGCGTATGCCCTTGCAAATACCGAGGAGGCGTAAGCCTCCTCTATCTTTACTAAAGGAGAAATTCAATGAAATATAGTCTTAGTTACCGAGTTTCACCGAAGTATCTCGCAAAAGCTGATGAAATTCGTATCCCTTACAAGGCGATAGAACGAGTTGGCGAGTTTGCGGAAAAGTATCCAAATGCCGCCTTACTTTTAGAAGCTGATTTCACAATACCTACCGAGCAAGAATTACAGACTGCCGCCACGCTTGCTCGAGGCCGTCTTAAAGCAAGAATAACAAATCTCGAGACTGCCGATTATTATGAGTCATTCAAGATTCCTTACATTTGGTCTTTCTCTCCAAAAGATTTATATGAGCTTGATGCGCTTTATGAAGTAGGAGTTTCTGAAATACAAGTTAATAGTGTCTTCTTCTTCCAAATGAGTAAGGAATATCGTCTACCGTTACGCTTTAACCCCACAGAAGCCGCCTCTCAGGCAATAGTTCCAAATGTAAACGCAATAATCTCTCCTTATATGCGTCCAGAGGATCAAGAAATGTACGAAGGTCGTATAGATATTTTAGAGCTTTCTGCGGAAACACCTGAAAAAGAAGAAGCGCTTTTCCGCATATATGCCGAGGAAAGCGAGTGGCCGGGACGTATTGATTTTATAATCCCCGTAGAGACAGACGCAGTAAATAGAATGATACCGCCTGAGTTTGCATTAGTTCGTTATGATTGTGCTTTAGGTTGCCTTCGCGGCACTCGTTGTCATCTCTGTGAAAGGTATCTTAAAATGGCAAACCCAGATTTTATAGCTCCTTACGGCAAGGAAAATTGAAAGGAGTTTTCTAATTGAGAACTTTTAAAGATACAGAATTAAAAATCTTTGAACACATTCTCTATCTCACACAGGAACAGCTTAAACATTTTATGGCAACTTTCTTAAAGCGCCATTATCCAAATGTGATAGAGACTCGTGATTATATAGTTGCGGAAGGGGCTATTCCAATAGCTCTTGCCGCACACCTTGATACAGTATTTCTATATCCCCCCTTAGATATTCTCTATGACCGAGTGAAGAATGTGATGATTGGAATAAATGGGGCAGGCTTCGACGATCGCGCTGGCATCTTTGCCATCATTAAGCTAGTTCAAGCGGGACTTAAACCGCACATAATTCTCACCACTGAAGAAGAAAACGGCGGGCTAGGAGCAAAAGCGCTATCCTCAAAAAAGTGTCCCTTTAAAGATTTGCGGTATATAATTCAGCTTGACCGCAGAGGCTCAAATGATTGTGTTTTTTATGACTGTAATAATAAGGAGTTCACTTCCTATATTGAGTCATTTGGTTTTACAGAGAACTTTGGCAGCTTCACAGATATAAGTTATCTTTGTCCTGCGTGGAAAGTGGCTGGCGTTAATCTTTCTGTAGGCTATCAAAATGAGCATACCGTACAAGAAACGCTGTATGTAAATCAGCTTTTTGCGACAATCGGCAAGGTGCGGAAAATGCTTACACAGCTGCCGAAGACCAGCTTTGAATATATCCCTGCGCCCAGATACTTTTCACCAATTAAACCTTATGCATCTGGTTTAATCACATGCGATGGCTGTGGTCGGCAATTTATGGAAGAGGAAATGTTTCCTGTAGTTGCACAAGATAAAGAGACCGTTTTCTTCTGCCCTGATTGTATAGTAGATAAAGTATCTTGGTGTAGAATTTGCGGCAATGCTTATGAAAAGCTCTGCCTTGAGGAGCCAACAATGGGAATTTGTCCGCACTGTGAGGAGAAGAAATATGATTGAAGAAGATGTATATAAAGTAATTCAATATTCGCAAGGTATCAAAGTTCCGCGAATACAAGATTTAATAGAAAATTGGCGAGAAAACAAAAGCTGGTTTATCAATAAGCTTTTTAAAGAAAAAATCATATACCAAGTGCCGGAAAAGCTTACTTTTGAGTTAGATGAAAACTCAAAGAAAGATAAATATGAAGCTTTTAAAGATTATGTCTATGAGCTTTGCACTGATTTTGATTTAGATAAATACCTTTGTTCTATTGATTATGACGAATTTTTTAAAAATGCTCTTGCGAAAGATAGAGATCTTCCAAATGGAAAGAAAGTTAAAAAAGGCATGAAGTTCTTGCGGACGCTGCGTTTTTTAATAGAAGATGATAAATTGCTGGAAGATATTCAAAACCACGCCAGTGAGCTAATGCAAGAAAATAAAGTAGAGGGTTATCTTTGCTTTTCTGTACACCCTCTTGATTTTCTTTCTTCAAGTGAAAACACTTTGAATTGGCGTTCCTGCCACTCGCTTGATGGGGAGTACCGCGCCGGCAATCTAAGCTATATACAAGATAGCAGCACTATTATAGCCTATGTTTGTACTGGGAAAGATGAAAAATTGCCGCATTTCCCCGAGGAAGTTCCTTGGAACAATAAAAAATGGCGTTGTTTAATGTTCTTTAATGAAAATCACAACCTTATATTTGCGGGACGGCAATATCCTTTCTCTGCACAGAGCATACTTGATAGAGCTAATAAAGAATTACAAAAATTACTTCCTAGCGGTAAATGGACACCTTGGTGCAATGATTATATAGAAAAGTATGAACATCCCGGTAGCTTAGAGATCACGATTTTTACTGAAGCTAACTATATGCCGATACGAGGCAAAATTTATGAAAAGAATAACTTAGTAAAAGATGCTGGGATGTCAAAGCATTTTAATGATGTACTTCACTCTTGTTGCTATATTCATCCTTACTATATGTATAATAGCATTTATTATGTGGGAACTGTAAGCCAAATGACAGTTGGTAGTGCAGTCAAGTGTTTACACTGCGGAGAAAAGCTAATAGATGGCTCAGACAGTATGATGTGTCATGAGTGTGAATGTAAATACGGCTATAGTGATAGCGATGATTATAAAACTTGTGATTGCTGCGGTCAGCGCACTTGGTATGATGATGGAGAATGGGTAGATGATAATTTTTTATGCCCAAACTGCATTGAAGCAGAAACTTTTGTCTGCGAAGAGTGCGGAGAGCGCTATTTTAACTCTGCCCGCAAATATGATAAAACAAAAGAAAAATTTGTATGTAGCGATTGCTATGTTGAGGAGGAACTATAATGGCAAGAGGTGCCGAAGCAAAGAAAAAGGTAATAGAAAAAATAAAAGAGGCTTTTGGAGATAACTTTATTGGCGAGGCTAATAATAAATATTATGTTTATGCCACAGAGGCGGGCGAGAAAATGCAGATAGCAATTAGTTTGACTTGCCCGAAAACTCCTGTAGTATTAGAGGGAGTGCCGTCGTTCGATGGCGGCTTTGATTTCTCTGCTCCACCAATAGCAAAGCCAGAGCCTGTGACGGAGATAAAACAAGAAGAGTTGGATAATGTTCAAGCTTTGATGGAAAGGCTTGGGCTTTGAGCGGAAGAGATTCCGCTCTTTTTATTACATACTTCTAGCTTAATCTTTCCCCAAACAGCCGTCGGCAAGCCACTTTATTTTTATAAAAAAATATTATATAATATATATAAAGAAAGGAAATGATAAATATGACTTATAGCGTTGAAGATACAATTACAATACTTTCCAATCAAATATTAAATTTATTAGATATTATAGATGATATGTCTAATTATACAAAAACAGAACAGACATTGGAAATTAGGCAAAACTTATTTAATACTATTGATGATATGAATAGAAATATGAATAAAAATATATTTTACGAGAGGTAAGAATATGGATTTTAATGAAAGATGCCCTGTATGTGGCGGAACACTTGGCTATCATATAAATAGTTATGGTAGAGTAGTCCAACAGTGTAACCGTTGTAAACATATTATAACAGCTGATGTTGTTACAACTGATAAAACAACTTTTACAGGATATAATCAGTCAACAAGAACTGTGACAAATACACCTTTATCAAATGGTTTGAAACTTGATATTGACCCTATGTATTCAATTATAGCCCCACCGCAACCATTAACATTGGAGATAAAATGTGATAGTATAACTCTTAAACAGAATGATATAAGTATTTGTTTTTGCAGTGAAGAAGATATAAAGAAATTTGACAGTATTACAATAAACGGAATTAAATTTAAGAAAGTAGAAGAGTGACAATATGACAATTAAACAGTATACTGAACTACTCGAATATATTTTTAAGAACAACGGTTGGAACATAAATGCTATATCGGGTAATTTAGATTGTAAAAAACCTATGATTAAATATGTTGATAGTTCTTTTGATACTAGAGATGGACATATATGGTCTATTAAGTTAAGAGGTATATCAGCAAATGATAAATCTTTTAGAGTTGAAACAGATGAAGAAGTTTCAAAAGTATACGAATGGCTTAATAAGGAGAGAAAATAATGGAATCATTTTATGTAGTGTTTATGATTTGTGTAGCTGCTATTTTGTGTTTAGCATTAATTTGGATTTTCTGTGATGAAATAGATGACTTTATAGTTAGATTAGCTTTTTTATTAAAACCTTTTAGTGCAAAAGCCGTATATAAAAGAAATGTAAGAAAGGCAAAAAAAGATTGTAAGAAAAATGCTAAAAGACTTAAAGCGTTTATACGCGGTGAGCGTAATAGAATAAAAGAAGAAATAAATAATAGCATAGGATATTGTTATATTGATATTATCTTTGATGATAATTTTGAATGACTAAAAAAGAAAGGTTTTAAAATCACAGAAACCAAGGACAAAGCAGAATATAGAATAAGTTGGGGAGATAAAGAATGAACGCACATAAATTAGCAACGAGACGTACACGATTATATAAAAAATGTATGAAAAAAGAACGACGAGAAATAAAAAATAGAATATTACAAGCTGCTGGTCACGGTGCGAAAAAAACAGAGAGCTTTATTGATTGCCCAGAAAATCTTGAATGGCTTAAAAAAAGGGGCTTTAAATTTAAAGAATATGAAAGCTCTATTCATCGTTATTTAATAAGCTGGGAGGGGTGCTAATATGAAATGCAGAAAGAAACCTGTTGTAGTTGAAGCTATACAATACACTGATGATAATCTATTAGATGTTCTGAAATTTTGCGATGGCGGTAAGAAGACCATCTTTGATTATTATTTATATATTGTTACTCTTGAGGGCAATATGCGTGTTCGTAAGGGTGATTATATAATTAAAGGGGTTCATGGTGAATTTTATCCTTGTGAAAAAAATATATTTGAAGAAACCTATGAGGTGGTAGAAGAATGACTAAAAATAAAACAACAGTTAAACCTCTATCAAATCATATAGTTGTTTATCACAAACAACCAACAACTAAAAATACAAAACCTGGCGATGTAGTTTTGTATAAAAAAGAAGTTTGGATAAACGATGGACATATTGTTGCATCAATACCTTCTATAAATTTAGACGATGACACTGATAAAAACAGCACAGTTCTTAAACCTCTTACCAAAAATTATGCAGATGAAAAAGCGTTAAAGGAGAATACTATGGATAATTATATAATGATAAATGGCAAGAAAATTGAACTTACCGAAGACCAACTTAATTATTTGTGTATGTTTAATCGATTTGCACAAATGGCAAAAGAACAATTTGGACTTACAATTACACCGAAAGAATTCACTAATGAAACATTTGAAACACTGTTTGGTTTTGGTGTTGACTTTTCAGATTGTCCTAAAAGAAATAATCCTTTTAATGACCGACCTAAAGTAGACGATATTTTTTATTACATTACTTCTGACGGTGTTAGACTCGATGATAATGACGATTACAATGCTAACATGATTACCGCAGCAAATAGTTTCAATGATGAAGCTTTTGCTTATCAAATATATCTTCATGAATTACTTAATCGTAAACTATTAAAATACGCTTGGGATAATGAAGCAGAAGATCGTTCGTGGAATGGTGATAATCTTCATTATTATATTATTCGTGATAATAGGTATTGTGATGGTAGATATTTTGTAAGTTATCGTGACTATTTAAAAGAAAATAGCGCAGTTTATTTTTCAAAAAAAGGTGTCGCAGAAAAAGCAATAGAAGATGTTATTAAGCCTTTTATGAAAAAATATCCTGAATTTATATGGTGATAATTATGAAATGTTGTCCTTATTGCGGAGTTAAGATGAAATTCATTAATTTGAATGATTATTTTGCAGATAAATTTTATTGCCCAAAATGTCAAACATATATTTATAGTCAGGATGATCAAGAAAATATGGAGCCTTCTAATACTGAGTTTGAGTATGGATTAGCTTGCCAGGTGGAGGATTAAATTATGAATAAATGTGAATGTTATGAAGAAAAAGAAGTAGTGGATTCTTGCCTTTACGTCAGAAGACTAGTAAGTATTTGCAATGGTACAAAAGAAAGAGATGAATGTCGTTGTGGCGGCGACCCAGCTAAGTGTGACTTTTATCCAGAGATAAGAGAACAGGCGTACCGGCAGACACAAGAATACAGAGATAAAAAAGAATTAGAATTTTATCGCACTTGGATTGAAGAACATCAGCTAAAATATCTTGTAAAAAGAGCTTTTGAGGAGTGGTTTAATGAAAATTGTTAATGAAAGTGAATTTGAAATCAAATGTATAAAGGATTTAGATATAGGTGAAATATTCATATACGGAGCTTTTGCTTATATGAAAGTTAATAACCCATATTGCAAAGCTGTCGGGTATCCCGCACTTAGATTAACTGATGGTGAAATTATTTATATGACAGATGGTTGGGCACAAATAAAATTGCTTGATGCCGAGTTGCACATCAAATATAAAATTAAAAAGGACTAAATATATGAATTATAAATATAGAGTAATTCCAAAAGAGAATTCAATGATACCCAAACCTTTTTTTGGATATTTAGTAAATCAAGCGGCAGATAATTTATACTTTGAGATTGACCCTTATGGACCTCTTATAATTATGCCACATGAAGATATAAAATATATGTATCCAATAAATTATAAAAAATACGGTGGTTAAATGAGCAAAAAATGTAAATATTACAGCACAATTTATACCTCGCAATTTCATACTATGAGTATTTGCAATTATTACAACGAAGACCCTGATATTTGTTATTGCTATGGAGATGCAGATAGGTGTGAAATGGGAGTAGGAGAATATGCGGGAGTATTAGAAAAGCTACAGCCCATCTATAATCGTTATAAGAATTCTCCTGATGTTGTTATGCCTATTGAACTAGTTGAAGAAATTATAGAGGAGCTAAAAGAAAATGACAGTTAAAGAACTAAAAGAAGAATTGAATAAGTTTGATGATAATTTAACAGTTTTAGTAACTTCCGAATGTCATCCTTGGTACACACCTTGTACTAATATTGCACAGGGTATAAATGAATTTGATGGTTGTATTATACTTGATGATTATGAGGAGGAAGATTATTAAATGACTTCAGTATACCAAATTATAAAACAATATGGCGATATGGATGATTATCATGAGCGAATATATGCTACTTATCTTAATCTTGATAGAGCTTTAATAGATCTCCAAATGTTACAAGCATTAGAAGATGTGCGAATTGAGCAAGGAAGAAAGTGCGCAGAATGTCAGGGAAATGGGTTTAATCTCTCTTGCCCAAAAGCAGATTATACAAATGGACCATGGTGTGAAAACTTTGACTTACACCAAGATCCTTATAATTATTATATAAATGCTATAGATGTAATTGAGTAAGAGAAAAAGCTAATGCTTTTTCTCTTTATTGATTTTACATAATAAATATTATATAATATTTATAGAAAGAATAAAGAAAGGGATATAAATATGGCAGATAATTTTACAGATACTTTTACAAAAGAAGAAACTATAAAGGCTTTAAGATGTTGTTATTCTGATGAAGGCTTATGTTCAATATGTCCCTATGAAGATACTATAACCAGTTGCACTCAGCTTTTAAAGAGAGATGCTTTTGATATTATTAAAAGTCAAGAGCAGTTTATTGAAAGTCAGAATGAACTTATTTCTAAATTAGCTCTTGAGTGTAAAAAAGCTAAGATTGAATCGTATAAAGAATTTGCAGACAAGCTAAAGGCTAAAGCTGAATGTAACATTTATACTGATATAGATACAAACGGTAAATCATTAGAATATGAATACTTTTATGTTGATACGGATGACATTGATAAAGTATTACAGGAACTTGTAATAAAGGGAGATATAAATGATTATAAGAATGACAGTACAAGATAATGATTATCAGTTTGAACTTAAGGATTTTGCAAGAAAATTGCCTTCAAGACTTAAAGTAAATAGTGATATAAAAACTTATACTAAGCTTACCATCCTATTTAGTCCCAATGAAACTGATAAGCTTTCTATATTGAAAAGGATAAAACGCATTTGGATTGAATATATAAATAATTTGTGGGACGATGAACAAATAAAACATTATCTCATATCAAATTTCTTCGTAGAGATTGTTGATAGTTTTCAAGAAAAACGGGAAAATGGTGAATATGTCTACTATTTTTCTAATTCTAATGTTGTTATTGCACAATAAGGGAGTAGGGATATATGTCAAAAGAAGCAGAGAATAGTGAAATTAAGAAACAGACATACAAAGAGTTTGCGGAGAAATTAAAACAGCACAAGAGAAAAATGAAAGGCTTTGATTTAACTGAAGAATTTTGGGATTATGCGGTTTTAGTCGAAGACATTGATAATCTTTTAAAAGAAATGGTGAGAGAATATGACTGACGAAAAAAATATAAAGGCTTTGGAAGATTATATTAAAGAAAATGAATTTGAATATTTTCATAGCAATATGATGGGTGAGTATCCATTAATCAAAAAATCTCTCGACATTATTAACCGTCAAAAAGCTGAAATTGAAGCATTATATCAAATCAATACGAAATCAGAAAAAGAGATATACGAGCTGAGAAAAGAGCTTTTAAGCAAAGAAAACTTGGAAGAAAGTTTCAAAAAGGCAGTTAAAGACTGTGATAAAAGACTTGAAAAGACAGTAAAATTAGAGCGTGCTGCTGCATACAAAAGATTTGCAGATAAATTGGAAGAAAAATGTGGAATATTTACTCCTCTTGGTGTTAATTGGATAGAAGAAGCTATGGCTGTAAGGGTTTCAGATATTGATAAAATTTTAAAAGAGATGGTTGGTGAGGAAGAATGACGAACGAAGAAGCGATAATTGACATTCGTGAAAACATACAACCTATTATTGGCGGCAAAAGTCTAGATATAGCTATCTCTGCCATTGAAAAGCAGATACCGAAAGAGCCTTTAAATATCGAAGAAACAAAATATAAGGTTTCTTATAAATGTCCTGTGTGCGGAACAGTACACGTAAATGGGTGGTGTGGAACTAATTGGAAGTTACCATTCTGTTCAATTTGCGGACAGGCTTTGGATTGGAGGGATACCTAATGACTTGTAAAGATTGCGCTTTCGTAGTTGATAAAGATCACAATTTGCCAAGATGCAGTTATCCATGCTTGTGTTGTCGTGATAATTCACTGTTTAATTTAGCATTAAAAGACTGTTATAGTTACTATTATTATGGACGCATACCAAAGAACACCAGCATAGGTGAATTTGCAAAACTAGTTAGACATTAAAAGGAGAACTGAAGAATGAATTGTCGAGATTGTCTACATTTTAAGGCATGCTACGAAATGGCAACTGCATTTGGATTAGAAGAATTTAACACATTATTTGCAAATCAATGTAAAGATTTTACCGACCGTTCTGAATGGGTGCATCTACCTTATAAGGGAAGAGAACAAGAAATCAAATCCAAAGCCTACAAAGAATTTGCGGAAAAATTAAAAGAGAATACAACAACAAAATTTGATTGGAATGACTATATTGATATTGAGGAAGTTGATAATCTTTTAAAGGAAATGGTTGGTGAATAATAATGATTAATAAGAAATATACCGATGAGGAAATTATAAAGGCTTTGGAATATTGTAATGCAGACAGAAACAAATGCGACAAATGTGTATTTCAAAGAGAGTGCGAAAGTAATCCTTTCTACTCTGCTGTAGCAGAACACGCTCTTGAACTTATAAATCGCCAAAAATCTGAAATTGAGAGGTTGAGAGCAAAAGTAGAAACTCGAACACAAGAGAAACTGGCGCTTGGCAGAATATATACACAGAAACTCAAAACCGTTAAATATGAGACATTCTATGAAGCATACAAAGAGTTTGCCGAAAGAATAAGAGAATGCTGTGATTTAAACAATGATCTATCGACTGATGCTTGGCTTTCTGTAACAGCAGATATTAACTGTGTATTAAAAGAAATGACTGGTGAATAAAATGGACAGTAAAAGATTGATAAATCTAAATGAAAAGTTTGTAGAAGAAGTACGAAATCATAGTATGACTCCAATAGAAATATTAAATTGGTATCGCAACTTTTATTACAAAGAAGATGATGATACAGAACAATATATAATGGCGAAAGCTATAAATGATATCTTCATGTGCTTTAAAGGCTTGTACGGATCGAGTGAAAAAAATGTCTTAGAGATGCTTGAAGAAAGATATGCTAAACAGACAGAAATAAATAACAATACTTATTTAGAAATATCCATTGGGACTCCACCTATTATACCTAAAAGTACAAAATTATCTGATGTCCTTAATTATGCTTTAAGAGGAGAAAATAAAAATGAAAAATAGATGCATTATTACAAAAACTCCTAATAACATAACTAATTTTATTTGTTTGGGGGAAAATGATAGTGTTGTAATAGCTAATACAGCTCGTGGAATAATATTACGATTTCTCCACAACAATAATTCAGTTGTATTGAAAGCATTCTCTACTAATGAAAATAAAATAAAAGATAGGTTTTACAATAGACTATGTGATTTTCTTCAATATGGAAAGGCTTCTGTGCTTAATGGCAGAGGTGAACCTTGTACGATAGATACTTTTGATATTGAACAACAGATTAATGAAATAAAGAAAGGCTTAAAATATGAATTGTGAAATTGAAACTTTAGAAGTTAAACCAAATGATGTGATAGTTGCTAAATTCGACTTTGAAAAGATCCCTGTTGATGAAGCCACAAATTTTATGTCCCTTTTAAAAACTAATTTTCCTAATAATAAAATAGTTGGTATTCCAAATGATGGAGTAATTATAAAAACTGAAGATGCTGAAAGCGTAATTAAATATTTACAGGAGGTTGCCGAATGAACACTTATTTTAATGCGCAAATTGATTGTAAAAATGAGAAATATACTCTGCAATTTGAAACAGAGAATAGAGAATGGTATAAGCAAGTAGAAAAGGCTTGTCAAAAGGTAATGGATGCGGTTGCCCGCTCTAAGCGGGACAAGGCTAGCCTTAAGGATTTTTAAGCGGACTTCCGCAAGCAATTTGAAAAAGTAAAAAATATATAATATAATATATATAGAAAATGAAAAAGGGGATATAAATATGAATACTTCCGCAATTACCAATACTCTTAATATTTGGCTAGAGAAGAATGGCTTTGCTGCTCGTGTCGTCGGCACACATTCTGATTTTTGCTGGGATATTCAAAACAATCTTATTTATTATTCCTTTGCAATCGGCAATACAAATTTAAAGCTTTGGGATAAATTACTTGTCTCACTTGGTTGTCAATATAACATAGATCCTTTCTTTTCAATTTTTCTTCACGAATTATTCCATAGCATAACTTATCCTGAACTTCTTGATGAAGAAATAGACGAGTCTGAAGATATTAAAAACCAACTTATGGAAAAAGAAAATTTTACAAAAGAAGATTATTGGTTATACTATAATCTTCCTATGGAAATTGTGGCTACTCAAGGCGCTGTAAATTTTATCAATGCCCATCCAAATGAAGTAAGAGATTTAATTTCTGCGGTTAGTCCTTTAATTCAAGATTTTTATAAGCTAAATAAAATTGCTTAATTGATTTTTTATAAAAAATATAATATAATATATATAGAAAGTTAAGAAAGGAATTGATAATAATGCTTTGTGTTCATAATCAAAATAATTATTGTCAATTGCTTCGTAAGCCAACTGATAAAGATTGCAAATGTCCTTACTATAGTACAGAGCAATTTATTTGTAAGTTCTGCCGACAGACTATTTTAGAAGCTCCTATTTATGATAACGGTGAGTTATATTGTAGCAATTGTATCCAAAAACTTAGCACTTGCGAGGCTTGCGCAAACGGTAATTATTGTGCTTTTCAGCAAGATACCGCTTGCCCAGAACCACCCATGATACAACAGCAAATACAACAAGGTAATCAAATTTTTGTAACACAAATACAAAATCCTAAAAGAGTTGAAATGACTTGCGCGAAGTGCGCTTGTTATAGTATAGAGCTGGGTTGCCAGCGTCAATATAGCTGTTGCAGCAATTTGAAAATTTAAAAAATTTATTATATAATATATATAAAGAAAAGTTAAAAATGATTTTTGGTCAAAAACCAAAAATCTTACATAAGTATTTATTACTTATATAAAGGCACTAACAGCAATATTTCAAAATAACTTTATGGAATCTATATGTTGGTGGTTCGAGTCCTCCCCCGCCGGAGACGGCAGGTAGCTCAACAGGTAGAGCAATAGAATTTGAAAAATAGTGCCTTGTATTGTTTTCCCTTCCTTTCTTTTGATATAAAATCTGCGCCGTGAGAGTCGGGCAAGAGCTAAGTCCACGCAGTCGAACTCTGGTAGATGGTTCGCAATAAGTAATCTACCTCCTCTCTTTACATAGCTATGTATTAAACCTTTTTTAAGGCGGTAGCTAACACCGAATGGTAAGAACCGTAACCCGAGTTCATAAGAGATCTTGGACGAAGTTAGTAAAATGGGAATATGTCGAATTGGGACATACAAGCAAGATAGGTTGAGGGTGAGGCTTGCATTAACCCCTAAAGAGTTTTCACCACTTTTAAGAGTTATAAAAGATGGTCAGTCAAGTGCCGTGATTACGGCAAACTTGCAGAGATTTAGTTATCAATATTGAAAAACTAATCATATGATTAGAGGGTAGCCAACACCCAACGGCTTATAGGTCGTAATCCAAGTTCTATATTTACTGGGCGAAGTTGGTGGTATATATAGTTGTACAAATACGGCTTAGCCGTCGCCCTGTAAGGGCAGATCATTTTAGCAACCTTATATCTGTAACAAATATAAGGCAGTAGCTAACACTGGGCGGTGACTTAAAACGGTGAACCGCAATCCGAGGTCACTCGAGGGGTCTTGGGCAAAGTTAGTAAATGGACTGTGAGAAGGCGCTGTTTACATCTGGAGCGCCCGGGCAAGCTAGTGGGATGGCGAGGCTTGCGTTATTTGGTAGTCAACACCAGCTCTTGTGAGCAAATACAAAGAGTTCGCTTGCTCTTGGTGAAAGTTGATAAATTCAAGCACTTACCGAAAAAGGGTTAATAGTAGAGAGAGAAGTTCAGTAACCCTGAGACCTTATATGACGGAGCTCACATAAATAGATATGAGACGAAGTCCTGTCTATACAATGTCAAGCCGATGTAAGGGCAACAGTGATTGTGTAAGGCAACGAACACGCTGTTAAACTCTCAATTTAATGTACTAAGTCCTATAGTGCATTATAAATGGGTAAAATGATGTTAAAAGTATTTAGTACCGGCAGGCTCCCGATACTAAAAAAAGGTTGTCATTTCCTATCATATCTGCAGAGCTCTTAATGCGGATTAGGTTAAACTGCCTTTAAAGACCTTTAAAGAGTTACAGGACTCTGAGGAGCTGTAACCGCCTTAAAAAAGGTAGGTTTACATATGGCGCTGTAGCCCAATGGCAGAGGCAATGGACTTCGTAAATTTCCAGTGAACTTGATTAAGGGCAGCACTTATATTTACGACCAAAAATCCATCAAGTATCGGTTCAAATCCGATTAGCGCCACCATCTGACTTATCAAAGTCGTTAAACTTGATATTTAGGGTGTATAGTTTAATGGTAGAATAGCGGTCTCCAAAACCGTAAGATGAGGGTTCGAGTCCTTCTACCCCTGCCAAAAGGTTAAAGAAATACCTAAGCTTTTGCAAGAGTTTAAAATTTCTCATGAGATGCGAAACTGCTTGAACATTGTCTATTACGCAATGGAATGGAAAAAGCCGTCAATGGTATTCTGCGGGACGTTAAAATACAGAATGTAATGAAGTAATTGTAATAGGATTACTTCAAATATATCCCAATAGTTCAATGGAAAGAATAGGAAACTACGAATTTTCAGATAAAGGTTCGACTCCTTTTTGGGATGCCATACATCATTTTGTAGCTTAATGGTAAAGCACTTTGTAAAAGAAGAGTATGTTTGGTTCGATTCCAGATCAAGATGTCGGGTAGCTCCCGAAAGCTATTTGTGTTGCACAACGGTGTGTCCAGTACATCGTAAGCAGATCTCTGGATGGTTGGGACTGTGAAAGTTAAATGTCCCCGTTTGAGGAGCGAAGGATGGTCGCCTCATATATGCTTATTTAGCTCAGTCGGTAGAGCATGCGGCTGTTAACCGCAGGGTCGTAGGTTCGAGCCCTACAATAGGCGCCATACAAAATAATAATAGCTAACGGTAGTTGATTCAAATTTTAAATTTGATTAGACGGATCGGGGTTGACATAGAAAGGTCAACATGTAGTACGGCGGTAGGTAAAAAATCCGCATATCGAAATAAGTCAGGAAAACTGAATGATACGATATTGATTATCTTATTTTTATAATAAGTTGAAAAGAAGATCCCAAGGTGTAGATAACGACTACAGAATATCTTTTTATAAAATACTGTGAAACTCAGTCATAGCTACAATATTATTATTTTGTTTATTTGCTGGCATAGCACAATGGTAGTGCGATTGATTTGTAATCAATAGGTTGTAGGTTCGAGTCCTATTGTCAGCTCCAATATGGCTGTATCGTCTATCGGTTAGGACATGAGATTTTCATTCTCAAAAGCGTTGGGTTCAACTCCCCGTACAGTCACCATACAGGTTCTACACCTGTCTTTAAACTCATTCCATGCAAGACGGTCTTGCCGATGTTTGCGGCGCAGTTCGATTCTGCAACTGAACAGGTTCGACTCCTGCTCGGGCTGGTGCAATAAAACATCGAGCTATATGCAGGTATAGTGTAATTGGTAACACTCAACTCTTCCAAAGTTGCATTACGAGTTCAAATCTCGTTATCTGCTCCAGAGGTTGAATAGCAATTAGCTATTGCGCGAGTGTGACCGCTGATTAACAGAATCGATTACTCAGCGGTCAAAGGATACATATGCTGGATTAGTTTAACTAGTAAAACAGGAGCTTTGTAACCTCCAATTGGCCGGACAGCACGACCAGAAGTATTATAACAGAATAAGTTGCATAAAACTATGGACGCAAGTTTTAATCGACCGATGCTTGCATTGCTCGTATTTTAAAGTGTTCAAAAATACATAGTTGATTTTTTATAAAAAATATATTATAATATATATAGTAAAAAATCAATTATAAAAATTTGGGTGTATCGTATAGAGGTTATTATATCCGACTGTCTATCGGAAGACCGGGGTCCGATTCCCCGTATACCCGCCACTCTATTTGCTCACTTCTTATTGGTAGAGCAGTGGTTAGTAGCCGCTGTAGATTGGTTCAACTCCAATAGTGAGCTCTTTAATTAGGAGCAATTAAAATGTATATATGTCCAATTTGTAACAGAAGCTTTGAAACAGAAGAAAAAATTAAAAAGCATAATCTTGCTTGCTGGAGAAGAGCTAATCCTTATTATCGTTCTAAAACTCCTCCACAAGGTGAAACAACAGTTGTAAAAAATGTTAATGAAAATGTTTTAGATTTTTTCAATTCTTTTAAAAAAGGATAAGTAATATGATTGTAAAGATAAATACTCACCCTATTGTTGTAGGACAACATGAAGAATATCATATTGATTGGTGTGGCAAGATTAAAGATGTTAAACCAAAAATAAAAAATGGTATGCCAGTGTTTTTTATTAAAGGACATGAGGGCGGAGTAGAAATCAATACAATAGATATGAAATGGCTTGAACGAGTTGCTCAGAAAATGACTAAACCAAATGGTAAAGGTTCTGTAACTACTGATAAAACTTTTATCTATGTTATAGAAGAAGATAATAAAAAGACTTTACTTGGTATAGTAACTCATCACCATATAAGAGAATATCGTAGAATGTTTGACAAGTTTGAATGTATATAATTGATTTTTATAAAAATATATAATATAATATTTATAGAAAATAAAAAAGGAGTAATCCAAATGACAGAGAAAAAATGCCCTAAGTGCGGAAAGACTGTAGATACTGATGATATGGTAGTTCTTATGCCGTATCCCCATGTAGTGTGTCCTGATTGCGGCGAGTGGATTGCTTCATTTTAATTAGTCACCTCCCTTTTGAGGTTTATATATAAAAGGCGGTTACAGCAAATTTTATGCAAGTGTTTTGGGGATACTGTTAGCAGAAAAAACCGCCTTGTACATATGCAGAATATAGTGTAACAGTAACACACCAAGCTTGGGACTTGGAGTAGCGGGGCAGCACCGATATTTTGCACCACTATCTAGCGGGGTGTAGCAGTGGTCTAGCTTATCTGTTTCATGGGCAGATGGTCGCTGGTTCAAATCCAGCCTCCGCAACCAGAGGGTTATCTCCCTTTTTTATTTGTTTTTGATTAAGCTTGTCCGCAAGGGCAAGTTACATATTAAAGAAAGGAAAGAAACCAAATGTCTAAAGAATATAAAATCCTCCATATTAAAAATCGTATTGCCCTTTTGTCAGAGAGAAATAAAGATAACGGTAAAATAATAGCTAAGTTAAAAAGACAGTTGCGGCAGTTGGAAAATTAAATAAGTTTTTAAAGGCGCTTACAGCAATATTATTTTAGATAAAAAGAATTATTTATTTGCTAATAATGCTTAAACAATAGCGCCTTGTTTACATATGACGACGTAGCCAAGCGGTAAGGCACGGGACTTGGGCGATTAGCTCATTCAGCAGAGCACAGAACTTTTAATTCTGGGGTGGTAGGAGCAAAGCCTGCATCGCCCACCATGACTCCCGCATTCGTAGGTTCAAATCCTACCGTCGTTGCCATACGGGCTGGCTCATAAGGAGCCCTGGTCCACCGACTGGAGGGGAATTTCCCCTCCTTTTATTTTTATAAGGAGGTATGTAAAATGTTCTATGGCGCATTAAAACCCAAAATAGATAAACGAGATTTTAGTTTGCGGGCTGGCGTTGGGGAGTATCCAGCTAGCTTTCAGTGTAAAAATCTAATGCCTGTAAAGAACCAGTCTAGCGTAAACTCATGCGTCGCGCACGCCACAAGCTCAATTCTCGAGGCTCTAAACAAAGCAGAAACAAATGAATTTGTATCTCTTTCAACTAACTTCATTTATGGTATGCAAGGAATAGCTTATGGTCGCAAAGATCAAGGCATGTATCTGCGTGATGCCTGTAAAATCGCGAAAAATTATGGCGATGCTACTGAAACCACAATCCCCGGAAATACAGAACAGCCCAAATGTACAGAAGACTTGCGAAAACAGCTTACAGACGCTGTTTACAAAGAAGCTTGTATTTTTCATATTGACTCATTTGCGCGCTGCGATTCAGAATCCGCAATAAAACACGCTCTTATGAATTACGGTCCAGTCCTTGTTTCTATTAAGTGGTATGATAAATACACAACCCGCACAAAAACAGGACAAATACATTTTGATAAATCTTCTTCATTTGGTTATCATGCTATTATGGTTTATGGTTGGAGTGAAGTTGGCTGGCTGTGTCAAAATAGCTGGGGCCGCAATTGGAATGGCAATGGGAGATTTATCTACCCTTATTCAGAAAAGTTTGAAGAAGCTTGGAGCTTTGTAGACGCAAAAAATGATGCTGATGTAATTGTTCCAAAAAATAATAAATTTTTTGATATTTTTTATAAGCTTATAAATTTTATTACAAACTTTATACAAGACTATTTTAAAGGCAGAGAATAAAAACTCTGCCTTTTGTCATCGTTAACGGTCCT